CACCTATTTGACTTCCTGATATTGGGCCTGATAGAGGTAAAGGCATTATAACTTATTTTTTATCGTCTCTCTTAATTCGTTTATTTCTTTTTGCTGCTCTTTTATTGCTTGTATAAGAAGCGGAACAATTTTTTCATACTTGACTGCTTTGTAACCATTGTCTCTTGTTGTTACAACTTCAGGAAGTACTAATTCTATTTCTTGAGCTATAACTCCAACATCAATGCCGGTATGATTGTGTATAGATGCTAAATCTTTATCATCGTTCCAGGTAAAAGTATATCCTCCTATCTGATTAATCTTATCAATTGCATTTACGATAGGTTTTATATTCTCTTTAAGTCTGATATCTGAAGTTGCAAAAGCAGTAATATCTCCAGTAGCGTCTATAGAACCTGTTACTACGAGATTACCTATCGAGGTTATAGATCCTGTGACTCCTAGGCTTCCTGTTATTAGAGCTGATCCTGTGTAGGGGAAAGAAGAAGCATATGCTACATATGATGCGGTTAATGCTTGGGTAGCATATGATGCCGTTCCTGTTAAAGCTCCTACTAATGATCCTGTAAATGAACCTGTAGCTCTTAAAGTTGTTCCATCAAATGTTAATGTTGATACGCCACCAAAAGCACCAGCATTATTGTATTGTATTTGTGTATTTGAACCACCAGGAGTTCCACCTCCTCCTACTAGGTTTGTACTAGCACCAGCTCCGCCTCCAGTAATGTCTATAAAATATCCACGAGCATCTCCACCTTGTTCAAAGAATCTTAATCTATTTTGATAAACATCAATAGTAACACCACTACCAGTTAATGTTGTATTAGTTTGTGGTTTTCCTAATAAAATTTCACCACCTTCATCACCTACCGAGTTAATTGATTTTAAATTTTGTTGAGCTATTACATCTATTGTGGAATATAAATATGAAGATGCACTTATACCTCCATTAATTAAAACATTTTGGTTAAGTGTATTAATAAACGATGCTGTTGAAGCAAATGAAGATGATACTGCTTGAAGAATATAGGATGCTGTTTGTGCTGTTTTAACAAACGAAGCTGTAAAGGCAAATGATGAACTTACAGCATTTAAAATATATGATGATGTTAATGCATTGTTAGCCCACGATGATGTACCAAACAATGAACCAGTAAAAGATCCACTAAACGATCCTGTATTACTTAAAAATTGATCTACTCTATTAACTGTTGCTATTACTGAAGGAATACCTGGTACTACTCCAAATCCAGGTTCTGCGTGTAAGCGTACATTAGCATCGGATGAATACCACATTAATTGATAGTAATCGTTTGCAGCTGAATTAACAAAGAAATTCCATGCTGCTACATAATGATCTCCGTTACCAGTTAATTGTATTGATGTTGCAGTATCTTGTAAATTTGTTCCGTTTTTTCTTAACCAAATCCATATCTCATCTGTTCCTGAGTCTGTTTTATCTACTTGAGCAGAAAATTGTATATCATATACACCTGCATTTTCCGTCTTGATATAAGTATTAAAAGGATTTGTTGATCCTGATATTGATACTCCATTTGTAATATCTGTCGTATTGAAAGACATTGAGCGAGCAGTACCTGCTACATTAGTTTGAGTTGTAGTATCGTAAAAACTACCGTAAGATCCTGTTGCTGTATTAAAAGTTGAACCTCCTCCACCTGTTGCTGATATAGTAACCTGACCTTGGCCGTTTGTAGGAGCTATAGTAACATTAGCTCCTGCTAATATTTGTGTTACGCCACCGTTTATTGCATGTGATGCTGTTAAAGCATATGAAGCCGTTACGGCATTACTAGCCCAGCTAGAGGTGCCAAATAGAGATCCTGTAAATGATCCTGTAAAGCTACTACCAGTGATACTGGTTAGTACAAATAATGAGTTTAGAGAAGCATCGGAACCCGATACTATTACTTTTTTCCAGTTAGGCATATTATAATGAGATCAACTTTTTTCTGTGGTTAGATACAAACACTTATGCCGTGTATGAGCCTACTTCCCTATTCGGGCCAACAGAGTTATCTCTTTTATAAATATACGACTAACGACTACTTTTTCTCTTTAGTCTTTAAAGCTTGTAGCTCTGCTTGTTTCTTAGATTCTTCTTGTGCTTTGACCTCTTGGATCTGTGCATACTCGCTTTCTAATTTGATTTGAAGACTCGCTAAAAACTTTGCATCTTTACCTGAAATTTGTACTAGATCTAAAGCTTGGCGCATGAAAGCGATTTCTGTAGACGTAACATCGATTGAAAAAATATCCATAACAATTATTGTTTACTTATATACTGTTGCTGAAGTTTAATTACAAGTTTATAGAACATTTCAACTTCTTTACCTTTTAAGTCAGCATTACCTAATACTCTTAAAAGATACTCTAATTCAGGTTTATCTAGTTCGCTAGATGGTTGTTGATTGTTTGTAATATCTTGTTTTTTTTCATTACCATTAATGTGGTTAGAAATAAAAGCCATAGACTTTATTTTTGCTTTATTTATTATGCGTAGATAAATATATCTCCAGCGTTGGTTACCCATATGTTACCAGATCCGTTTGTTGTACTTCCCCAAGTTGGTGCGGCTGATGGGTCTGAAGCTTGATTAATTTTTGCACTTACCATGTACTCGTCTGCAGTTGCTGAACTTGCACTTGCATTAAGTTCGGATGCTACAGCCCAACGACCATAAGTACCTGCAGAAGCTACTTCAAGATAGAAAGCTGATCCTGATAAGCCGCCGTTTGCTACAATGATACCACCGTCTACTAGCGTATTAGATCCAGAAGCAAGAAGAATAAATTGATCAGCAACTAATAGATTCTGAGTATTTTGGAAGCTAGCAGTACCAGCTACTGTTAAATCACCTGATACTACTAAGTTATTGTTAAATGTAGAGTTTCCTGTTACATTAATACCGCCGGCTGCTATACTTACTCCTGATACAGCGCTTGCTCCGATTTGAACTTGAGTTCCAGTATCTGATATATTTGATCCAACTAAAGCATTGCTGCCTAATTTAGGAAGTTGATTTGTAGTTAAGCTAGATGTAGTAACCATTACAGCATCAGCAGTAACTGTGATAAGAGCTCCGGCTCCTACTGCTGCAGTGATTGCAGAAGATCCGTCAAAAGCAGCTCCAGTTAATCCATCACCAAAAGTCAATGCATTATTTACTTTTGCTGCAGTAGATGCAAATGAAGCACTAGTAGCAAATGAAGCGCTAGTAGCATTTTCAACAAACGATGCCGTTGATGCAAATGAAGCACTTACAGCTTGAGATGCGGTTCCTTGTAAACTACCAGTAAAATTAGTAGATGTAATAGATGTAATTCCTGTTATAGTAGTAGCTAAAGTTAAACTATCAGTACTTTCTACTGCTAGGTTAGTTCCAGCTAGATCAGTTAATAGATTGTCATAAGTTATAAACTTATTAGTGCCATCGTTAATAAAAAACTGGTCTGATGAGGCTAAGTCTGTTTTTGCTACGACAGGAAAATTTGCTGTAACACCAGTTAATCCACTACCATTACCAAAGAAAGAACCTGAAAAAGATCCAGATATAGATACTCCGGAAGCTCCAGTAGTAGCTAGAATATTACCAGTACCATTAATCGCTTGAGTAGTAAGATTACCTGCAACGCCTCCTCCAATTACTACTTGTCCAGAGGTAAGATTATCTACTTTTAATGCGGCAAGTTCTGCGCTACTGCCAGAAACTACGACTTTTTTCCAAGTTGCCATTGTTAATTTTTATTTATGTTGATGCTTTTAGAGGCGTGGATGTTTATAAATATCAAAATTTTTTACAATTAATCAAGTGCTATGTATATATTATTTGTGGTAATCCAAATTGACCCAGCATCTATAGTTCCGGTTGGATCTAGAGATTGCGTGGCGATTTGAACTATACTTTGACTAACTGTCAATACAGGTTGCTGGGTAATGATGTTCTTTATTATAAACAGATTACTATTTATAGTCGTATCTCCTGAGCTTGATATGTTTAGAAAAGTTACACTTCCTGATTTGATTAAGAAAGTCTCATTAGGATCAACTCCAACACTAGCAGTGATAGAACCTGTTGTAATTTGATACGGCGTATGCCCTATTAAAAATGATGCTGTTAAAGCGTTTTGAGCCCAACTTGCGGTTCCAAATAATGATGATGTAATACTCCCAAGAACATTCATACTACCTGTTAACTGCATTGAGCCAGTAGTTATTAATGAACCAGTTAGTAATAAAGTGTCAATGTTTGCCGTAAATAAATCTCCTTGGCTTCCTGATATACTAACAGAACCTGTTACTCCTAGTGAACCTGTTATTTGAGCAGAGCCAGTAAAAGGGAATGGCGATATGTATCCTTCTAAATAAGATGCTGTTACTGCATTTTGTGCCCAAGATGCAGTTCCAAATAATGATCCTGTTATTGATCCAAATACTTTTACAGATCCTGATATTTGTACTTCATTTCCTGCGGCGTATATAAGATTACTTCTATTACTATCATCAGTTCCATTACCTACAATAAAAGCTGCAGGTACGGAAGATGTAGCGTTAAATTGGCCTTGTACGTGTTGATGGTCGGCTAATGCTATTGTTTGATAACCTTCGGCATGTGAATATGAACCTGATGCTATTGTATCTTGCCCTTCAGCGTGTGAGCGGCCTCCGTATGCTATTGTTCCTAATCCTTCTGCATGTGAAAAAAGTCCTATTGCCTGTGTACTATCTCCTTCGGCATGTGAGTTTTCTCCTATTGCTGTGCTTCCTAATCCTTGAATAAGAGAGCCTGTTATAGTTTGATTACCATTAAATTGATTAGAACCGGTTGTTGCAAATGAGCCTGTACCTATAGTAGAACCAATTGTTACTACCTCTTCACCACTAGATCCAGACTTCTTCATGAAGGCAAGACCATCATAGGTATTTAAAGCTATTTCACCATATTCTAGTGAAGACGTTTCAGGTACCTTACCTGGCACCGCTGAACGGCGCAGTTTAAGAAATTGGTTAGACATGTGTCTGGACTCGTTTTAGTATATACTGGTTTCTTGAACTATATAGCTCAAGTATAAATATTAGTAATCTCCTAAATCCATAGTAAAGAAGCTTCCAGAATCCCCAAATGTATCAAGATTTTGAATTGTGATAGACCCAGTGTATGTATTATTAGAAACTACATTAATAGTTCCTGATACTGCAAAATCAATAGGTCGGCTACCAGACAAGGTTAATATTGCGCTTGCTGTATCATATTGCAAATTAGAATATATTTGTTTAAACTTTAATCTTGCCATATTATCCAAATTTACCTGACGCTAATATTACGTCTGTTTGATCAAAAGAATATCCTAAAGCGGTAGTATCAACAACTAAGCTTGATACAGATCCGTTTGTTGTAAAACTAACTATACTAGAAGGTTCTACATACATACCATTAACAAAGAACATAAAGTTAACTACGCTAGTTGCAGGAAGCGGACTAGGAGCTGTTAACCAACCTGAATTAAATATAGCCGTAGTTGGAGACGCATACGTTCCTTGAACAGTTGTGTTTGTATCAAGATATATAGCTAAATCGGAATTAAAATTGGCGTTAGTTATATTTATTACGTTATTCACAGAATCATTTAATAGTACTGATTTAACATTAGTATTTCTACCTTTATTAATTCTAGCTCCAAATTCCTCAGTTCCGGTAGAAGTTTCTAGTCCAAATACAATTTGAGATATTCCAAAATACCTTTCTACACTAGCTATTTTTTTATTAATACTATCCGGAATTAAGTATCCGTTTAGAGTAAGATTAAAGTTTGTTCTAACCGCTCTATTGTCACCTAGATTGTACGTAATGCTATCTTGAAATGTTTCTATTGAGCTATAGAACTGAAAGCGGTTTGGATCACCCCAATAGCTTCTGGATGCGAAGTTTAGGCTTTCTATAAGCTTATCCATCTGTTCTACAAAATAAGTCCAAAGTATGCACTCGTACTCGACAGTTACATAGTCAGGAGTTACAGACACTACATATTTTTTTTCTGGCACTCTATTATTTAGAGCTTGGAAATTACTATAAAAGTTTCTCTTATTAAAATTAGATTCAAATACTTGTAGATTTTGAGCTGAGTTACCATCTAGTTTATTTCCTAAATTACGGTTCTGGGTTATTGTTGTTCTTTTAAACATCAATAGTGGCGCCATTAATTTACCATTCTCATCACGATAATAGCCATCTAGTTGTATGCTTTTCCAGTTTTCTGGAGTTCCATAAATTACAGGAACATTTAATCTAGCATTATTCTGAACTACTGATAGTTTAAGTACTTTGTCAAAATAGTGCATTACAGCTTCGTCGATATCTTTTATACCTATATAAAAGTCTTTATCAGTATCTCCTTTTAAACTTACTTCAAGAGCTCTGTTATTTTCTGGCTGTCCTAGCTTAGCAGGTTCAGAAAATGGTTTAGCTACGGTTCCTTCTTTAGGATCATAAGCCGGACCTATGAGCTTACTCATGAACTCTTTTCTATTCTGTGGTCTAACTACTTGTATTGCCATTATAATCTTTCTTGAGTTATACCAAGCTTATCAGGGCTTGCGTAGTGCGCATTTAAAATAATAGAATATGTTTCACCAAAACCTTGTAATGCATCTGAGTATATATAGTTAGGATCTTTTCCTAGGATGTATTGGTTTTCATTTACATTATCTATTTCATAATAGCCCTGATTATACATGATAACGTCACCTACTTCAGGAACTACTTCAGCTTCCATTAAATGATCTTTAAAGAATCTAAATTTAGTATCGCGACGAGTATCAGGACCGTAGTCCGTACTCTCTCTTTCAAATTCCCCTCTTTCAATTAGGCACGGTATTAAAACAGGTCCTATAAAATATTTATTCATTGCCTCACCATACATATTTACAGGCGTATCAGATAGCATAATTTTATAGTAGCCTATTTCTTGAGAAATAATATCCTCAACAAGTTCTTTAGTAAATAATTTAAAAGTGCCTATGTCTCTAAACGATCCAAATAGTGCCATATTATCCTATGTATATAAACATCGGTACATCATTTAATGTACTAGATATTGATTGATTTTCTGATTGTTTACGTTCTAACTGAGACCTTCGACTCATGTCTTCAAAATCCCCTCTAAGTCTTTCTCTAAGAGCAGTAAGTTGATCTCTACCTTTAGTAAGTAAGTCAGCGCCATTTAAAGTAACTTCAGAACCAGGTGCTGGGATTTGTGTGTATTTGCCTCTAATAAGACCTAAAAGTTCTGATGCTAGAGCTAATGTATACTCATAGATCCATTGGCGTCCTGGTTGGTTGATACCATTGTATGTTATATTAGCATAAGGTACTTTTGATGGGTTGCTAATTAAACCAGCGTTTGTACCATACGGACTATTTCCTGTTATGCTTGATACCTCACTTCTTTTAGCATAATCTATCCAAACAACAAGGCCTTCACTATCAGGAAAAGGAAATATAGTTAGCGTATTATTTGTTATTTGAAAAGAATACATTGAACGTCTAACAATATTTGACATTTCTATCTCTTGTATTCTGGCTACATCCCAATAAATAGGAAATAAAACAAAATTTAGACCTGGTGAATAAGATGCCCAACCAAAGTTTTCTGTTGCTCCTTGATAGTTAATACTGCCTCCAATATATGGATCATAGTATTGATTAATTGCAGGCTGGGCTTCATAATAAATTCTATTAATAATAACTCCATCAGAAGATGAAATTAAATTATTATCGATTGCCCATTTTTGTAAATCGTAATTTTGAACACTTGAGGTTAAATATAGTTCTGCTTTATATTGATTAACATAGCCTCCTACTTGAATAGGTGTTCCGTAGTTTTCAGCTATAGTGATTATAGAGTTTAAACTAGGAACTACAACTATATCATTTAAAGCAGAACCGGTTGCGCCGCCTTCTAAAGATAGATAATTATCTTTTATCTTAGATTGATAAAGCTCTTCTGAGTAAACAGACACGGCTTCTTCAAAACAAGTATAAAAATTAACATCTTGAAGTTCAACGTCCATAATAGGATAGCCTAACTTTTGAGCGCAGTAGTTAGCTACTTTAGGGCCATCTAATTGAAAGAGCGAATCATTATCATAGAATCCAAAAGGAGTTGATCCTGATATGGGACCAGGAGATCCATCATAAATTACTGTGGTTGATACTACTGCCATTAATCGTGAGCTTTATATATTTCTAAAATGTGTTCTACTATTGGATCACGATGATTTGTTTTCAAAGTGACTACTGCAAAACCTGGTACCTCTTTAAAATTAGTACTTATGAAATTAAAACCGCTTATTTTTTTATCTTTTAGATCTATCTGAGCGGTATCTCCACAAATAATCATTCTACTACCATGACAAATACGACCTAAAACTAATTCCATTTGTCTGTGTGTAATATTCTGCCCTTCATCCACTACTACACAACAGTTAGTTAAGTTTCTCCCTCTCATGAAAGCTAAAGGTATTACCTCTATATTGCCTTCTAAAATTTCTTTATCTATCTTTTCTTTACTATACAACCTATACATATTGTCGTATATAGCTGCAGTGTAAGGAGCAAGTTTTTCATCTTTAGTTCCTGGTAGAAAACCAATGTCTTCACCAGAAGTTACAGCCGGCCTTGTTAAAATAATTTTTTCTACTTCTTTACGAAATAAAAGATCTAAAGCAACTTGAGCAGCTATCAAAGACTTTCCAGAACCTGCTTGTCCTTTTAAAACCGTTATTTTATTATTTAATATAACTGATTTGGCTTCTTTTTGTTCTTCATTTAGTTGAACATGAAACTTAATCTCATTCTTGGGTCTACGCTTAACACTTTTATCAACCATAATTCTACACCTTTCAAATAAATATTGAATAACTATAAATAAAAAGGCCCAACCGAAGTTGAGCCCTTTTAATATAGATAGTGTAGATTATAATTACACTACGTTCAAGTCAGAAACACCTACTAAACCATAGTATTCCGGACGAGTCATGGTCATTGCGTAACGAGTCATGATACCTTTACGTGGAGTGAAGGTGTTTGGATCGTACACAAGTGGAGTCATGATCAATGGAACATATGGAGAGTAAACAGCGCCACACTCAAGGAATTGATTACCACGGAAACCGAGGAGGATCACATTCTCAAGCATGTAAGGGTTTTTGTAAACCTTGTAACGGCTGTTAAGTTGTCCGATTTTCTGAACACCGAAGGCATACTTCATTGTGTCAGCAGCTCCGTCAGTATCAGCAGCAAATCCAGGGATTGATTCAAGGATTGTAGCTACAGTTGGAGAACATACAAGGAAGTTTGCACCGCCACGAAGAGTTCTCTGATGGATGATGTTAGATACTTTTTGAAGTTTAATACCCAATGTCTGGAACCAGCTCATTTGAGTGTAGTAAACACCAGCAGTATTAGAATCGAACGCTGTATTTGTAGAGTTGATTTGGTTACCAACTTTAGCAGACCAATACTCAACAGTTGGAGCGTTTTGGATCAACATGTCAAGAATTTCGAGGTCAATCTCCAAAGAGATGTGCTCAGAAAGAAGACCAGTCAATTCAGCTTCAGCATCAAGAGAATGGTATGCATTCAAATCTTGAGCGAATTCTGGAGTCCATTGTGCTTTCAACTTACGAGTTTTAGCGCTTACGGTCTGAGACTTCATTTGTACGTTGATCTCAGGGATAACGATTGAAGTAGCAGAAAGACTGTTTGGAACAGATGGGTTACCAGTTCTGTCTTCGAAGTCACCGCGAGAGTTAAAGTCTGTTGCTTTATTATAAAAAACAGTAAACGTAGCACCTGCGCCTGTTGTTACGACAGCAGCTTCATTAACAATAAAGTTAACGAATACACCACCAGCAGAAGATGATACTGTAGTGAATTGTTGCAAGTTATCAGCAGCAGTCAAGCTAGAGCCAGAAAGGATGATAAAAGCTCTAACTCCATCTGCATTAATATTAGATGCAATAGAAGCTGTAGGGACAACAAGCTTAGTCAAACTCTTTGTAACAATAGATGCAGAAAAATCAGAGTTAAATTCAACATCAGCAAAAGTTGCAGATGAAGAAGCAAATCCTGTTGCAGAAGAAGAAAGTGAAGAACTAAACTGGTTCAAAGAATAACCGAACTTACCAGCGCCATAAAGACCGCCAGCGGCTTGGTTACCAAAGTTTGCAGATGGAGTACCATATACAGAACTACCGTCAGTGAAAGGAGCTTTGCTGTTACCATATTGGAAATCCAAATAGAATACTAGACCTGCAGGAAGATTCATTGGTTGTACACTAACGAATTCTTTTGCAGCAATTTGACCGAAGATCTTACGAACCAAAGGAAGAGCAACACCAGCCCACTGCTCACCAGTACCAGGGGTAAAGGTTGCACCGCCAGAATTAAGGCCTCCGTTAGTTTGTGTAGATTCGACAACCAATTGTTTTGCTTGATTTTCAAGAATTACTGCCATGTTGTTAGCATCGTAATCTTGTAGGCCTTCAAGAAGACCAGACCTGTTCCACTTCTTAGTAAGCTTCTGAGCAACACCATGTTGATCAGCGTGAGCTGTTTGAGCGGATTCAGTCAATAGGGATTGAACTAAATTTGCCATTGTTTGTTAAATTTTATTTATTTTTTTTAATACCAGCAAGTATCTGCCATCTACTCATTCCATTATCTTGTTCGATAATTTGAGTTTTTGGAGCCATACCAGCTGCTTGTGACGCAAAACCAATTGATTCTTTAAGTTGTTTCTTAACTTCAAATGATTCTTTTAAAGTCTCGTAAGTGTTCTTAACCTCAGTTACAGAACTGGCACGGTCAAGAGCATTAATTACTTTTACTTTTTGAGATTCGGTTAAAGTTTTAGCTTTAAACAACTTGTTCATGTAGAGATACTTTGCATTTAGCAAGTTAACCTCTTGAAGATCTTGGCGTAGAGTTTGAATGGTTGTCTTAGCTTCTTCAAGCTCTTCTTCCATTTTATCCATACCATCTTCTTTTTTTGCCTCTTCCATTTCTGGATAAACAGGCTTTTGTTTTGCTGATTCGTAGCCGGCATCACGACTTTGTGAGTCTTCCATGCCTTCAGCTTCTAGTTCAGCGAGAATTTCATCAAGAGAAATTTCAGCTTCTGCTTCAGAATCAGAATCAGCTTCGTCAGAAGCAAGTCCGAGGTCTTGTTGACCAGCCATTACAGATTGAAGTACTTGTTTGAGATCACCAAGTGTAATATCAATTACCTTAGTTTCATCACCAACAGCTTCTTCTTCTGCGTCTGCCATGTCAGCATCTTCCTCTTCCTCTTCTTCCTCGTCTTCTTCTTCCTCATCTTCATCAGCTTCATTTAAGCTTTCATCTGTCATTTTTTCAGAATCATGCTTCATTTCGTCTTGAGCACTAAGCTCTTCGAGTTCAGCTAAAATCTCTTCTAGCTCGCTCTCTTTGATGTCGTAGTTTTCATCTTGCATTCCGTCTTCAGAGTAGTCCTCTTCAATACCGTCATGTTTCATTTCATCTACTTCATCTTTCTTTTTTTGCATGCCTTCTTCAACGTCTTTAGCTTCTTCCATGTCTTCTTCTTCTTGAAGTTTCAAACGAATCATCTCTTGGATTTTAGGTTCGAAAGCTTCTTCGAGGGCCGCTTTGGCATTAGCCATAGCAGAAGCACGGAGCGCTTTAGCGTCGAGAATAGCATCTTGGTAAAGATTGCTCATTTTCAATAAATGGGTTTCGGGGATTGCTTATTAGATTAAAGCAATATAAGGATTGTGTATAGTAGCGCCATATTAGATAATGGCGCATATCAAATAAATATCTAGTATCTACTTAAAAATATGTATTCTTGAAAATACTTTTTACTTAATACAGCAAACTCCTGACTGAGAACATATGATCTCTGAAATAAGATCATGTATTTTATTAGTTGTAGAAGATACAGAATAGTCTTTAGACTCTCTTAGCCCGGCTACCGGTCTTACATACGCGCCATAAGTAGATGGAGTAGACACAAAGTCCCAACATATTAATTCTAGATCATCTTCTACTTGAACTAAACCTTCACCAATAGGTGTAGTAGTTCCCATAGCTCTAGATGAAATGCCGACTGTTATATTATTCTTAAACAATTCTCTTAATATATTTCCGGATGGAGTCGGTAGTATTTCTATGTCTCCATATAAGTCTTTACCGTTCCAATACAATTTCATAATGTTATGACTAACATTTTTAAGGTTAATAACTGATGACTCTGGATGATCTAATTCACCTAGCGCTCTATTTTCAGCTATTGGACCTGCCATATATACATCTACCTGCTCTTTTAATACCTGATAAGGATAGATCCTTCTGTTAGCGTTTGGCTTGTCTGTGGCTTGCACCAAACCAGACACGATCATATTACCATTAGCCAGACGTTTAGCCTCGTTTAATGAACCAGGAAGCGGCTGAAATGCGTTGTATTCTATTAAGAGTTGTTTATTCATTATTTACGTACTATGTCGATTTTTTGACCTGTTTTTATTGTAGGATCTGCTGCTACAATTTTATCTATTTGTGGTCCAGTTGCCGTTTTAGGTACAACTAAAGCACTAGCTTCTTTTAATTTCTTTATCGCCTCTTTAAGTTTACCCATCTTATCTTTATTGCCTTTAAACTTCTCCATGTACTGTTTAATCTTTTCAGTTATAGTACTGCCTCCAAACGGATGGGAAAATCTCATATCTTTTGGCTTTTCTAACCCGTCTATATCGATAGAACTAAAGAACATACCTCTATTATATAGAGCCATTACTTTTCCTTGAGTCTCTTCGAATCCTGTTATCTTGATTCTTTTGTTTGTATCTCTAGTAATAGCCTCATCATTCATACTAAAAGTAACGCCTTCATCGTTTGTTGCTTGAACAAGCCTTCCAGAAATGTCTTTCTTAACGTTGTATTTAGGATTAGCTGGCTCGTCTGCAAAGTTCATACTAGCCTCTTCTTGAGCCTTTGCTGTATGATGATCTATAGTATTGATCTGATAATCTTTTAGCGTTCCGTCTTCAAGTTCAACGGTTAAGGTGCCTCCAATAATTTCTTTAATAGTTCCTTCACCATCTGGCGTGTGAACATTAGATCCTACTATATGACTCCAGTGGGCGTCTTCGTTAATTTGATCTTTTTTTTTAAGGGAGTCTTTAAGCTCTTTTAAAGCTGCTTGTTTAAGAGCCTTTACCTTAACTTTTTTCATTTCGTTATCGGTATCGTTTAGGTCTCCTTTCTTTATGTATTTCATTTCAAGCTTCTTATCTGCCTTTTTAACGTCTTTAGCATTAGCAAACATCTCTTCATCAAAAGCATGCGAATCGTTTTCAAGAGCTTTAGCAGCTTTATTAAGAGCATTTACATAAGAATCATTAGTTAATTCTTTTTCTTTTGACAGCATCTTATTAATACCGCGCTTCAAAAAATATGGGTTTACTTTATCTACAGCTGGATCAGTTGCTACATTAGCATCTGCTTCACTGATAATACTCTTGTTCTTAAGTATCTTTACAGCATCATCATAAGATGTAAGGTTAGTTACCCAAGGAAGATTAGAATCTCTACGAACTTCATAGATGAATCTGTCACGGCTGACTTCTCCAGCCTTGTGTTTGCGATATAGTTCTATTGTTGTCATACTTTTATAAATATTAGGATCTTCCTTGTCCACGATAGTTTTTTTCTGATCTATCATGTTTGTTAAACGATTTCTTTGCAACCCCTCTTTTCTTTTTACCGAAATTGATCTTTATAGAACCGCCGGCTGATTTTGATTTTGCCATTACTTAAACTTTTTAATGCTTTGATTTAGAGCAGAAACCATTTCCTTGATCTTCTCAAGGGCTTTTTCAGTGTGTATTTTATATTTAAGACCGTCTTCACCTTCAGATAGTTCTGATTTTAAACGGCTAACATATTCGAATAATTTATTAATCTCTTGTACTTTCTTTCTTACTTGACGGACTGCTTGATGGAATTGATCTGACTTACCTCTAGTCTTAGTCTCGGTTTTGAACTTAGAATAGCTTTCTTCAATAGGTATAGGCCCATAACCATCTTCAGGGTTATCTGAACCGTAGTCGTCATCGTCGTCCTCCTCATCTTCTATCTCTTCTACACCATTTGCATCTTTATTCTTTAAGGCAGAAATAAAGTCATTATAAGATTTAACTGGTTGGCCGTATACTTTTATTGTGTCATTATCTAGATCAACATAAATTGCACTGTCTTGATATCCTAGGTCAATAATCAAGGTATCATAATTCTTACCAATCGCTGTTCCTCCGGTTATCTTTTTACCGGCCTTTTCTGCCCAATTAGCTATAGTATTAACTATACTAGTGGCACCTTTTCTTTTAGCAAACTTAACTATATTTTCAGGAACACTTCCTTCACTAATAGCACTAGAAAGCTCTTCAAATAATTGCTTATAGATAAAACCACCTTTTGAAGGGCGGTTAGGTATTGATGGAGCGTCTTTCCAACCCCACTTATCTTTCATATATATTTTAGCTTTGCCTGCAGCTAGTTTAGGCTCGACGTCTTTTTGCTCAGGCTTTAGTTTCTTTCTAACTATTTTCTTTGTGGCTATTGGACCTGCTTGTTCACCAGTTCCGGCAGTAAAGGTAGCTCCGGTTCCGGTAACTGATCCTTCTTCACGAAGTCTTTGAGTTGCAAATTGGTTGTTAAAGCTATTCATTATTAAGCCTTTTTAAGCTCGTCAATTAAATCGCAATACTGAAGAATTCCTGAAATAGTCTCATCTTTGATCGATTGATTTTCTTTAATCGGCCTGATAAACTTTAGTACTTCTTCTAGTTTGATTTTAACAACCTGATCTTTTGTAGATTCTTTTAATTCTATTAATTCACTTTTAATTGACTCTAATTCTTCATTTAAATAAGTCTTAAGATTCTTAGTGTCAGAAATATTAGTGATGTATTCTTTTAGCACTTCTTTTTGTCTCTCAGACAAGTCTTTATACTTGTTATTGAACTTCTCAATTAGAATTTTATATGTTAAAAGTCTAATCTCTTTATCTTCTTTCATAAACTCTTCTACTAAAGATCTAGGAGCTTTAGAATCGGCACCGTTTTTAAGGGTGATGTGTTCTAGAAGATTAATCTTATTTAGAAGAATTTGCTTAGTGTCAATAGTTTTTGCAGTCTGAGATTCAAATATAGTATAGATAGAAGCGAATGGCTTATAGTTTTCTATTTTAGCTTTAAAGAAGTTATCTAATTCATAAGTACCCTTGATTTCTCTAATTAGGTTGTACTTCAATTTGTTAATCTTTTCAAAATCAAGCTTCTTATATTGCTCAATAATAGTAGAAATTAAAATCTCAGCCCTAGCTTCAGAAAGCTTTGGACTAGATGCAAAAGTACTATATAAGCTATATTCTTTACCTAATTCGGTATTGCTAAAGTACTTCTTAAGGATTTTGACAGCCTTAGAGTCTTGATTATTTATTAAATCAGATGTAGTTTGTCTGACTAATAATTCGAATAAAATACCGGTATTGCGATATTTTGAGTGTTTTATTGCCATAGTTTTTTTATACAAGTCGACTAGTAATAAATATCTATATATTATTCTAAACCGCCCTTAATGTTATCCTCACTTAAAAGATCAGATTCCTCGAATAATTTAGTTTTTCTAGAGCCAAATTTCTTACCTAGACCCGTTAACATTGTTTGATTTTTTAAAAATTCTGTCATTGCTCCTTCAAGAGCTAAAGGACTTCCTCCTTTGTAATTAACCCCCATACTATCTTCTCCTGTTTCAGCATTTTTAGAATATGCAGCTTGTCCAATAGGATCTCTGCCGAATCTAGAATTATCTGTACCAATAATTGATGTTACAGATTTAGGACGGCCTGGTTTCTTCTCATCATATCCTTGAGGAACATTTAATACAGAATCTTCTTTTCCTCCATATAGACTAGCTATTTGGTGAGGTGTTCCGTATGATTGTCCTGATTCTGCTGGATCATTTCCTTCTTCTTGAATTTGAGCATATCTGAATTGTCTTTTCTTATCTTCAACAATCATATCTTCAAGTTCAGCATATTGATCTTCAGAGAAGTGGAATATCTTGTCATAGATAAAGTCTCTTGGAAGTAAGTTTCCTTCCATCGCTTGTTTAGCAAGATCGATCTTCTCTTTGAATAGTGCTATCCTTTCTTGATCATAAATGATTGACGGATTAGTAAGAGATAGACTAAAGTTAGCAGCTGATTCGTTAGTGTAACCATGAGCATATAAATGCACCAAGGCTATTTTAGTTAATTCAGATACTAAAATCCTTTGAAGCCTTTCTATAGTTCTAGCGAATCGAATATCTTCAGCCGCTAGTGTAGCTTTGCCTGTCAAATCCTTTTCATAGCCCATGAAAGCCTTAGGTATCTTGAGAGCAGCAAATAGCTTTTCACGGAAGTATGCAACGTCTTCAATACCATTATATTCTAATCCTTTTGCAGTATCAATCTTTGTAGATGTATCATTACCACGAACCGGGATAAAGAAGTCTTCTAGTAGATTTTGCTGGTTATATTTAAGGTTATAGTTGCCAGTCTGGGGATCCATAAGAGGAGTTTTCTTCATCTTCTGAATCATTCTCTGCATGTAGTTATCAACTTCGCCTGGTGGGATAGCTCCTACGTTTACATAGAAGATACGTCTCTCAGGAGCACGAACAATACGGTGAATCAACATTGCATCTTCGATCAATACATATTGCTTAAACAACTTACGAGCGGGCTCTAAATAAGATCTACCATAAGGAAGATAATTAACATCTCCGGTCAAACGGAAGTGGGCCATCTCAAAGTTATCAAACCAAATACCAGTATCTTCATTTCTTTGTGAACTATATCCTGTAGATGAAGCAAGAGTCGCGTTAGGATCGTACTTAAATCTAACCTCTTGTGGGTTTTGAGGATTGAATCCTTCTTCTCTGATAATATTATAAGCTGAGAATGGGATTACATTATAAACACCATAGTTTTCTGCGATCTCTAGTTTTAAGTAGAAGTCCCCGTACTTAGCCATATTGCGAACCCAAGACCAAAGATTAAATTCAATATTAAGTACAGAATAAAATAAGTTGTAGAGGAGTTTCTGTATGTTTTCATCAGAAGACCTAATTTGTAATACTTCACCTTGTTCATTTTTAAGTGTACATTCGTCTGCTACGATATCTAGGGCAGAGCAACAGATTGCATCTGTATCCATTGCATCATAGTCGGCATAAATCTGAACCCTTGCAGACTGATAATTTTGAGATAAGTTAAGGTTAACGCCATAGGCAGTTGAAGTAGTGTATACCTTGTTAAACCTGTCTACAAGAGAGTTGGTTTGAATAACACCAGATCTTTGTATAGTGTCCGTGTCGATAACTTTTAACATGTCTCCACCTTCATTTCGAATAATTACGTCTGTTGAAAATAGACGCTTTAGAGTAGAGAATAAATTGTTTTGTTTTTGTTGTTCTGCCATATTTTTATTTTATAAAAGCCATGTTAAATCTTCATTCATTTCTCCTTGAGCCGTATGATGTGTCATATTCCAAGGATTTTGATTATATTGATTGTTTGCGTTATATGATATAGTGTTATCTTGTGTTTTAGTAAAACTATTTAAAGCTGCGTAAGTTAAGTTTTCTACCGTCTTCTTATATCTTAATGATGTTTCTCTCAAATACATTGCTACAGCAAAACTCATAACAAGATCATCATTATAACTCTGCATGGCTTGAGCTTTACCGTTCTTCCAGATAAACACTCTAAGCTCTTCTAATAATCTAACCGATCTTATATTAGCTAGTTTATTTTCTATTGAGTCTCTCATCTTCTCTACAGCTAATGGCCTGGTTTTCTCAGTCATACTAAATCCAGGAACTAGTCCTGTTTGAGTATTGATTCTATCCACGTATTTTGTAAAGTCCATATTGCTGTCTTGCTTATAACTATAGTGGATATTTGTATATCCTCTTTCTAATACTGTCTGCACCACATCCCAACCTATATTATTATTTTCTACAACTAGTAGAGCATTATTATATTCAGAGGCTATGCTTAGTAATATATTGGCATAATCTCTTGTATCTGGCTGTGACTTATATTCTGCAACCTGGGTAATTGATTCAATTTCAATAACATGAAAAGAAGAATAGTCATTACCGTCTCCGCGTGCAACGTCAGCAACAACTGCGTAGTATTTAGTAGGGTCTGGATAATCCCAGATCCATAGCGCTCTGTCAAGCCCTCTTCTTTCAATCGGTTCTGATAACATATTTTCTTCATACCAAGTTAGTATTTCTGGTTCTATTACACTATTACCTGAGGTAGCAAAGTCACAATCACATTCTTGCGCAGCATTTCGTTTACCTAATATCTTATCTTGCTCGTCTCTCCATACTTGATCTCTTTCAGGATGGACAGACCAAGGTAGCGATATCGGCAGAAATTTATTTTGTTGCTCTTGAGCAGACACATATGATTTGTGAAACCAATTGCCCACACCATTTGGAGTAGATAAAGCTATGCACCCACCACCAGTAGCCAACGTTTGTTGAGCCGCTGTAAAGATCTCCTCAATTCTGTCAATGAACGCAGCCTCGTCTATGACTAGGAGTGATACCGCTTCAGAACGACCCGCGTCACCTGCCGCCGACACCGCTTTGATTTGAGAACCATTCGCTAGTCTAAGACTCAGTCTGTTATCTTCTGATGTTCCTATCTTAAGCCAAGTTGGTAGGTTCTGATAAGCAAATCTTACCTTTGTTACCATGTTCTTGGCGGTATCTTGCTTAGTCGCAATAATAAGAACATTCTTATCTTTATTGAACAACATTAACCATAAAGAATAAGCAGAAACAAGAGTAGATATACCTAGCTGTCTTGACTTATTAATTATAGAGTAGTCATGCTTCTGAAACAATTTTAAAACCTTTTCTTGAAATGGATATAGATTAAAAAACTGCCTTCCTCTTTGTGGGTGTTGGATCATATAGTACTTCTTCATGAAGTACACGGGATCCGTGGCACACTTAACAAACTCCTCCTTTATTCTTTCTTTTATCGTTATCTGTTGATCAGACATTATTTATGTGTTACAGCAAGACCTATTACTAAAGCTCCAAGTACAAACTTTTGTATTTTACCCATTTTCATTCTTCTATCAAACTTCTTGATGTCTCCTTTTAAGCCATCAATTTGAATTTTATAGTTTTGCCCTTGCTCTATTTGTTTTTGTATAATTGATTGATAATTAGTTTCTTTTTGTCTAAAAACTGTAATTACTTGATCTCTATTATTAAGAGACTGGGCTTGGGTTTGAATTACACTGTCTTGCGCAATTACTATTTTCTCATTCACCTCTCCTTCTTTTAAATCAACTACTACAGCCTTACTAACTTCAATAGGTAACATTGTAGTGTCACTAGAAACTTTATCATATTCCTCTTTATATGTAGCTACAAAGAAACTATCAACTTGAGTTGGTGTATAAGATAAAGCATCTTTAGCATCTTTTAAATCATCTTTAAGATCTTTTACCTTATCCTTTAAATATACGACTTTTTCTGCTAAATAATCATTATCTTTTTCTAGTACGCTAATTCCTATTTCTAGAGTATCATTTACTAAATGAATAGAGTCAATGTTTTGTTGAAGTGAGTCTATCTTTGCTTCATAGGGTTTGGTATCAAATCTTTTTGGTTGTAAGATAAAAATATACCAGATGGCTAATAATGCTAATAAGGCTAATGCTGTACTAAATACTATCTTCTTCATCTGAATCTAATTTAGGGTTTTCAACTTGGTCTATTTGTTGTTTAAGTAATTTTATTCTATCAGGAATATTACCTACTGCTTTTTTATACCCGCCTACATCTTTCAGTTTTAGGATACCATCAGCATCTCTTTCAGTATACTTTGCTAGAATAGATTTTACTTGAGCTTGTAGATTTTGTAGCTCTTTTTTCTTCTTGTCAAGTCCTCTAAAGTCTTTTTCAGATTTTTTAAGGTCTGTTGTTGAAGGTTCTATATCATCTTCTGCCTCTTCTCTAATTTTAGAGATGATAGTAAGATTGTTCTCTGTTAAATATTTTTCTAAGTTAAACGACATATTGGTCTATTTACTTATAAATATTTATTAATCCTGTAAATCGTCTTCTGATTTTACCCTTCTTAGTGGCCTAGATAATTCTAACCATTTATCATAGTCGTACTTGATACCAAATAAATAGTATTCATCTGGCTTATTATGTCCTTTTAGATACATGATCGCGGGTCCGGTTGGACAGTGGGGTTTTACGATACCTTTATCGTCTTCGTAGATTTTAAGTATAATATTCTCTACTGTCTTAATAGTTCTATACTGCGGTTCTTTTTTAGCCATAGACTTAATTTATGATCAATATACAATAAAAATATAAACTAAATTAATTAAAGTCTATAGTATTATCAAATTCTATATCGCTATCTTGTAAAGTATCTCCAAATAAAAATTTAGTAAGAGAATATACTCCATTATCTATATAATCTTTAACTTTGTAAATATATGATTTTATAGTATCCATAACCCCTTCTTTTAGTTTAGTTGGATCTGATATTAAAGAAACAACGCTCCAAAATCTATATCTTCCTGTTTTTTCTCCTTTTAGTTTTTCAGAAGATGATTTAAATCTTACAGTTAATTTCATCTGATCTGCTATCTTTGCTGCGTATCCTGAATTTTGAGTAGAATGCAATTTAGGGCTAGATAAATCTGGACTTACTGATAATACGTAATCAGCTGATGCATCACTATTAGAACCAAATTTTTCATATCCTGACATTGCCTCTTGAGCAAACGCTATTTTAAATTCTGGGCTTTTATTAAAAAGATCTTCTAATTTACTAGACATTTCTTTGTGGGCTTTATCTCCTGCCGTGAGCATTTTATTTTTACCTGATTTTAATCCAGCTTCTACTGCTCCAGATTTTGTATATCCTACTTCAATAAATTTGTCAAATGTATCTAATACGGCTTTAGCTTCATCCGTCTCTAAAATACCAGGAACTTTTTTTGCCGCAGCATAGAAAGTAGCGACAGATTCATTTTTTCCTCCGGACATTAATTGAGAGTTTCCTACTTTTACAGATATCTTTTTATTTCCTAAAATAACATCTGTTTTAGGAGTTGTATTACTGGCTCCTTGAATTTTCCAAAATTCAGTTAGTGTAGCTTTTTCTCCAGTTCTTCCTGTAGCTCTAGCAGATTTACCTTTTTGCAATCCTAAATCAATTATAGCCTCTTCAGCTTTTTTTACCATTGTTTTATTAGACTTCAGTTTGCTTAATTCATCTGGTAGTATTGCTCCTTTTGGAACAGGTATTCCATTGACTTTATACCAAGCATAAACAAGAGCAGACTCAAATAAAGTTGCCTGTCCTGTTTCAGCCTCTTTCAATATAGCTTCTAATATTCTTGATTCTGTTAACTCCTCTCCGCCTTCTGGTTCAGATGTTTCTGATGGAGGTGTTGGTCCTGCTTCTTCTGTAGGACCTTCTTGATCTCTAGTAGCTTGTTCAGAACCTTCAGGACCTTTGGTCTTTAAAGGATTTCCGTTCCTCAATATTCTTGAGATGGCAACCATGCATCTTTCTTTCTCGCCAATTGACATCAAATAATACTTCTTACCCTGAACAGTTGCTTCATAAGCCTTTCCCATGAACTGTAAAAAGAAGAATTCTCCATTATGAAGAACTACTTTAAATGTAGTTGGCTTAGGTGCTACTACATAAATTCCGGTTATATACTCCTCAAATGAAGGAGTCATTAAATACTCTAATGTATTCTTAAGACCTGCATATTTTTTCAATATAAACTGCATAGGATCATCCTCAAATGTAGAGGTTTCTGGCTCCATCCTATCTAACTCTTGTAAGAGTATAGTCTTTAGTATATCATGTTTTGACACAGGCATAATTTATTTTCTCTTCTTTTTACCTTTACCTATTTCCATTAAACTTTGAAGACTCATCTCCATATCTTCTGCATCTCCGGCTGGTAGTTCTTCTGTTCCATCAGGAAGTTCATCCATATCATGTTCGCCTCCATTATATTCATGGTAGTTTTTAGAAGCTTGATTAATAAAGTTCTCGGCATTTGTAATATGATCTTGAATCCAAGCAGGAACGTCTTTCTCATCTTGGCCTAACAAGTTCATTAATTGACTTGCCGAACTTATAATAGACTTAAGACTATTCTGAGCCATTGACACTTCATGGTCTTGGCCTTCACCTTCTTTCTTCATGCCTTTCTTTGCACGAAGTGCTTTAAAGTCAGCAGCTGTTATTTTATCTTTTGGTTCTGCAGCTCCTGCAATTTTTTCTTGATTTCCAGGAAGGTCTTTTTCGTTTAGCTCTCTCATTAAGATAGCTTTAAAGAATGCAATACTATTCATTTTATTTTTTCTTTTTAGATTTTTGTGCTCTTTTCCATAACTTAGCATCTGCTTTTCTAGCACCGCCTTTGCCTGTTATAAAACTATTCACTCTACCCATTCCCCACTGATGTTGACCGGCTCCTGGTCTATGTCCTGTTTTCCAGGCAGCAAGACCTAAAGCATATACGCTTTTAAGTATAGATTTAGATATCCCAGAGGCTTTAGCTTTATTTGCTAATCCTTTTTCTACTGCGGCGTCATACTCAAGGAGTAGTAACTGCTTTAATATATCTAAATTATTTATCATTTTTTTTTCTTTTTGTCTAGTTTTTTTTTGACTATCTCTCTAGTTCTATCCATCTTTCTGGCATAAGCAGGGTCGTCCTTCTTATTAAAGTTGGCTTGTTGATTTAGTGAGCCTGTTATCTTACTCATATTACCTTTTCTAGTTTTGATTAACCAGTTAGCTAACTTTTCTGCTGATAACTCTTTAAACTTTCCTTTTGCCTCTGGTGCATTGGAATGCTGAAACTTTAGTCTCTCTTCAAATAACTGTTGTAGTAATTCGTGAAGCTTCATTACTTTTCTTTTTTACCAAATCTTTTTGCATACGCAATAGTTGCAGCAGACTTTCTAGTCTTATACTTCTTTGTTTTATCTTTATCTATATAATCGGCATCCCATTTACCATAAGCTGCAGGATCATCTGATTTTAGGTTCTTTCTTGCTTTTATATCTTTTTTCATCTGCGCAGCATCTTTAGTAAGATATGCAGCATTAACCTTACCTGTTTTCTTTGCCTCACTTATTCTAACACAATTAGGAACCATTCTATTCCCTTTCTTTTTCATACCGTCTTGTCTGTATCCATCCCAACAAGCCTCGTTTAAATTATGAAGTCCTAGATCTTTTAGTTTCTCATCAAAATCGGCTTTATCCATACCTTGAATAATATCCAAAATAGAATCTATAGGAGCTTCAGTTTGGCCAGCAAATGCTATTGATATTTCTCTTGCTTTATTAGGATTTCTTTTGTAGGAATCTATAATATTTTGCACTCCCCAATCATTTAATCCCATTTCAGAGACCATTTCTTTTAATATGTCTTTTAACTTTATCATTTGTTTCTTATGATTAGCTCTCCTAATACCTCCATGCGTCCAACTTCACGTTGAAATTCAATTTGTGTCATATTTAATGATATGCTTTTTAATGTTTTTTCAAATTCTTTCACAGCAGCTTCTTTATCGAATTTACCCTCTTCTGCTTTTTTATAATAAGGAGCTTTTACTTTAAAATGATGCCATGTTAATAATGACAACCCACCTTTCTCTTCAGCAGTAGCTGCAATTTTAGCAGCGCCTTTAGCACGAGTAATAGCAAAATTTTCAAATGTTTCTTTTACTTCAGTTAGAATGTCCTTTAACTTAATCAATTTTAGTTATTTTAATTTTTAAAGGTCCAGTCCCTTTAATAGTCCTGTGCCAAATATACTTTGGTATAAATATCGGCCTATCGATTAAAGTTGGGAGCTCGTTGTCTAATTGTACTTGCCAGTCTGTAGATTCTATGGCCTCTACTATCCTGTCTTCTTGATCTCTATGCCACATGAGTTCAATAGGATCTATATCTTGATCAAAAACCCTAGTAATTGTTTTATTTTCTTGTTGTATGTCCTGGTACGGTTTCATTTATATCATAGTAATAAGAGTCAGAATCTTCAGATACCCACCTATCAGAAACAGACTCTACATTTAATAGTTCAGTATCTACCTTGATCATTTTAGGATCTACAGGAAACTCTTTAGTTATCCAGTTAGAGTCTTTCCAGTATATTCTATTGTTAGGCATACACATCAAATAACCATCGTCTGCCACTAAAACATGGCCACATTTATAGTCTGATGGTTCGTTTGAATAGGTATTGTTTTGCCAATCTATAGTTATTAAATATGTTGCCCAGACAAGGGTTTTATCTCTCAACATAACTTTACACCTCTTATCTTTTAGAAAATCGTATTTGATAACTGCCGCATCTGGGCCAAAGCAATCCCATAATTGTTTGAAATAGTACGGAATGTCTTTAGTCGGAGGCTTTATGTATATCTCAGAAATAGGAACTCTACTTCTAAGCATGCCATAATCAGTCATCACATGAAATGTAAGTATCTTAGCATCTGCAGATTGAACTCCAAAAGCATAACAATTGTGAAAGACATTATCGTCTTTTATATTTTTTGTAAAGTAAGATTGCTTAACAAGGCATTTAAAGCCTTCTATATTATAGTTTAGCATAACTCTGTCCTAATTTATTAAAGTTTAATAGGAGCATAACCAGATCCATATGGAGCAGCTTTGCCTGATTGTGGATCTGATGTTTCTTTTATTTTATTTAAACGCTGTGTTTTTTCTTTAGATGCTTCTTTACGTTTTTCTATATATTCTAAAGCTTTTTTTAATCTGCTTTTAACTTCAGGATTCTTAGAGTTTTTATAAGCCGCTCTAACTCTTTGATGTACAAGATTTATAATCTGTGATTGTCTAGCGTGAGATTTTGATTTAAAATCACTTTTAGATAACGTGTCTCTTATATCTTGAACAGTCTTAAATTTTACCTTAACAGTATCTTTAGGATTCTCATCTGTGTAAAGCCTTCTATCAGATCCTTTTGGTTTTTTTCCTGTTCCTTTTTTAGGATCTGCTTCAGTTATATCAGGATCATTAGTCCAGGTATCAGACGCTTTGTATCTAACCTTCTTAACCATATTTGCTCTATATGGTGGATACATCTCATTTAATATGTCAATTAGTTTTATCATATACTACCAAAATCCTGAGAAGTTGGATTTCAACCCTATTAGTTTTGCATATCTTGGAAGCCTACAAGACCAATACCTTGCGCTTGTTTTATCTTTAGCTTGTGCACATTTATGTCTTGCTGCAAAACTCTTTCTTGCTGCTGGATTATTAATCTTAGCAGACAATCCTGATGTATCTCCGAATGATACTTTTTTTATACCGCCATCTGGCTTGCGTACATAAACGTAGAACTTCTTTGAACCTCCACGCTTTGGCTTATTTAATTCAGGTTGTTTCTTTTTCGCTTTTACTTCTAACAAAAAGTCAATAGTCATCGGGAAATCAAGAGGTACTTTTACCCCATTATACTGTCCACAATTTCCTAGTTCTGTATTCTTAAAGTACCAACTGTCTTGTTCTGATAGTTGTAATTTCCCACTATCATATAAAGATCTAGCCTCTTCAAATAGCTCAAGAAATTTTGTTGATTGAGGGCGGTAAATTGATTCGTTAAGATCAATCTTATTTTGTAAGTGATAGTTAAGCCCTTCTGATATTAATAGTCTATTAGCTGTTTCATGAAGCTGAATTTGTCTTGAACAGCAATCTTCATTTAAACTATTGTTTGTACCACATTTATGACAAATATAAGGATCTTTTCCTCCATCAGATAGTTTCCATTCCCAACCACAATTTTTACATTTGATCATTTCTGCTTCTTCAAGACCTGCCTTAACTAATTTATCATAGTATTTAGGATCTTCTTTAATATGATCCATAGCAATTTTTAAAGCCACTTTTGGATCATTAGTATGTTCCATTTCAACTTTAACGCCTTTCTTGATTTGCTTAAGTAAGGCCTTATCCATTATTGTAAAAATTTAAGCTTATACTTTGTAGATTCAATAAGATCAACGATCTCATCTACTTGATTTTGTATGTAAGAATCCTGAGGTATTTGTTTTCTGATACCTTCAACGAATTTAGAAAGACCGTCAAAATACATTCTAGCATTATTGTCTTCTCTGATAGTATCGGCCATTCTATAGCCAGTTATAATACCATAGCGTCCTTGAATACCTTCAGCTAAGCCGTCTATTTTATCTACAATCTCATCGTAGTATTTATTTAAAGCTTTGTGGGCTGCATAAGATCCAACTCCTTGTACTTGAAGGTGGTATATATGAGCTTGATTTCTGCTCTGCATTAATGTTCCTAAAAGTAGTCCTACTGATTCCATTACTTTTCTTTTTTATCTTCTGCTTTTGCTATTTGTTTCTTAGATTTTTCAATCTTTTCCATCTTGGTCATAAGATCATCGATCTGTCCTGCTATCTTTGCAATGCCCTCTTTATGTTTAGAAGCATTCTTAGGATCTTCTTTAGCCATATCAACATGCTCCTTACGCTTCTTTTCTAGTTGATCGATAACCTTCTTGAGTTTATCTCCAACTTTACCTTTCTTTTCTTCTAGTTGTAAAGCTTCATCACAATATGCTTTATACGCTTCTACAGCGATTCTTCTTGCTTCTGTTTCATCGTCATGTACTGAATAAACATCATGCATTCCTATTCCTTTTTCTTGAATTCCCATTAAAGGGTTGATCTCAAGAACCATATCAGATTCTGGAAGTTCACCGGAAGGCTTACGAACAACATACATACTAGGAGTTCCCATGTTTTCTTTCTTAGTCTTTTTAACTTTTTTAGGTAGGCCTTTATGTTTAGTTGAGGCAAAATCTTCTACGTCTCCTTTTTTCATTGATTTAGCCATTTCTTTTGCTTTTTCTGATGCTTTTCCGGGTTTCATATCTCCTGTTTGTAAGGCTCTAACGATACCCATTAATTTTTGTTGTTGTTGAGATGTAGCTGGCATATACTCTAAATTTACTAATAAATATCCTTGTTCTTCAGTTCTTCTATTTTCTTTTTAACCTCGTCGTACATCTTAGCCTTATCTCCGCCAGACCAGGATTCTATATCTCCTGCCTCTGAAACAAATGTATCTTTATCTAACATCCATGATTCTACTGCCTGTTCAAACTCTTCTAGGCTAGCGTTCTTATTGGCATTTATAACATTTTTGGCGTATTCATCCCATTTGCCTTCTAGCTTTATTTTACTTTCCATATCTACCACACAATCTAAACACATCTTATGAATAGAGAACATCTTCTTATTGAGATCATTGTCTTTCATTGACTTTTTACAACTAGGACAACATAGAGGTAGGTGAACTAAGTACTTGAATTTGTCTAACTTCGTAATGGACTGTTTGATGTTATTCTTTATAGTCCAGACTTTGCCATTCTCTTCCCAGGTGTCTCCTTCTTTATGCTCATCTTTTTTATTTTCCCAACCTCCAATTATTTGAGTCCTATCACCAGATTTACCTGTTATTAGGTTTCTCATTCTTTGAACATCACTTTTCTTAAACTCTTTCTTCAGCGTAGACTCTTTAGGTATCATAACTACTTTATTCTAAATTTACTTAATATATCTTTTGTTTTATTAATATCTTTATGCAATATTGAAATACCTCCCAGAGCTTTCCATGGAGCCAAGTTTGGCCAATAGTCATCTATTAGCATAGAGTTCTTTGGATCTGAAGTTAGATATTCATGCTTATTTCCTGTTTGGGCAAATAATATTTTCTTTGGTTGTGGATTAAGATTTTTTTCTACCCATATCTTCTTTCCTTCTTTTGCATATAAAAACTTACTAGGACTAGTTAGAATGATAGGTCTATATTTACCTATAATAGACCAAAGTTCTTGACCTCCAGGCATCCAATTCATCTTGCTCCAGAATTCAACACCAGCCTCATTTACGGCATCTTCAAATCCTTTAGCTCCTTTTTCTCCTCTATATTCCATAGGCATAACTCCATAATAATGTTCAAATCTATCATCAAAATCGCAGAGAACTCCATCCATATCACAATAGATTTGTATTCCTCTTGAATCTTGTGCTTCGTATATCTGCTTAAGGGATGGCATTAAATGCTCATAGATCATGTCGTGATTCTTACCAAATTCACGCATCATCATTCCTGCTAAAGCATTAGCTTGATTCTCTATATTTGAGCCAGTCTTTCCAGAATCGGCCACAAGCATATTCAATTCTCTTTGTCTATGATGAACTAATTCGTGGCCTAGAGTTCTAAGTATATCAGCTAAATTACGATTCCCGGTATATACTTCTAGTCTATTTGTATCAGGAGAATATTGACCAAAACTCTTTCTTTCTACTGCCCACTCGCGATCGTTTGTAAATTCTATAATAGGGAGCTTATTAATATTAAGCTGGTCTTTACAAAATTGTATAAACTCTTCAATTATATTTTGTCTTTGTTGATCTATCATTTCATTATTTTCAACAGTCTTCCAAATACATCTTTTGTGACTCCTTTATTATATGCTGCATCTGGTATAAACTTTTCGAACTCTTCGTAATTACCATCTTTTATATATGATCTCATTTGAGTTGAGCTAATTCTTTCAAACTGATCTGGTATAATTTCTTTTCTAACTTTATTAGGAAATCTTTTTTGTATAGAATCGAAATACCCTATACCTTCAACTTCTTCTGTTGCGCCGGCAACATAGATAGGGTCTACATCCGGGTTTTCTGCCATGAAAGAGAAGACATCTTTTATAGGAGTCGATTCTTTAGATATCGATACGCTAATTTTAGGATTAGGTTCTGCATTAAGATACTGTTTCCATATTTGAAAAGAGTCTTCAGCAGTAATGCCATACTTAGTAACATTAGAAATAATAACATATACTTTATTTATATACGGTTTAGATGCTAAGTATTTTGCTGCTTCAAAGTGTCCTTTATGAGGAGGCTTAAATTTACCAGGATAAAAACAAGGTCCTACATCAGAAGACGCTTCTTTTAATATATCTTCGGCTATTTGACGGCCTAATTGTTCTGGATTAATCATGATTTAATAAAGGATTTAGCTTTATTCACAACCTGTGACATATCAGATGTTTTTAACTTTTCTACTTGTTTTTCAATGTTATCGAACTGCCCTGATAGAATATCGATTTGTTGGTTTACTAACTCTTTAGACTTTGCTATTTCATCCGGAGTTTTTTCTTTAGCTGGGTCTTTTCTAAATGTTGATTTATATTGGCCAGAAGACAGAATATCTTCAAAGTATTCTTTTAACTTATCTGCTTTATGAGCCTTTTCAAACTCTCCGACCATTTTCTTTTCCTCTTCAGACATCTCTGTTGGTACTAAATAGAACATATCTCCAAACATACTTTTATATGCTTCAATATTTTTGTATATATTATTCCAACTAGATAGTACTCCAACGGTTGGCACCTTTCTTTCTCTTGCGAAGTTACGAAGGAAGCTAACTATGGGGTTGGTATAAATCATTACCATCATTATATCATAGCCAGAATTTTTTATACCCTCAATTTTTTGTACATTAGTTGCAGTAGTATCATAAAGAAAATTATCTCCAGCATTTATAACACTTGGAAGATCTACCTTGTCTATTTGAATAGCTGCTCTAGCCAGATTATTATACATTGGACTGTCTTTGTCCTCTACATACTTGTCTGCATTAAGCTCTCCCCAGCCTGCTTTTTGCAGATCTGGTTTGATTTGTCTAGCAAAATAAGACTTTCCAGCGCCTGCGCCTCCAGCCATTATAATAGCTTTTTTGCCTTCTTTGGCTTCTAATAATAAGTCTAATAGCTTTATCATACTACTTATAAATATTAATCTACTAACTTAACAGTATTCGGAAGTGTTAATAGTTCAATTTCTGTCTCTGGATGCATAATTTTATATGTCTCATAGGTATGGAGGAACATATTGAAGTACTCGTCTAAGGTCTTTTTTCCTTCAATAATCTCCCAACCGGCTCCTTGCATTTTCTTTCCAGACTTATCAGCTCCTCGTTTTGAAGACTTAAGCCATATGATACCGTTACGATCAACCTTCTCTCCAAACCTTTCTTCATATGCCTTAGTGTAGGCTGACATTTGTAAGTGATAGCTTTCATGAATTGCATTTGACGTTTTGATATCTAGTACCCACCTTTGATTATCGATCTCTACAAGTAGATCCAATGTTCCTGAGTATTTATGAGTATCGCTAAACATAAACTCTTCTGATAGGATTAGCTTTGGTTTATAAGTTGTCCAGAAATCGGTAAAAGATAAAATCATTTTCCATACATGGGTATGATAATTAACATGCCCGGTTGATTCAATCCAGCGAATCTCTTCTCCATTCAAGAATTTTTCTATTGCTTCATGAACTTGCGTACCTTCATCGCCGGCTCTACGCATAACAATATCAGCATTATGTCCCATATCTTTTATCCATGTTTCAAAGAACTGACCTTTAGGAAAATAACCCAAGATAGTTGTAACAGACGGATAGAAAACGCCAGGACTGCGTTGATAATACCTAGAGTCGTGCAATGTTATTTGTCTTAATTCAGGATCTGTCTCGACAATTCGTTTTAAGAACTTGTCCTTTTGGATGTTCTTAGATTTTTCAATCATAATAGTTGAAGTTTTTTGAAAAGCAAATCACCAAAAGATAGTGGCTTCGCATGATGTAATAGTTTTGTCATTTTATCGAAACCTAAATCAGAAGGATCTTTTCCTTCTAACTCTATTAAGTATACTTCTTTTCCTAAGTTAAGAAGGTTTTGTGAATAATCTAATGCCTCTTTAAGTGCATCTTTGTCTAGTGCTAAATATACTGTTTTTACATCAGACTCTACTAATTTTAACATGAGTGACTTAGGAATAGTTTTACCAAATAATGGAATTGCGTTTCTTCTTATCGCTATTGCATCAAATATTCCTTCACAAAGTATAATTGGAATAGACCAATTTACGAAATACTCTAGACCTACTAACTCTGATTTATTACATGTAGGAGCATCGTACTTCCTACTTGGATCTTGTTCAAAAGATCTAGCTATAAAATAGTTAAGTATCCCATCTTTATCGTATGACGGAATTATAACTCTATTTCTATATCTTCCATTTTTACAATATCCCATGCCATATTTTTGTATATCTTGAGTAGATATACCTCTTCTCTTTAAATAAGCTAGAGCATGTCTACACTCAAGAGATTTATCTGGGTTAGTTAGTGAAATGAATTCTTCTGGAAGGGTTACTTTATTAGGTTTTGTGGAATCAATCTTAGTATTATCATTCTGGAAATAAGACTTCATCTCTATCAGTCTTTCTGTAGGAGCTTCTATTTTCTTAAATAGTGATACAGGCGTTTTACCTTTAGTAGGAGGGTGACAAGTCCAGCAATTATACTGTCCAGATCTAATATTCACTATTAACTTTGGGTTATGGTGCTTACAAACTGGGCAATAAAATGCATAATCCATTGTGGTTTTTGAACCTTTGCCTCTTCCTAGAACATTTTCCAGAAGGCCTAAAACAAGCATTTCTTTATCCATTATCTAAATATAAGACAAAAAAACGACATAAAAAAATATTTATTAAAAAAAATTTTTTTGTTTCGAATATTTGTTGTATATTAGATTCTGTTAATGTCGTATACTCAGGATCTATGCCATAGCTTGGTTGAATTCCATGAGTGCGTTTTAGAATGAGTAAGTACTACGACTACCAGGAGCTAAGACTAAGAATAATGCTTCAGGTATATAAACATAGTCTAAAGTGAAAGTTTAAAAGAATATCGGTACATCCGACGGTTCAATCCGCTAGGGCTTTTAAATATAAACTAAGATAAAAAACAAAGTCAATTATCCACTCTAAATATAGGCGAATACCCTATAAAAAATACTATTAAATGGAATTTGAAATAAGTGATAATAAAATAACAGAAGAACAGCTACAAGCATTGTATATCTATCTATCATTAAATTATGATAGTATGAAAGAAGATGAAAAGGTTGTTTGGTATGAACTAATGAAAAAAATAGATAAAGAATTTAATGACTATGACTAAATTATTGGTATTAGAAGGATGCAAGAAATGCAAAAAATTAAAAGAAGAACTTGATAGTAAAGGAATAGAGTATTCATTAGTAGTTTGTAATGATAGTACAACTATTTGTGATGAAGTAGAAGATTTAACCGGAGTTTATCAATATCCTATGATTATACACACCGATAACTTCGGGTCTATTACCGACATCTTTTATGTTACCGATAAGTACGATCATGTAGGTAAATTACGAAAGTTATCTAATGCCGTAACAGGATTAGGATTTCACTCTATAGATCAATTAATAAGTTACATAATAAAGTAGTAGATTTATAATATGAAATACAAACAAATAATATTAAAGAAGATGTCCGAATTAAACAACTTCTTAAATGCTCAAGATGCGCTTCTATCGACAAGCAGGAGTGTAGACGAAATAAGATCTCAAATAGAAAAAATTAGATCTAAAGTACATGAGATAGAAGTTCTAATAAATGGAGAGCAAGAATCATTTTAAAATAAAATAGTTATGATCAAATTATCTGCCGAACAGATTATGGAGAATCTAGATAAGTTTTATTCCATAATAAATAAATACCTTACTGGAGAAAGGAAAGATGCGCTTATTGAGTTTTATAAATCTATTGAAGAAACTTTAGCTACTTCGCCTGCTTCAACTAAGTTAGATCATCACAATGCTTTTGCTGGAGGTTATGTTGATCATGTTATTAGGGTGGTTGAAGGATCTTTAGTATTTGAGAAAGTATGGGATAAGTTTGGCCAGAAAAAGAATTATACTACAGAAGAATTAGTATTCTCGGCAATCAACCACGATCTTGGTAAGTTAGGCACTAATGAAGAACCTATGTATCTCCCTAACGATTCTCAGTGGCATATTGAAAAACAAGGGGCTGTTTATAAGTATAACCCTAATATAACTTACATGAGAGTTGCAGATAGGAGTTTATTCTATCTTCAACAAGCAGGTATTCCAATATCAGAGAATGAATATCTAGCTATAAAACTTCATGATGGTCTTTATGAAGAATCAAATAAAGCATATTATATTACGTATAATAAAGATAACGAATTAAGATCTAATATAGCATATATCTTACATCAAGCAGACATGATGGCAAGTAAAGTAGAATTACAAATAAATAAAATATGATAACAGCAATAGTATCCGCATCCATATGGGTTTTAACGGTAATTATATATATAATTTGGAACCTATACAATAAAAATAGAAAATTAGAAAAAATGGTTGTTAATCAACAGGTCTTTATAGGAGGCATTAAAGAAGCTATGAGAGAAGTTAATATGTGTGCAAATCTTATTGATTCTAAATTATGGGTACAATCAGATCCAGAATTTCTTTCTCTAATGGAGAATGTTAAAGAAATGCAATCTAAAATGAGTAATTTTGTAGAAGAATAAATATGGACGAATTAATAACTGGTGAGGTTGAGGTATTACTTACAAAGAAAGGTGATCCAAGAAAAAGAAAGCCAAAGGTAAAAAATAACTACTTTACAATAGATACAGAAGAGGCTATCTTAAGATATAGGAATAATAAAAATCAAGCAGAAAGAAATTCTATTTACAACAAAGATATCCATTACGGATTTTATAAACTAGTAGAAAATATTATCCACACATTTAAATTCTACTATACTGAAGTTGATAATATAGAAGATCTAAAGTACGAAGTGATCTCATTTCTTTTGCAAAAATTAGATCTTTACGATCAATCTAAAGGTAAGGCATACTCTTATTTTGGCACAATTGCCAAGAGGTATTTGATTATTTACAATCAAAAGAATTATAAGAAACTAGTATCTAAGGCAGAGATTGGAGAACAGCATGATGACAATGCACTAGTTAACTCCATCATCGTCAAGGAACCAGAGCCAGAGCTAGATAGACTAGATGTGGTCGAGCTTTTTGTAAAATATGTAGATGACAATCTCTTAGATCTTTTCGACAAGACAGATGAGGCTAAAGTGGCCGATGCCATCCTTGAGATATTTAAAAAGAGGGAAAACATAGACATTTTTAACAAAAAGGCTGTTTTTATCTATGTTAAAGAGATGACAGACACGCAGTCTAATACAATAACTAAAGTAATTAAAAAGCTTAAAGTAATTTATAAGAAGATCCTTGATAACTATCTTGAAAACAATGACTATTAATATTTATTCTAAAAAGTCATGGAACTTGATAAGGAAATATTCAAAGGAAAAACAGTCGCAGACCTCGTAGAAGAGGTATATAATAAGCATAAAAATCAAGACGGTACTATAAAACAGGAGATCATGAGGCTAGCTGATATGATCGAAACACCTGGTGATGCTATAGTAATTGTGCCTCTTCTCAAAGGCTTTATGGATTCCAGTCTTAAAAATGACGAGGTTCTCATGAAGTTATTAGCCTTATTCCAAAAGGCTGCAGCGGATGCTAAAAAGGGAGATTCTGAAGATTCTAGCATTTTGACAGAAAAGGACATAGAGCAACTATTTGCCGATGTTACTAATTCTAAGATTAAAGAACTAAAACAACTCCCTAGCGCCTAATGTCGTATTCATTAGTACAACCCCAGGTAGCCAATAGAGGACAAACAGGAGGCCAATATTTTCAAATTGGTCGAGTTAAATCTGTAGTGCTTGGACCTTTTAAAGGAAACAGCAGAGAAGTAGACCCAGATTATGGGAGTCCTTCTGACATAGGTAAAATTAGATATGAACTTATTTATTCAGCTTTAGCAACTTCTAAATCTGATCAGGTTTCAGAACCAGCATTTCCTTTATTTAGCTTTCTAAAGCAGTATCCTATAGTAAATGAAATAGTTTTTATTATAGCAGGACCTACTGAAAGGCAGAATGACAGGATATCTAATCAACAATTTTTCTATCTTCCTCCTTACGATGTTTGGAATAGTGCTAACCACGGCGCATTTCCTAATATGTCAGAGTATGCCCAGTATTTAAACCAGTTTGCCAATCAACCAGGATATTCAGGAAATGCCACCTCCGGATCTCTTCCTCTAGGATATACATTTCAAGAGAAAAAAGATGTAAAAAACCTAAGACCTTTTGAAGGTGATGTTATTATGCAGGCTAGATTTGGACAGTCTATAAGATTTGGTAGCACAGTTCCTGTAATGAAAGACTTTAATACCTGGTCTAATTCTGGAACTAATGGAAGTCCTATAACTATAATATCCAATAGCCAAGGAAGGAGACCTGGACTAACTAAATTTGATCCATTAGTTGAGGATATCAATCAAGATGGATCTGCTATATGGATGACTTCAGATCAACAAATTAATTTAGTAGATATTAATTCATTTCCTTTATCTTCATTTGGAGTCGGAATAAATCAGATCTCGCAAAATGTTATAACATCTCAAATTAATAATCCGACATCATCATTATCTGCACAAGCACAAGATCAGAATAATATAAGCTAAAATGTTTAAACCTGTATTTCCATATAAAGGCAATCAATTAATACTAACTTCTGATAGAGTTACTATATATTCTAAGAATGATGCTGTATTTATATTTGGTAAAGAAGCGGTATCTATATCTTCTGTGAAAACAATTAATTTAGATGCAAATGAAAAAATTTTAATAAACTGTACAAAAATAGAATTAGGAAGTAAAGCAGAAATAGAAGGAGAACCTGTTATTTTAGGAGATAAATTAAATAGCCAATTAAAAGGTCTTATTGATGGATTAACAACTTCTGCTATTCTTATGAAACAAGTATCGGCAGGAAATTTAGGGGTTAGTATGGAAGTAATAAGACAGGCGGCTGATATTTTATATGATGCTTGTGAGGAAGCTAATGCATATATAACTTCTAAAACTACTTTATCAAAAAATACATTTACTAGATAGTGGCTAATACAAACACCATAATACCAAAAGATAACCAGTCTATAAATATGAATACTGGTAGCGGTAAAGGATTAGAAAAGGCGATTTCTACCATATCTACATTTGTAATTAAAGCTCAAAGCAAAATTAATAAAATAATATATGGATCTGCTAGAGCTGATATAAAAAATAAAAGTACTAATAAAGGTGACGTTCAAGCTACTATGGAAAGGGGTATTATTCCTATATTAGATCAAATATCCACTGTAAATTTATGTGCATTAAATGATCCAACACAAGATATATCAAATGTTACAAAAATAATAAATAAAACAAGAGTAGTCGATCTCATAAGAGCTATATTAGTACAATCAAATAATATAAATTCTATAGCTAGAAAAATATTAGGATTTATAAACTCAGGAAGATCTATCGTTCAAATAATAGTTTTATTACTAAAAGTGTTTAAACTAATTGCTAATTTTTTAAAAACACTTCCTATTCCTTCAATATTTACTACAGTTGGAGTTTCAGTAACCATATCTGATACACTACAAACAAAAATAAATAAGTTTGTTGATACTAGTATTGATAGATTAAATCAAATAAATACAGTATTAAATTTAATTGTAATAGTTGCAACTAGTCTAATAATCGGAATAGATCAAATCATTCTTAGATTAAAAATGATTTTGATGAATATAGAAAGCTGCTCTACTCCTGAACTTTTAGCAGATTTAAATTCAACTATTTCTAATCTGCAAGATTCTAGAGACGGACTTCAGAAATTCATAAATGATTACAATAACAACAAGACTCAAAAAGATACTAATTTTGGTGGCTATAAAATAGAAATAGTTACAGAACAAGTAGTAGACGAAGGTATTAATTTAAAAAGAAGATTTGGTATAGCTATAGATCAAAAAGGATATATAGTAGTTCAATCTACTCCAACATTTGCTTCTCTAGACTTAATAATAATAAACGAAGTAAAAGTATTATTAATATCCAAAGGATTAGTAGATTCTAGTTTACAATCTTTATCTACAGATCAAGTTTTAGTAGTTACAGAAGCATTAAACTATCTAGAAGACAATTCTTTAAATATACAAGACCTAGATATATCCCCAGATCTTACCTTAGAATCTGAAAATATACAAGCAAATGATTCTCTTGGATTAAATAACTTTATTAATAATTTGAAAGGTGGTTCTGCTCTTCGCAAACAAATGAGAAGGGTATTAGCTATTTCTATTGCTAAATTAGGAACCGGGATTAAAAATACAGATCCAAACAATAAATTTTCTATAACTCAAAAAGTATAACAGTAAACTTATAAAAATAATATTTATAACATATGGGACAATTAGACCAATTAAGAAAGCTTATAAGAGAAGAACTCAGGTCCGTTATCAAGGAGGAGCTTCCTAAAATATTAAAGGAAAGCTATAAGCCTGTCATGTCTGATCCTAAAAAGAACCTTCAGGAGCAGGTTAAATCAAAAATACCAGGCACATTAAATACTCATGCATCTAGACCTCAAATCAAATTTGCAGGTAATAATCCTATGGCAGCCTTATTAAATGATACTGCTAATAGTATGTTAAATGAAGACTTTTCTATGACATCTGCCGATGTACACCCAGGGATGGGTTTCCAGCCTAAAGAGGTTTCTGTAGGATCTGTTGAAGGAATGCTTGGATCAGCTAGACCTAGCTCAAATATAGACGCTGTTCAAATAAATGAAGTTCCTGATTTTTCTGGCCTAATGGCTAAGTTTAAAGAGAGAGGCGAAATATAATGGCATACGGATTAAAGAAAATAGCTGTAATAGATTTAAAACCATCAACCGGAGTTGGGGTGGCTATTCCATTTTCTGCCGATAATGTATTCACTACAACATATACCACCAAAGATCAGACTAAATATAATTTAATTAACTTCTTATTGACTGATCCTAGAGAGAGGCCGTTTAATCCTAATTTTGGAGCCGGTTTAAGGGCAAGACTTTTTGAACAGATAGATCAGACTACTTTTGAAGATATGAAGCAGTCTATAAGAACTCAAATAGAAAATAATTTTCCAAACGTTGAAATAGTTACTCTAGAAATAACAGGAAATCCTGATTATAATTCAATAAACATTAAATTTAGTTATAGACTATTAAGATCAAATGAAAATGATTCAGTTATATTGACCATTCAAAATATGTAAAAATGCCAGATCAAATAGATATAAAATATCTGAATAAAGACTTTTCTACTTTCAAAGCAGATTTGATTGAGTATGCCAAGTCTTACTATCCTACAGTCTATAATGACTTTACTCAGGCTTCTCCTGGAAGTATGTTTATTGAAATGGCTTCTTATGTAGGAGACGTTCTTTCATTTTACTTAGACAATCAACTTCAAGAGACTTTCTTACAATACGCTAAGCAAAAAAATAATTTATATACTCTAGCTTATATGCTAGGATATAGACCAAAGGTTACTTCTGCTGCTATAGTAAATTTAGATGTATTTCAACAAATTCCTGCTATTACTGTAGGAATAGATACACTTCCTGATTTTAGCTACGCTATGACTATTGAGCAAGGTATGCAAGTTAAATCAAATGTAAATAGCTCTGTTTTGTTCTTTGCTTCTCAAAAAGTTGATTTTACTACTTCATCTTCATATGATCCTACTACAATAGAAGTTTACACAGTAGATGGAACTAATACGCCGACATCTTATTTGATGAAGAAAACAGTTCAAGCACTTTCTGGTGAAGTAAAAACACAATCATTTACTTTTGGCGCAGCTCAAAGATTTGTTAATGTTACAATACAAGATAATTCTATTATCACAATACTAAATGCAAAAGATTCAAATGGTAATACGTGGTATGAGGTACCCTATTTAGCGCAAGATTATATACTTCAGCCTGTAGAAAATACCGCCGCAAATTATCCTAGCTTATATCAGTATCAAAATCAGGTGCCATATGTAATTCAAAAAGTTTCTGTTCCTAGACGTTTTGTTTCTAGGTTTAAAACAGATGGATCTTTAGATATTGAATTTGGTTCTGGCATCAATTCTGTAGCAGACTCTGTAGTTGTACCTAATCCTAATTCTGTAAGCGTAGGTTTAACTGGTGGCGGGCTTAGCACCCTATCGAGTTCTTTCGATCCTACTAATTTTGTAACTACACAGACTTATGGTCTAGCTCCAAAAAATACTACTATAACTTTTCAATATTTAGTAGGCGGTGGCGCATCGGCGAATGTTTTATCAAATCAATTAACACAAATTGTTTCTTCTACAGTATCAGGAAATACAACATACCAAAATACTATAGTAGTTAATAATACAGATCCTGCCTCAGGAGGCGGTGATGGAGAATCTGTAGAAGAATTAAGATTTAATATAGCAAATGAATTTCCAACTCAGCTTAGAGCAGTTACTCAACAAGATTACTTAGCTAGAACAATGAGTATGCCTTCTCAGTATGGTAAAGTTGCAAAAGCATATATTACTAAAGATGATGCAACATTTGCAAATTACATGCTAGCTGATCAAAGTCAATTTGATCCAATGCTAGTAAGCTTATATGCACTAGGTTTAGATGCTAATAGTAACTTAGCAGATCCATCTCCTGCTCTTCTTAAAAATATTCAAGAATACTTGAAAGAATATAGAATGCTGACAGACTCTGTTAATATTAAGCCAGCTTATATTATAAACATAGGATGTAATTTTGATATAATTATAAGACCAAACTATACTAGTCAAGATGTTATAGCAAGGTGTATTCTATCTTTACAAGATTATTTTAATATAGATAATTGGCAAATAAATGAACCTATAGTATTAGGAGATACATACTCACTATTAGATTCAATAGATGGAGTTCAAACTGTTAAAACAGTTAATATAGTTAATAAAACAGGAGAGGCTAATGGATATTCAAAATACTCGTATGATATTTCAGCAGGTACTTTAGATGGCGTTATATATCCTTCATTAGATCCATCTATTTTTGAATTAAAATATCCAAATTCAGATATTCAAGGTAGAGTAGTAACATTATAAAAGATAAAAAATGGCCATATATAAAATATTTCCTTCTGCTGATGCCTCGATATATTCATCCGCTCCTGCACAAAACACAGGGTTAGATGAAATTCTTGAAGTTGGAGTTAAGAATAATTTAACCCCTCTAAACTATTTTGTTGATCCAGTTACAAGCCAGCCATTACTTGCTGATGATTTAAGAAGATCATTAATACTATTCTCTAATGAAGATATTAGTACACTAAAAACATATGCAACTGGTTCTTGGAAAACAAGTCTTAAATTGTATTTAGCAAATGCTGAGAATCTTAGTACAACATATAGTGTAGAAATTAGACAGGTTTCTCAATCTTGGGAAATGGGAACTGGTAAAAGAGCCGATGTACCTGAAACAAGAAATGGTGTTTGTTGGTATAATACAGGATCTTTTACTACTGCTGGTAATAACTGGTCGCTAAATAGATCTGCATATTTAACACCAGGAGGAGGATCTTGGACAAATTTATATGCTACAGAATCATTTACATATACGGCAAATAAAGATATTGATAGTGACGTAACTTCTATAGTAGACACATGGTTTAGCGGTAGCGCAAATAACGCAGGATTTATTTTAAAGTTTCCTGATTCTGTGGAACAAAATGATAAGTCTTATATTAATTTAAGCTTCTTTTCAGTGGATACACATACAATCTATCCACCAGTACTTGAAATTAAATGGGATGATAGTTCTTATTCTACAGGAAGCTTAGCTATTATCAATAACTCAAATACGATAATAACTTTAAACAATAATCAAGGAACATATAAGTACGGAACTAACAAATATAGATTTAGAATAAACTCAAGAGATAAATATCCTGCTAGAGTGTTTACTACGTCTTCTCTGTATACATCAAATAAAGCGCTACCGCAGACAGCTTATTGGGCTTTACAAGATTTAAAAACAGAAGATATAGTTATAGACTACGATACAGATTATACTAAAATAAGCTGCGATAATACTAGTAGTTACTTTGATCTTTATATGAAAGGTTTAGAACCAGAAAGATATTATAAAATATTAGTTAGAACAGTTTTATCAGACGGAGAATCTTATGACACCGATAATAATCTAATATTTAAAATAATTAGGTAATGGCAAATATAGATTTAGTAAAAGAAATTTATGGTGTCAATACTTATTCAAAAGCAGTAGATACTAGCTTTACTGAATTAGTAGCACCTGTTCAAGAACTGACAGCCAGCTTAATTACAGTAGATCAGTTTTTTACTTATTATGATGAATTATTCTTTAATATACCAGTATCAGGATCTATAAATTCACACACATACTTGGTTGAAAGAAGCCAACAATATATTGGAGGTTCTGTAATTGATGCTGAAAAGCAAGCACTTATAGAAGAAATTAACTCACTTCGTCAACAATTATTAGATTTAAACCAATCGTTTAGTAATATTAACGATCTACTATAATGGAATTAATAAACATAACATATTCAGGAGAGGGTAAACAACCAATAGAGCTTACGCCCAGTGATAGTCAATTAGTTACTTCTAACTTTATTAATTCTAATTTTGGTGCCACAGATGACTATATGGAGTTATTCATATCTGATCAATCAGGGCAGTTATTAGATCAAGATTATGACGCATTTGATTATTATCCTTTTTTATTAAACAATCCTCAAAATAATACATTCTCTGCTTTAACTTTAGATCCAGAAAGAGATCTTAAAAACAGAGGTTTTAATAGAGGGAGTCTTAATGCCCAATATAATTTTTATAAGAAGTTATTTAATTCAGAATTTGGAGTTTACTATTGGATTAAAGAAATTTCAACTTCTAGAACAGAATTAAAATTAGCTTCTCAAGTAATACCTAATCAGCAAATTTTAGATGGGTTTAATGCGTATCAAGCTTATATATCTACTAAAAACTACTATCCTATATTTTATTTGAATTTTGGTGATAATGTTTTAGTAACAGCAAATAATGTAGCATACACAGAAGATGAACAGGGGGGTTATTTATTAGTTAAGCTTTATGAACCGCTACCTACAGAATTTGATATAAAAAATCAATTGTGGATAATAGATAAGGTAGCAGAGTCTGTAAGTTTTGATGTTGATATTCAAGTTCAAGTAGAAGATACAGTAAATGTAAATAGACTAAGAGGTCCTAATTTTAATGTTAGATTAAATACAAAAAACGGACAAACAACTCCATATTATAATTATAACAATTTATTAGCGAGTCCAGTAACTTCATCATATCAAAAGTTATTAAGTTATTATCAAGATAAATCTGTAGACATTAATGTAAATTATTCTAGTTTTGATAATTTTATTCACTGGTCTAGTGCTGTTGAGAGAGTTAGTAACTTTGTTTATAAACTCCAACTTATTGAATCTAGTTCCGCTGATTTATCTGCTCAACAATCAATTATAGGAGGCTCTGGGGCATTATCTATTGCGTCTTCAAGTATAGGAGCAATAGAATCTTATATAGATAATATTATACAAAATTTTGATCCATACGAATATTTTTTATATTTTGAATCTTCAAGTTTTGCTTGGCCAAAATCTACTTCTACTCAACCTTATAGCATATATTCTGTATCATCTTCTATAGCTAAAAACTTTTTAGGTGGAGTAAACACAATCCCAACTCCGACTACTCAATCTTTATTATTTTCTGCATCTTATTACGACACTACTAACAAAGACCTACTTCATAATTCTATACCTCAGTACTTATTAGACGATTCAAGTAACGAGCCGTATATGACTTTTATTGATATGGTAGGTCAGCACTTTGATAATATTTGGATCTACTATAAAGATATTTCTAATAGGTATGATGCTACAAATAATCCTGAGACTGGTATATCATTAGACGTGGTTTCAGACGCACTGAGGAACTTTGGTATTCAATTATATACAAACACTAACGTATCAGATAACCTCTATTATACGTTGTTTGGAATCAACCCAGATGGATCCCTACTGCCTCCTACAGGTTCTGAAATTATAACTAACTATGTTACTTCAAGTTTAACCACACTTCCTGCCCAGACTATACAGGACGAAATATATAAGAGACTCTATCACAACTTACCGTATTTACTTAAAACAAAAGGTACAGAAAGAGGAGTAAAAGCTTTAATCGCTACTTATGGTATTCCCGATAGTATTTTAACTGTTCGCGAATTTGGTGGAAACTTTGTAGATGATGTAGATGGAGTATTTGATTTAGATACATCAGAATATAAAATTGCCATTGCTACAGGATCCAATGGAAATGTGACAGGTAGTTTAACTTTATCATCTTCACTACTCTCTCCATATACTACTATACAATACTATGAAAAAAATCATAGAGTTAATAGTACAAATATAGAGGTTGGATTTTCTCCGGCCGATGTAATTAATAATAATATATCTTCTCAAGGGTTTTTTAGCATAAATCAATTAATAGGAAAACCATCAGACCAGTATTCTTCATCCTATCAACCTTTAGTAAGTGCAAGTAATGCGTACTTTAGCACATATACTCAACCAAATAGTGTTTGGGAATACATTAGACTGCTGAAGTTTTATAACAATAGTATATTCAAATTAGTAAAAGATTTTATTCCTGCTAGAGCAAATGTTTCTACCGGCATTATTGTTAAATCACACATGCTAGAAAGAAACAAATATGCTCGCCATGAACCTGATGTAAATATAGAAAATAACTTCTCCCAGTCTATAGATATGGTTTCAATAACTGGCTCAGAAGCTGGTGCAATTTCTGGGTCTACTTATTGGGATGGATTTATACAATCTCCAAATGGGCTTTCTTCATATACTAGTTCTCAAAATATAGAACTATATAATGGTGAATTTAGTGGATCAACAATAGTAGTTACAGATGGAAATACTTTTAATAATCAATCTGAAATTTCTTCTATTAGTATTAGTGGATCTTCATTTGTAACATACTCACTTGGAGCACTGTATCAAAATATCACAGAATCAGTAAACTCTTTATATTTCTTCGATTTAGATTATAATTCAGATCAATTAAAGCCTGTTAATTATAATGCTGTTACTTATTCATTGAGTCAATCTCAAATAGATAATTATACAACATACAACAATCCTAATAACCCTTACGCTCAACTTCAAGATTATAATTACTTTTTGAAAAGATCAATTATACCAAGATACGAAGGATCTAAAATTCAAAGTGCTACATATAATGTTTATACAGACGGAGATAATTCATACGGTAAAACAGCCGTAATAGATAAAGGAAAATATCAATACGCATATTTAATTGACATCTATACATCGTCAGCTTATTTCCCAGGTAGATCTAATGCGCAGATCAAATATTTAATTGATAATAATGAAAACATACTTGATCTAACTAAAGCTAACACTAATATATTTGAAATACAAAATGTATTTCAATCTCAACAAACTTGTGATATTGGATTGTTTAAATATGATGAAGAGAATCCATATTCTCAACTATTAGCAAATAATCCAACTCAGGTAATATATGAAGGAGGATTTAGATATCTTCCAATGTTACATAATATTACTGGAGGGGTAAGTGTAACTCAATCATATACTTTAGATTCTCCTATACAAATAACTGTTCAAGGAAGTACCACCACAGCTCCAACATCAAGTGAAACTAATCCTGATAATTATATTCTAGATCATTGGTCTAAAGAAATTGTTTATGGAGGAGGGTATAGTGCGTATTTTATAAGTATAAGAGCATATTTTAATGGGCCCAATCTTTCTGAAGATGTTACTCTACAAGTACGTACGTTTTTAAATAATGATGGAGTATGTGGAACTGCAAGAACATTTAGTGTAACAATTTTACAGGGTGACACTATTGGATTTAGTAGTCAAGACGTGCTTGTTATTCCACCACCCGCACCAGGTCAACCACTAAATAGCACTGGAAATGGCGCGCCATTTGAAAGTACAGCATTCGCGTCTCCGACTACTACTCACTGGCCTCCTACAGGAGTTACAAAAACATGCGGATTAGATGTATTAAGCATTGCAGGCGGTAGTACGGGCGGTGGCGGTAGCACAACAACTTTTGAATCAACATTTTTGGTTTCTCAGGTAACAGGAAGTCCTTGTTTATACTATCTATCAGAATCTCAAGAAGTAGTATTCAATTCAACATTAGGATATCACTTTACCAATCCTGTAACTTTTAATTCTACTAGTGATCCATCTTGGCCAGCAGAAACTTTAGAAAGGGTAGTAATTCCATTTAGTTTAAACTCAGGAGATAAAATATCATTTTTTGATACTGGTTCATTGGGTTGGAGTGAAAATTCTGAGTATACTATAAAAAATGCCTATGTCACTGGTTCAGGTATTACAGGATCTAGGCTTATTGCCCAACTAGATAGATCACTTAATGCTGCGGTATTATCCTCAGGATCTGGTGTACCTGTTGATCCTTTTACAGGGTCTCCTTTTAGAGTTTGTAGATATATAGTATGGAAACACGTCCCAGATGAAACTAATGTAATTTTAAGATTTAATCCAGTAAGCCCTACATTAACAGAAGAAGGATTATTATTTCCTCAATATATATCAGAAATAGTTAAGCAAAACTCAGGTAATGTAATTAAAGCATTAAGATCTCAGAATCTTTTGCCACCATCACCTTAAACTTAAATTTTAAAAAGTCAAAAGAAAGATATTTATTTATAAAACAAAAGATTATATATGTCATATTTAAGTAGCACATCAGTAGTAGTTGACGCCATCCTTACTAAAAAAGGCAGGGAACTTCTAGCCAAGAATGACGGATCATTCAGGATCACTCAATTTTCTCTAGCAGATGATGAGATCGACTATACCCTCTACAATCCTAATCACCCATCAGGATCTGCATTCTATGGTGAAGCTATTGAAGCTATGCCAATTATTCAGGCATATCCTAATGATCAAGAGATTATGAGGTACAAGTTAATCACGCTCCCTAGAGGAACTGCTAAAATCCCAGTACTTGATCTTGGATATACTAATATAACTCTTAAACAAGGAGCTTCACTTTCAATAACTCCTCAGACGCTTAACTATCTTGGAGCAACATCAACATTTGAACAATCAGGATACACTGCCACGATTGGTGATGTTAGAACAGTGAGTAGTTTTAATGGAGTCGGCATTAACACACCAGAAGCTACCAGCTTAAACTCAACGACCACAATTGGTACTAATGTAAGTAAAACCGTAATTGGAACTACAATTAATATATCTGCTACTACGGTTAATACATTGTTTGGTGCTAATACATCTTTACAAACAACATTAATTGTGGTTGGTCGTGATTCTGGAGCTAGAATTTCTGTACCTGTAACAATAGTAAAAGTAAATCAATAATAGATTAAAATATGTCATTCACTAGATTAGACCCATCAGATTTTGTAGTATCAGCTGATTCAGTTACAGCGCCGGCATGGAGCAATAATGTACCTACTCTAACTGCTTTTTTTACAGCCTCTTCTACAGCAACAGGTAGTTATTATGTAGATGTTTATAATGGAATTTTTACTAATATTAGTTCATCAGTACAATTCTCAGTAGCATACGGAAATATTTACGGTTCTGGATCTGCGCCTCTAAATTCATTAGTACCGGGAAACAGCCCTACTAGAATTACATTTGGGCAATTTAGAAATATTATTTATGGAGATGCAGAAAGCCCAGTAAATTTTGGGTCTGGTAATACTGGTTCTGTAGATTTAATTGCTATTCAAGTTGATAGAAATAGATATAAAGAGTCTTTGTTCCCAGGAACATTTAACCTTAAACTATCTTATAAAACAAATACAGCTCCAATTCAATTAACAGATAATTCAAATGATATATCTACTATAACATATTTAGATTGTGGTAGGGCTTTTAATATTATCTCTGGATCTAATGGAAGTGCTGCAGCCTCTCCTCTATTGAGTGGAGCTCCTGATAAAGGATACACTGCTTCTGGGTCATATGGACTATATCTTCCGGATGTTGGATTGATCTTATTAAATCCAAAGGCTTTATATTTAAATGCTGCCGGCGGAGGAATAGACTTAGCCTTTCTTACAGGATCAGCTAATAGTACAGTTCAAGCTTCTTCGTATAATAACAATGCTATTTTTGAAGCCATTAATTCAGGAAGTTTCTTTCAATTAAATTCTCAAGAAACAATATCTTCAGATTATATCTTTGTAAGGATTAAAAACCAAGATTATAATTATACAACTAACCCATCATTTATATCTGGATCTGGTACTTTGATATACTCAAATTTTATCAACAGTCCTCAGACATTCCCTACAAGTGTTGGATTGTATAATGATAATAATGAACTACTTGCTGTAGCTAAAATGTCAAAACCTCTTACGAAAGATTTTACTAAAGAGGCTTTAATTAGAGTAAAACTAGACTTTTAAAAATAAATGTCAAGAGCGAAGAATACGATAAAGTTATCTGATATATCTTCGACTCCTATTAAAGTATTTTATTCTTCCTCTTATGCTAGTCAGTCTTTAATAGACTCAGGAATAACTACTAATAGGGGTACGAATATACCTCTGTCAGCTTCTATGTCTACAACTAATCAGACTAGAATGGTGAATTATAGAGTCATGAAACAACTCTATTATCAACCCTATTTAACAGGATCATTACTTAATTCAGCTTCTTATTGGGCACAGTCTTGGCAATCTACTGCCGCCTCTGGTACTTTTGATGATACCAATCTAACATTTCCAGGTGAAATAGGAAAGAACATTAGCTTTTTAGCAATTCCTCCAATCACATTTGGTGAACAAATAAGTAGAAAGAGTTTTAATATAGCTTCAACAGATTCTGTTAGTTATAATATAATTGATGATGGAAATGGAAATATAGTTGACTCGCTTTCCAATTCTATTCACGTAGGAAACATATTTTATGCACAAGGTATAGTTACGATCACAAATAACGATTATGTTGGCATAGCTTTAAATAATAACTTTACTATTAGTAGTAGTGTTATTCCTTCACCGTCAACTACTCCTAGCGTTTCTGTTACACCTAGTATATCAGCAACTCCTAGTGTAACTCCTAGTATATCTGTAACTCCTAGTATATCTGTAACTCCTAGTATATCTGTAACTCCTAGTGTAACTCCTAGTATATCTGTAACTCCTAGTATTTCTATGACTCCTACTTTGAGTCCTGGTATTTCATTAACACCTAGTATAACAGTAACTCCTAGTATTTCTCCTACTCGTACAGTGTCTGTCACCCCTAGTGTTACTAGAACGCCTAGTCCGACCCCGGCTTTTTATACTGTAACTGTAGATAGGGCATTTCAATCTGCTGTAACTGTTCCACCTCCTGCAAGATTCTGGTATAAATTAGGAGCTGGCGGTACTAAAACAGAAATAGGAACATCAACAAAAACCCCTGTTTGTAATACAACAGCAACTCAAGGAACTATAACAAATATACCGGCCGGAACCGTATTATATCTAGGTGTAGAAGCTGATAGCGTAGGTGTTAGATTTGGTCCAGGCGGTTGTGCAGGATCAGCTCTTTCAAATTGTGGTTTTGATTTCTCACCTTATTCATTTACGGTAACCTCTAGTACTACTGTGACATTAAAAGTTGCTATAAATACTGGAGATTATATGACATGTTAAATAGTTTTATAATATTAGATAATAGCAAATAAATATATATATTAAGTGCAGGTATTAATAACATTATCATCATACGGAGACGCGGTAGGTCCTTTCGACATCTACTATGGCTACTATGCACCTGCATCAGAAACTCTGGTTATAGGTAATATAGATATAGATACATTAGCTTTAGGATATATAGTTAATTCTCCTGATGATATTAGTTATATTAGAGTAGAAAATTTAGACGAGTACGGTGGAAATGATCAGTATGTTTATTTTACACCTCCATCTCCTACGCCATCAGTATCTATTACTCCTAGCGTATCTGTAACTCCTAGTATATCTATTACTCCTAGTGTAACTCCTAGCGTATCTAGAACTCCTAGTGTATCCAAAACACCTAGCGTGTCTGTAACACCTAGCATATCCAAAACACCTAGTGTATCTGTAACTCCTAGCGTATCTGTAACACCTAGCATATCCAAAACACCTAGTATATCTGTAACACCTAGCGTATCTGTGACACCTAGCGTATCTGTGACACCTAGCGTATCTGTGACACCTAGTGTATCTGTGACTTCTAGTGTAACACCTAGCTTGTCAGCAACTCCATCAATATCTGTAACGCCTAGCATATCTAAAACTCCTAGTATATCTGTGACTCCTAGTGTAACACCTAGTGTGTCTATCACGCCTAGTATATCTATTACTCCATCTATATCAGTAACACCTAGTATTTCAATCACACCTACTATTTCAGTAACACCAGGCATATCACCAACGCCTAGTGTATCAATAACACCAAGTATTAGTATAACACCTAGTATTTCTATAACTCCTAGTATTTCAGTTACTCCTAGTATTTCAGTAACTAGAAGTGTTACTCCTAGCATATCAATAACTCCTAGTATTTCAGTTACTCCTAGTATTTCAGTTACTCCTAGTATTTCAGTAACTAGAAGTGTTACTCCTAGCATTTCAGTTACACCTAGTATATCTAGAACTCCTAGCGTATCTGTTACTTCTAGTGTAACTCCTAGTATTTCTGTAACGCCTAGTGTATCTGTAACTCCAAGCATATCCGTAACTCCAAGTGTAACTCCTAGCGTATCGGTTACACCTTCTATATCTAGAACTCCTAGTATATCTGTAACTCCAAGTGTAACTCCTAGCGTATCGGTTACGCCTTCTATATCTAGAACTCCTAGTATATCTGTAACTCCAAGTGTAACTCCTAGTATTTCTGTAACGCCTAGTATATCTAGAACTCCTAGCGTGTCTAGAACTCCTAGCGTAACACCTAGTATATCAAAAACTCCTAGTGTAACTCCAACTGTAACTCCTAGTACATCAGTACCTGCTATAGCATTTACTACATCTACTAGCGATTTCGTAGGATTCTTTGAAGCTTGCGCATCTGGAACTCCAACTGGAGCTACTATATATCAAAGCCCGGTATATTCTGTTCCTACAGTTGGTCAGCAATTATATTCAAATCCTAATTTGATTTTTGCTAATCATTGGGCTCCAACTATAAGTTCAGAAGGATGGTTTAAATTTAATAGATCTAGTAGTAATTGGGCAGTTCAAGTTAACTCTAATGGATTAATAATAGATGTTCTAGATTGTACAGTTGTTCCTTCAGTAACTCCTAGTATTTCAGTAACTCCTAGCGTCTCTGTTACTCCTAGTGTATCTGTAACTCCATCGATATCAGTTACACCTAGCATATCTGTAACACCAAGTATTTCTGTAACTCCTAGTATTAGTATAACACCTAGTATTAGTATAACTCCAAGTATTTCTGTTACACCTAGTGTAACTATAACTCCAAGTAATACTGCTAAATACACAGTAACAGTTAGACATGGAAACTCTGCTACAAGAAGTGTTGGGGGTGTTACATCTGTAGTTTATAGGTTAGGTAGCGGCCCCCATACTAAGACTACATTAGCGTCAGGTATAACAGGACCAGATTGTGGTACAACTGCTTTAACAGGAACTATTACTAATGTAACAGCAGGAACTGTACTTACTATAGGAGCTCAAATTGGAGGTACTTCAGATCAAACATTTGGTGTAGCTGGATGTGCCGGTGGATCAACTACCAATTGTGGATATGATACAACTCCTTATCAAGTAACAGTAAACTCTAATATTACTATAGAATTAAAACTAAACGTATCAGCAGGTGCTTATACTACTTGTTAATAATTAAAAATAAATTTTTTTATTTGAAATAAATTTTGTATATTAAGTTATGGCTAAAATATTCGTTTCGATCGCAGCATACAGAGATCCCGAACTTCTTCCTACTTTAAAAGATCTCTTAAATAATTGTTCTGAACCTGATAATCTACACGTTTGTATCGGTTGGCAGCACTCTGAAGAAGATACTTGGGATAATTTAGATGAATATAAAAATGATTCTAGATTTACTATCTTAGACTATAACTATAAAGATGCTAAAGGTGTTTGTTGGATTAGAAAAAGAATTCAAGAACAATATAAAGGAGAGGATTATTACTTTCAGTTAGATTCTCACCATAGATTTAGTAAAGGTTGGGATACTACACTAAAAGATTATATTCACTATTTTCAGTCTAAAGGAAACAAAAAGCCTTTGCTATCAGCATATATACCAGGATACTTTCCAAAGAACGATCCAGAAGGTAGAAATGAAGAAGTGTGGAGTTTAAACATACAAAGGTTTATGCCTTCAGGAGTTATATTCTTAGAGCCTCATGGAGTAACTGAATGGAAAGAATTAACAGAGCCTTTTCCTACTAGATTTATATCGGCACACTTTATATTTACTTTAGGTAAGTTTGTTGAAGAAGTACCTTACGATGAGCATTTATATTTTCATGGCGAAGAATCTTCTTTAGCTGCTAGAGCATTTACATTTGGTTATGATTTATTCTCTCCTCATAGAGCTATAGTTTGGCATGAATATACTAGAGATGGCAAGAAAAAACATTGGGACGATAGTCAAGACTGGGCACAAAGAGATCAAGCATCTTATGCAAGATATAGAAAGTTAATGGGAGTAGAAGGTACTTGCAGTCCTTGTACAAGAAAATCATTGGGAGTAGAAAATTATTTTGGTGAAGAGAGAACATTCGAAGAATATGAAAAGTACGCAGGTTTAAAATTCTCTACACAACAAATACATATAGAGGCAAAGAATGGTGAGTTTCCTCCAATCAAAAGTGACTATGAATCTGGTTTAGCTCACATAAGAAAATATTGCATCGATATTTATAAAGGATCACTTACTGAGCAAGACTACGACTTTTTTGCTATAGCATTTCTAGATGATAAAGGAAATGATATTCATAGAAGAGATGCAGAAAAGAGTGAAGTATTAGCACTATTTACAGAAAATAAAGATGATCAATTTATCCATATTTGGAGAACATTTGAACATCCAGATAAGCCTTACTCATGGAGAGTTTGGCCTCACACCGAATCTAAAGGGTGGATGGAAAGAATAGAACAAGTTATATCATATGAATAAGAAACCTACAATATTAGTTCACTTACCGGCATACCGCGATCCTGAATTAATTCCAACAATTAAAGACGCATTAGACAAAGCAAAGTATCCTAATCGTATACACTTCGGTATATGTAGGCAGTACCATCCAGAAGACGGATTTGATGATCTAACAGAATATAAAACAGATAAAAGATTTAAAATCTATGAGTGCTTATATAGTGAAGCTCAAGGTCTTCCTTGGGCAAGAGCTATAATTAATGAGCAGTTATTAACTGATGAAGACTATGTATGCCAACTAGATTCACATCATAGATTTGCTCAGGATTGGGATGAGACATTAATACAAATGCATCTTGATTTAGAAGCTAAAGGATATAAGCCAATCATAGCAGGATACTCTCCTCTATATGATCCATTTAATGAACCTGCTGGTAGATCAATGGAACCATGGCAATCTCAATTTGTTTGTTTCTATCCTCATGGAACTATATTCATTAGACCTGGTTTATTACACGGTTATGAGAATATGACTGAACTTCCGATGTCTAGATTCTTATGCGGACATTTTGACTTCGCAAGATCAGAATGGGCAAGAGATGTAAGACACGATCCTAATATATATTTCTCAGGTGAAGAGATTAATCTAACAGTCAGATCATACACTCATGGCTATGATATGTTTCACCCGAATAAAATAGTAGTGTGGCATTCAACTATGCGTGAAGAAAGAGCTGGAAAATTAAAGTGGGATGATGATGTTAAACTAGGCAATGATTGGTATAACAAGCAAGAGACCGCTAGGAAAAGAATAAGAGTCTTACTAGGGTCTGAACAGGATAGCTCGGTGGATTTGACTGGATACGGCCTGGGAACAGTCAGAACAGTTAGGGACTACGAGAAGTACGCAGGCGTTAATTTTAAAACAAGATCTGTTCAAAAGTATACTCTAGATAATCAATATCCTCCTAATCCACATATTCAAGATGATCAACTTTGGGAAAAATCATTCATGGAATCATTTTATCACTTAGTAACAATATATAGACACGATTTCCCTAGGAATAATTATAAGCACATATTAGTAGCCTTTGATGATGATCAAGGTAATTCACTAAATAGTAAGTTTATAACAGATTATGAATTGCAGAATTTCATGACTAATGGAAACCACATTCATTATGAAGAGTATTTCTTAACAGACAAAACGCCTGCTAGAGTAGTATTCTGGGGATACACAGAAGAAGACGGCTGGGTAGAAAGAATAGAACACAAAATAGACTAGTGATAAATAAAAACGATATACAAAGTTTAGTAGGAAATCATGTAGCGCCCTACATTTATAATTCAAAAGTATTTGAACCAGGAAAAACTCCTATTTACTATTCCGGACCTTATTGGGATAATAAAGAAGTAGAAGCCGCAATAGATACGTTTCTAAATGGGAAGTGGATAACTGCAGGAGAAAAGGTTTACAAGTTTGAAAATGCTTTTAGTAAAAAGTTTAACGTTAAGCATTCTCACATGGTTAATTCTGGAAGTTCTGCTAATCTAGTTTTAATAGCTGCTCTAAAGAAAAGATTTAACTGGGCAGATGATGATGAGATTATAGTGTCTCCGGTAGGGTTTGCTACAACTGTTTCTGTTCTATATCAAAATAAACTAAAAGCTGTTTTTGTTGATATTGAATGGCAAACGCTTAACTTTGATGTAAGTAGAATAGAAGAGAAAATAACTTCTAGAACAAAAGGTATTTTCGTATCGCCGGTATTGGGAAATCCTCCTGATATGGATAAGCTTAAAGCTTTAGCAGACAAATATGATCTTAAACTTATAGGAGATAATTGTGATAGTTTAGGGAGTGCATGGAATGGTAATTATATAACAGACTACTATGTAGCTTTTTCTAATTCATTTTATCCAGCCCATCATATTTCTACTGGTGAAGGTGGAATGATATGCACTAATGACGATGAGCTAAAGTCTTTATTCGTAAGCCTTTCATGGTGGGGAAGAGATTGTTATTGTATAGGATCTGCTAATTTACTTTCATGTGGAACATGCGGAAATAGATTTGATAAATGGTTAGAAAACTATGATGGCATTATTGATCATAAGTATGTGTTTAGTGAAATGGGATATAATTTAAAACCATTAGATTTACAAGGTGCGATTGGTTTAGTACAACTTGATAAATTAGATGAAATTGAAACTAATAGAAAAGTTTCTAGAAATACTTTATCTAAAATATTCACTGATAATATACCTGGTTTAAGAATACCAGACGTATTATCTAAAGCGGATCCATGTTGGTTTGGTACTCCATTTATATGTGACGAACCAGGATTAAAACATAGACTAGTAGAATATCTAGAGGCAAATAAAATACAAACTAGAAATTATTTTGCAGGCAATATCTTATTACACCCAGGTTATTCTAAACTTGATGACTATACTTTATATCCGGAAGCAAATAAAGTACTTGATAAGGTATTTTTTATAGGAGCGGCTCCACATTATACAGAACCGGTATTTGATTATATAAATGATGTTATAACTAAATTTAAATGAAAATATTAGTACTAGGAGATGGTTTATTAGGAAGTGAGATTGTAAGGCAAACAGGGTGGAATTATATTTCTAGAAAAAAAGACAATATTGATTTTATTAATGACTCACTATCTTTTTATTTAGGACATTATGATATTATACTAAATTGTTTAGCTAATACAGATACGTACTCAACAGATAGAGAGCGTGTATATTCTATCAATTATCATTTTATTATTAAGTTATCAAATCTTTGTAAAATATTAAATAAAAAATTAATTCACATATCTACAGATCATGTTTATGCTGATTCAGATTCTGATATTGATGAAAATGGTTTAGCTATACCGGCTCCAAATTTTTATTCATATTCAAAATTATTAGCAGATGAATATGTTATGTTTAATAATAATGATCATTTAATATGTAGATGTTCATTTAAACCAAAACCATTTCCGTATAATAAAGGTTGGGTTGATCAATATGGAAATTTTGATTATGTTGATGTTATAGCTAATTTAATTATACAATTAATAAATAAAAATGCTAATGGAGTTTATAATGTAGGAACAGAGAAAAAAACAATATATCAATTAGCTAAACAAACAAATCCAGATATCATGCCAGGTTATAGACCAAATAATGTACCTAGTGATATAACAATGAACTTAGATAAACTAAATTCTATTTTATGAATTTAACTTTTTTCTTTGATAAAGAAGGAGCCGGGAATCCTTATTTTAAATATATCTACAATACTATATTTGATTTATTTAATTTAAAATTTCCTGAGCACTCTATAAAGCACCGACAACCAGAAGGGTCATATCAAAGTTCTCCTGGTGGGATGTCTAATTTTCAAATTATAAATGATGAAAATAATAAAACTATTTTAATGTCTTTTTGGGACAGAGGAATGAATACATTTTTACCTGGTTTAGGATGGGAAAAATATAAAATAGTTCAATATATAGGAGGTCTAGGAATGAACTTAAATTCTAACCAGATAAAAGAAACTTATGGAATAGACCATTCTAATTTCCAATATCCATTAGGAGTTCCTAATAGTTATGATTATCTAGATCAAGTAAGAGTAGAATATAATCCAGAACAAAAGATAAGAAAAGCTATTTTTATAGGCGCTATATATGGAACAAGAACTCCACTGTCAGAGCTACTATCAAAACATGAATTATTTGAAGTACTAGATAACTCAACAGGGTATCACGGTTTGGAATATTATAAAAAGATAAATGAATATAGAGTATCGTTATCTTTTAATGGAAATGGTGAATTTTGTTTACGAGATTTAGAATCTATGGGGTTAGGAATACCATGCCTAAGATCTGAGTTAAAGACGCAGTTTTATAATCCACTTATACAAGACTACCATTATATTAATGGAGGGAGAGTTTGTTCAAATGCTTGGTTTACATATTCTGATTCTAAAATAGAAGATATCGCAGATGAATACATAAATGCATTAGAACTTATTATAGATGATTATGATAAATTAAAAAAAATCTCTTCTAATGGGCAACAGTATTTTAATTCTTATTCTAAACCTGATTATATTATTGACTTATTTTTTAAACTAGTTAAAATACATGAACTCAATAATTAAAGAAAAGATTGCCATTTGTTACTCGTGCGCAGGAGAAAGTTATCGAGAGAGTGCGGTCCGTCAATTAACAGAACACTACTTCGATGATGACAATTTATTTTACTTTATAATAACAGATGATAAAAAGTATTTTGATAATATAAAAAGGAAAAACCTAATTGTCAATGAATTAAAAGACTTTTATGAAGAGTTTCCTCACGTAGAAAAATATGAGGCTTTATTAGAATCAGTAGATAAAAATGATTATGCTAAACAATTTGTAGAATCGGGGTATTTATATTCTTTTTCATTGATGAGATTTCATTTATTACAAGCTTATAAACATGGAATAACTAATGTATCTATAATGTGTACAGATACTAATATAAATTTTGAATTATTTAATAATAATTTATTTGATATTAAAAATACAATTTATAATGCGGTATCAGAATGGGATACAAATATCGATAAAAAAGATATGGATATTATTAAAAACTATTTAAAAGAAAACCATAATCTAGTACCTTCAGAAGTCGTACGTGTTTTAGACGCAGCTGCAAGATTTTTTATTTTTAGTGATTTAGATAATATGTATAATTTTTTTAATATATGGAATCAAACTATTATATATCTCTATGAAAATAACTTAATGAGAAGATTCGCAGGCTCATATGTATATCATGATGAATATATATTAGCTCCTATCTATAATGTATTTAAACTCACCGAAAGAGATTATCATTCAACAAGTAGAATATTCACTGTTATACATAACCAAATTCATGAAAGATTTTGGAAAGCAGGAGGATCTATTGATGGTATCATGGATCACATTAATTATAATGAATTTTTAAAAATAAACAATTTATCTAATGGCTAATATAAGTTATCACGGATCTCATAATGGAGGTTTAGTTATAGAAAACAATGGTGAAATCCTATGTGTTGTAGAATTTGAAAGATTCATCAATAGTAAAAATGTTGGGATGTCTCAATATAAAATGCCTAGACATATTATAATTTGTCTTGAGCAAATATTAGATTGGGTTTATAAAGAGTATGGAATAGAAGAATTTGAAAATTGTTATTTTTCATCTACAGATTTTATAGGAGAATCTTTTACAGGCCCCTATCAGCTTTTTCAAACTTACAACATGATAAAAGCTAAAAACTATATTCATGGAACGCATCACGAATCTCATGCGGCTGGTTGTTTTTATCAATCGCCATTTAAAGAAGCTATAGTATTCTCTTTCGATGGAGGCGGAGACGATGGAGAGTTTAATGTATACCATGCCGTAAGAGGTCAAGAGCTTAATAGATTAGCTCAACTTTTAAATCCAACATATAATAGACCTCACCTATATTATAACTTAGGATTTGCGTATATGATATTCGGGCAATATCTAAAAGACATAACCATAGATAATGTTTCAGATGGTAACTTAGTATGGCCAGGAAAAATAATGGGATTAGTTTCCTACGGTAAATGGAAAGAAGAGTGGTTAGATGCATTCATAACATTTTTTAAAGATGATCCAGACGGGCATGAAAATGATTATGTTGGTAAATTAAATACTCTAGGTGAAAAAATAGGAATCTCATTTGATATAAATAATAGATTTGAAGGACAGTTAGCTTATGATGTTGCGGCTACCGCACAAAGAGCTTTTGAAGAGTGCTTTATAGAAGTAGCAAAACCATATTTCGAAGAGTATCCAGATCTTCCTATTTGTATAACTGGAGGCTGTGCTTTAAACATTATATTGAATACTAGAATAAAACAAGAGTTTAATAAAGAAGTTTTTGTAGGACCTAATCCAAATGATTGCGGAATAGCTTTAGGATTAATGTTAAAACATTTAAAGCCTGAAAATGCTATTGATATAACTTATAAAGGGCTTCCTATATTAGATAAAAATTTACTAGTCCAAAGAGTTTGTGAGCATAATAATGTTAGGAGATTAATGGAAAGAGACGAGGCATATCATCCGGTTGAACAATATGATCCTTCGATAGTAGTTCAAGATTTATTAAGTGGTAAAATAATTGGTGTAGTTAAAGGACAATCAGAGCACGGTCCTAGAGCATTAGGACATAGAAGTATATTATGTAACCCATCCATACCAGAAATGAAAGATGTATTAAATGCTAAAGTTAAAAATAGAGAGTGGTATAGACCATTTGCACCGGTTGTTAGATTAGAAGACGTAAGTAAATATTTTGAATGGGAAGGAGAATCTAGGTGGATGAGTTTCTGCCCGACAGTTAGAGAAGAGTGGAGAGAAAAGTTAGCCGCTATTACTCATGTTGATGGAACTGCTAGAGTACAAACAGTAACAAAAGATCAAAATGAATTTTTATATAACCTACTTACTGAATTTGAAAAATTAACAGGCGTAGGAGTTTTACTAAATACGTCTTTTAATGTTAATGGAAAACCTATACTATCTACATATGCAGACGCATTTGAAATTTATACCAAGACACAGTTAGATTGTTTATTATTAGAAGATTATTATATAAGAAAAGAAGATTATAAAAGATATGAAAAATAAACCTGTAGTTGTTACTTGGGGATTAGGACCTAGTTATAGAGATAGAGTCAAACAAAATTTTTTAGAAAGTATTTCTATGGGATATAGTGATACCATGGATTATATTATTTTAACTGACTTACCGTCTGATTTTGATGAATTAAGAAGTAGCACAAATAAAATAATAGATGTCATTAATATTCATGAAGTAAGAAAAGATTATCTATGGTCTATAGATATAGAATATATACCTACTAATCAAGAAACTTATGGAAAAGATTATAGAGATAATTTATATAATAAAAACTTTTTTTCTTATTCTTTAAATAGATTCTCTTTACCAAGAATAGCAGAACTAGGATACACTAAGTTTATAATGCATGATCCAGATGCAAATTTAAAATATGATAAAATAGTTTCTGGAGAAATATCTGAAGAAGAATTCTGGAGTGAATTTGATACTCCAATAAATTCAATGAAGGCATGTCATAAAGAAGAATTAAAAATAGAGTTAGGAAAATTTCATGATACCGCAGCAATGGGATCTGCAAGTTACTCTGGTTTACAATTAGCATCTATTATAATGGATAGGCTAAATAATAAATATGATACGCATAATACAGATCCTATAATACGTAATCTACCAATAACAGAAGGTCCTTTTAGATATTATAATTTTGATTCTGTAGACACTGTTAAAAAATATTTTGATGTTTGGAATAAATGTTGTAAAATTAGTTATTCAAATAACATTTTTAGAGGGTGTTCTGAATGTGGTGGGTATATGCTTTGTGATTATATTCCTGTAGGAGTAGCTAACAAGTACTGTGACATTAAAGTTTTAGACTTTAGTAAAAAATATTATGACATAAAAATATATTTTACAGATAGATACTTTATTCCAAAGTCTATGAACTTCGCAGATGGGAGTGGGTTCATACCAGCAGATACTATAGAACAGTTTTATGAAATAAATAAAGAAAAAATACAAATTTTAAAGTCAGAAAATAGATGGCCGATATTTTAAAATATTAATATGAAAAAAAAGCTATTCAAAAAAGTAAGGGGTTTTGAGAATATAAAATTAGAACCTACTATAATAAATGATGATCAATTAGATTATCTTGTTCTTTATTTATTAGATTGTATAGATAATAATATAGACGGCGATGTTGTAGAACTAGGTTGCTTTGTAGGAGAGTCTAGTAAGTATTTAAGAAAATCAATTGAACAATCAGAATCTAGTAAGAAGCTATATGTGTATGATTCATTTGAAGGACTTCCAGAGTTAACAAAATATGAAGAGGGCACTGGTTGGAGAGAGGGTACTTTAAATACTACGGAAGATATATTAACAAAGAATTTTGTACAGAATGGCTTAGAGCTTCCAATTATTACTAAATCTTGGTTTAAAGATATACCAAATGAAAGACTCCCAGAAAAAATATCATTTGCTTTTCTTGATGGAGATTTTTATAATTCAATATATGACAGTCTAACTAAAATATATGATAGAGTAGAAAACGGCGGATACATTTGTTTTCATGATTATGATAGAAACGATTTACCAGGAGTGAAAGCTGCTATAGTAGACTTCTTCTCAGAAAGGTCTATTAACTATGAAATACTAAAAGTATGTGATCAATTAGCTATAATCAAAAAAAATGAAAAAATAGTATCTTTAAGTATAGAAAAATATGATAGAGCAAATATAGAATCAGAAGAATCTTTGGACTATTATATAAAAAAATATGGCACAGATAAATCTATAAGTGGATATACTCCAATGTATGAATGTATATTTGATGATCTTAGATCTGAAAGATTAGCTTTATTAGAAATAGGAATAGGTAGTTTAGATAATCATGTAATAGGAAATTTTATACAAACAAAATCAATTTACTATGATCACTATGTACAAGGCGGATCTTTAAGAGTCTGGAGAGATTATTTTCCAAAAGCAGAAATACACGGCATCGATATCGCAGACGATTGTAAATTTTCAGAAGATAGAATTTCAACATTTATTTGTGATTCTAGAGATAAAAGTGAATGCGATTCGTATCTAAAAGAAAACACTTATGATATTATAATTGATGACGGACTCCACAAAGCAAGTGCACAACTTCAAACGTTAAAAAACTTTTTTGATAGAGTTAAAAAAAATGGGTATTATATTATAGAAGACTTAGGTGGTGGCGGAGATGGAACTAATTTATATGCAGATAGAAAACAAGACGTTATTGATATTATAAAAGATCATGAATGGTTTTTTAAAAATAATTTTTTAGCTATTAAAAAAACAAATTCAAAAAGAGGAGAGTTATCTTCATTAACAGAATTTAAAAAGGAAAATAATCGTCCTAAATCTGACTTAACAATAGTTTCTGGATTATGGGATATAGGAAAACAAAATAGATCATTTGATCATTACTTAATGTGCTTTGAAAAATTCCTAGAAATAGATCAAAATCTGTTTTTATTTATACCTAAAGAATTAGAAGACTTAGTATGGACCAAAAGAAGTAAACATAACACAAGAATAAAAATAGTTGAATTAGAAGATGTTAAAAATCTATATGGTCCTTTTTGGGATAGGACACAAGAAATAAGAAAGTCTGAAGACTGGATTAATCAAGCAAATTGGTTAGCTAACTCTCCACAAGGATCTCTTGAGTGGTATAATCCTATTGTGATGTCTAAACTTGCAATACTTCATGATGCTAGCATTTATAATCCATTTAGAACAGAGAATTTTATTTGGTTAGATGCTGGAATTAGTAATACTATAAACTATAATTTATTAATAGAATCTGATTTCTTTGATAAGCTACCATCATATCTAGATCCATTCTTATTTATTCAATATCCATATCCATATTATAATAAAGGTATCGGAGAAGTACATGGTTTTAATTGGGAAAAACTAAATGAATATGCCGGTGGAGTTGTTGAGTGGATTAGTAGAGGTGGATTATTTGGAGGAAAAAAAGAAGTTATCTCTGATGTTAATAGTTACTATTGGCACTTGCTAGATAATAGTCTGAATGAAAACTTAATGGGAACAGAGGAAAGTCTGTTTTCTATTCTAGCAAAGAAATACCCTGAGATATTTAGAACTTCAAAAATAAATATAAATGGGCATATTCAAGAATTTGTAGAAGCAGTTATAAATAATACGGCAGTACTAGATCCTATTCCTGAAGATAGGATAAAAAGCAAACACAAATTTGTAAATGTAGATAATTTAAAGGTCAGTCTTTATATGCTTACGTTTAACTTCCCGCATCAAGTTGAACACACTATTCAAAAATGGTTGAAGCATGAGAAGTGGATAACTAATACCAGAAATATACTTATAGATAATTCTACAAACGATGAAGCTAGAATAGCTAATGCAGAAATTTGTAAGAAGTATAATTTTGAGCATATAATAACAAATGAAAATACTGGGATCAATGGCGGTAGATTTAGAGCGGCTCAACACTTTCAAGAATCGGATAGCGATTACTATATATTCTTAGAAGACGATATGGGAATAAACTCTCCTAGTGATACTACATTTTGTAGAAATGGATTTAGAAGGCACATTCCGAACTTATATGATAGGGTTTTAAAAATAATTCATGATACAGATATAGACTTCTTAAAACTATCTTACACAGAAGTTTACATGGACAATAATATCCAAGTATCTTGGTATAATGTTCCTCAAAATATAAGGTCAGAATTTTGGCCTGACTATGATAAACTGCCAGTGCAAGGTTTAGATCCAAATTGTCCTAGAACTAAGTTCAATGAAATAGAAGTATTAGACGGATTAAGTTATGCTACAGGAGAGATCTACTATTGTAACTGGCCAACTATATGTGGTAAGAAGGGAAACCAGAAAATGTTCTTAGATGTTACGTGGCAAAGTCCTTTTGAACAAACTTGGATGAGTTATATGTATCAAGAAACTAAAAAGGGAAATTTGAAACCTGCGGTATTATTGGCCAGCCCAATAGATCATGATAGAATAGCTCACTATAAGCCTGAAGAAAGAAGGGAAAACTAATATTTATTCTTGATATGCCAATAATTACACCAAGACCATACACAGTTTCTTTTGTAGCAGAAAGTACTATATACCAAAATGAGGTTAGATGCTTAGTTAATGAGAATGACTTTAACTATACTCAGAACCCATCTGCCGTACAATTAGGAACCTCAGGATCATATATAAATGCCGTAACCGGATCTGATTTTCATCCGTACTCTTCAATGGTAGGATTATATAATGACAAGGATGAACTTCTAGTCGTAGGTAAATTAGCTAGGCCATATCCAGTACCACAGAACACAGACGTTACCTTTATTATAAGATGGGATTCATAGTATTCTCATATTTATAATAAATGGGTTTTATGAAAAAGTGGTTATATAAAGAATTAGACTCTACTAAGGAGTTTTACACCCTAGAAGATTTTCCTCAAGACACTATTGGATTCGTATATAAAGTTACTAATATATGTGACGGCCGCATATACGTGGGAAAGAAGGTTCTTTTCAATAATCTAACAAAGACATTAACCAAGAAAGAGATCGCGGCATGGTCATCGCCTGGGCGCGTCCCACGCAAGAAGAAGGTGATAAAGGAGTCTGACTGGGAGTCTTATTGGGGAAGCAACAAGCACATAAAAGAGGATTTAAAGAATCTGGGTGAAAAGTGCTTCACTAGAGAGATCCTGACATTCTGTAAGACTAAGAAACAACTAACCTACTATGAAGTTTATTGGCAAATGAAATTAGAAGTGCTTGCCATAAACTCTTACAATGATAATATTCAAGGTAGGTTTTATAGAAAGGATCTAGAATAAAAAACCCGACCTTACGGGGCCGGGAATTTTCTAGCATGGGATTTTATGTGTATTAGTTTGTAGGTAGAACTCCAAGTTTAGAGCTTGCATCAGCTACAGCTCCTTCAAGAGCGTCTAATTTAAGAACAATTATATTTAGGGCACGCATCCAATCTTTATCATTGTTTTGGCTTGCAATTGCATAAGCGCTGGCAAGTTCATTACGAAAGTCTTCTAAATGATCTTCAGCAGCTCTCCAAATGTCTATTTCTTCAGATACTTGCCCCATCTCAACTCCTGATGAACTCACCGTAACTTCTTCCTCAATTTCTTGTAAAAGTGGATTGTTTGTTTTATATTTCTCAAAATTAAATGCCATAGTTTGTTTTTTATTACGCTCCTACATCTTCTGTATCTAAATCTGCTAAGTTGATGTCATCTTCTTGCATACTAAAATCAGTAGCAAAGAAGTCAACTATGTCTTGTGGATCAAATCCGTCATCAATTAGATATTTAATTGTATCTCTAGTTAGAGAGTTGGTAGCAAGCATTTTTAATACAGACATATCTGAGAATCCTTTTAGTCTAGCTAAATCAACTGCTTTTTTAATTTTAGGCAATTGAGGTATAAGTATAGTGTCTATAAGTCCCATCATACGATTCTGATCCTCACTCTCAAATCCTGAGGCAGCATCTCTTTGTGCCTGGATAAAAGAATCATCTTCCATACCCTCGTTCATTCCTAGTGTATCTTTTACAACTCTAAGAATATTTTGAGGTGTTTCTCCTTGGCTCAAAAGATTTTCAATCGCTCCAAGAAGTCGATCATATTCGTTCATATCTATATCTTCTGCTTCTTCAACATTTGCTTCATCATCAGTAGGGGCTAAAACTCCCCAATTAGATTCTAAATCTTCTATTCTATTAAGATACGGCTTCATAGCTGCAGCATATTCATTAAAATCTGCAAATATACCTTGGTTTAAAGCCATCATATCTTCATTCTCTCCATTAACATCAATTTGAATAGGAGTAGTATCATCACCATCATAATTAGGAGTGGCATATATAGCTATCTTATCGAAAGGCATGTCTTTGTAAGACCAAACTAAAACACCGGGATAATCATAATAACATTTCCAATTTCCAACTGTATAGGCTTCTGTACCATCTACATCTTTCATCCATGAATTTTCCATATCACCATCCATTTCATTCATACTAACATCCATGTGACGATTAAGTTTACCACCAAGACCGTCAATAGGATCTTCAGGACCTTCATAAGGTTCTTTCATAGCTTTTTGTTGACCTAGATTAGTCTCCTCTTCTTTAAGAGGATGGAGATCTACGTATTTACCTAAGATACCATGAGATCCTAGGCTATGTTCTTTCAAATACTTTGCAATGTTAAAATCTTTCATTTATTTTAAATTTATCTAGTAATAAATATCTACTTATTTAATAAATAAGGATTTAAGGCTAGCCCACAAAACCACGAGAGGGGCGACGACGAAAGCCGAAACCACGCTAGACACAGCAAAGATTATAAAGCCTACGATCATATAAACTATACTATACATAGTCATCTTTATACCTAGGTCTAGATTAATAGGCATTACAACAATACCTAGAACTGCGATAGCTACAAGTATTCCAAATAGAGCAGTTAATACCTTACTAAACTTGACTACTAAAAAACTAACTATGATACAGGAAATTGAAAACATGATCCATGCCATAAAAATCGTTTTTTCGTGAAGGGGCCTAAAAATATTGTATTTACAAATTTATATTAAAGATAGTTTTTTACCTTAGTATTCATAAACTCAGGAGTAAATTCACCATCCGCAAACACGACTTCGTCAGAAGCAGTAATAACCCTAGATACACTAAGTCCTTCTAGGGCGGCAGTAGCGATAATAGTTTTTACATAGTGAAACGGAGACTTGATATTATGCGCATTTTGAAGCGCCCCATTACTAAGCTTAATGAATAAATGATAACCTCCAGGAATCTTACTTAGTGGATTTAATTCGTACGTGTTTTTTGTTTTCATAACTTGTTTTTTTATTGATTAAAATCTTTAGGTACTACGGTTAATTTTTCTCCTAGCTCTTTAATAACGTCAATCGCATCTTTCGAGGAGATCTCGAATCCTTCACGCCTATCGTTTACTCTATAGCCACGGCTCGCCAGGTACTCGTGGACCGCTTTCTCTAACACATGGCTATTGATACATTGGTATTTAAAAACCTCGAACCACGGCGTTATTACACCAGTTGCAGAATTGATCTCCTTGATCCTTTGATGAACCGAAGTGGTAGTCATTCCTATTTTACATATACCTGGCATAGACTTATTCACTAAAACGTATACCCACTCTGGTTTTCTTACACTCATAGTAGGATCTAGGATACCTTCACCATAGTAGGTGACATCTTCCCAGCCCTCAAACCCTGTATCGGTAGACGGAGTCAAGGTGAAGGCAACAGCCTTTCTGGATAGATTATCTACTCCGTGTTCTAACTTAATGTAAAAGGGAGTTTCGTTTTCAGTTATCTTTTTCATATTTACGTAAATTTGTTTTGCGTATATGATGTAGGATTATTTTTCCTATACAAAAACCAATTAGGTAGTGGATTATAAAGTTTAATATCATAATTTATGTATTTACTTTTTTTAGAAAATCCTACTTTCCCCGGACTTTTGGAGAGTGTTTTCCACTTCTTGCTTGAATTTCCCTGTATCGGAATCGATCAACAAATCATACCAACTATAGTATATACAAGAGGACATGTCTGATTTGAGATTCTTCATCAATTCAACAGACTCTATAAATTCCATTATATAGCCGGCATCATTAATTTCTTTAATTTGATCAAGAGCTTCTTTAAATTGCTGTTTGTCTAACTGTTTAGATAAGCTTAGTATATCCATAGTATTTGTTTTTAATAAGAATCGTAGGGATTTTCATCAACGATGTTTCTTCTCCACCATTTTTTAAGCCTGGTGTTTTTACATTTAGGAATGATTAGAAATTCTATTACTATTCCAAATGTTATCAATACTCCACCTGAAAGGCACATCCAAAAGATAATGTCTATAAAAATTTTTATGGCTGTCATATTATTTACTTTTATTGTTTTTGTAATATCTTGCACTCCATAATCCACTTGGGTTTTTAAATACTCCACAACTACCTCTACCATTTACCATATATCCACTCCACCTAAGATTGAAGTTAGTAGCATAGAAGCCACGATCTGCTGAATTATAATTGTATTCATAATTTGGACCTTTAACTATTTGTAAGATCTTCTTGATCATGTCGGTATAAGTAAAGTCATTTCCGTTCTCTAACATATAATCTACAAGCTTTTCTTTTATAGTCTTCTTCATTTTATTTATGTATTTACTTTTTATAGGAATTTGGAAATTTTCCCGGTGTGCACCACCAGTCAACGCGAGGCTCCCTGCTAGGGCCCCCCTATCTACCACAATTAGCCCTTTACCAGGATGCTAGTTGGCTGCTAATGACTAGGAGCAAGGCACCAGCATGATGCTAGTACCTCGACTCTCTAACCAATTTATTTTACGTAAGAGTCAGCCAATTCCCAAAGGTCTCCGTTTAGATTGAAGTCCTCTATAGGGTTTTTGATAGCCCTAGCTTGACGGTTGTTCAATTGGAAGCCGCCTTTGATTAGGTTCTCTTGTAAGATGTTATAGGTATTCCACAAGGTCTTTCCTTCATCAGCAGAACGCTTAGGGCTTAGGATGTCCATGATCTCGTATTGTTCGGGTTGTCTGTCTGTTCCCATTCTTAGGGCCAAGGCTTCTACAGCAAAACCAAATCTCTCCTTATCATTCATCTCAACCATATTCCACTGGCTGATCTTACCTACAATACTCTGGAGTCCTTCTACCTTACTATCTATAAGGTTCTTTACTTCTTGGAAGTTCATCTTAGTATGTCTTTCTCTAAAGCTTCCCATGTCTTGGGACTTAACGATCAGGCCATTCTCACACACTAGGCGGAACAGTCCCATCTCAAATTGGATAGGTCTAGTGCCATCATGTGAGTTGATCAGTACAACCTCAGGCCTTGCTTCGATCCCACCCTCAGGGTTCTTGATATAGAGGTCCGGGTGTTGGAAGCGGGTGATGTGGATACCCCAATTCTTACGTAGGTCGACGTTTGACTTTGACTGCTTGACGCCAGTCAATAGATAGCCCATGTCTTGCATGTGTTCGATAACCTCAAAGGTCGGGGTGAATTGATACTTGGGACTCTTAATGGTAGGAGCGGGTGAAGTTGCAAAGATAGCCGGAGCCAGAGTCTTTGCAGAGTCCATTGAAATTGAAGTGATAATGTTGTTCTTAAAATCTGTTGCTTTTGTCATAACCTTTATTGTTTTTGTTTGTATAAGTAAATATAAGACTTTTAATTGATAGTAGAAAAATTATCTTTAGAGTGTCATGAAGCACTTGATAAGATCTATCTGAAGGTTCTTGGCATCATTTAGCTCTTGTTGATATGCTTCCTTCGCTGTCCGATCTTCTTCTCTACTAAAGATCTCTATCAGCTGTTCTATCCTTTCTATCCTGTTCACAAGTGCGGCTGAGAGGATCGGGTAATTTTTGGCTGTAATTTCTAGTTTCATAACTTTTTATTTTTAATTTTAATTTTATTGATTAGTAATTAGTAAGGCGTCCATGTAATAACCTCGCACTCAAGATCTTTGAGGAGCTGTCCGTATCCTATATGCCTCTTAACAAAAGACTTATCTATCCATACTGTATCGACGGTATAGTTTTCATCTCCAGCATAGCCTGAGAAATAACTGGCTGTCTGATTGAGATTTCTCTTTTTAAGGGCTCTTAGTAGCTGGCTGAGGTTCATCCTGTCGATAGTCGTGGTAGATACTGTAGTCATTCTGTTATTGATTTGTTATATAGTAAAATTAAGCCATTCCAGCGACATAAAAAAATCTTTTTAGTCTTTTCCCAAAAGTTTTTATTGGCAACCAATCAGTTATAAGTGGTTCAGAATCAATCAGTTAGCCAGATCCTAAGTAGTTGATTATCAATCAGTTATAAAAAGAAAGGCCCGGGCAAAAGCCCAGGCCGGAAATAAATAACAAATGTAACCAATCTGTCAATAGGTCTTATGCATCAAGGTTAGAAAGCTTGAACACGTTTGACAACCTACCACGAGTCATATCATAGGCCTCGTTAACGATACGACCGTTGAAATACTTACCTGACAGGACGTCAGATACATGTGTAGTAGAAAAACCTGTTGTTTCGGCAACTTTAGTAATGTCACCAAGGCGAAGCTTACGATTAACACGGCTTACCTTCTGAATGTAGCTAAGTTTGTTGTAGCTAGTAGGACGATTTGAATTTTGCATAACTGCTTGTTTTTGTTTTATAATTGTTTATATATTAAATATAAGACTTATTTTTGATACTGATATGGTAGATCTTTCTAGTTAACCACTTTTTTTTAAAAGCTATTGTCACTAAAGAGATCGTCCTCACTCCAATCATCTATGATCGGCTGGTTCATTTCCGAATTAATCATATCCAATAACTGGACAGCATAGTCTTTATCTACCCAACCTGAGTCATCTACGCTTACAATGTCACCGATGTAATAGAGACCGGCTTGTTTTTTTAGATCTTTCAATTTAACTGTGTATATCATAACCATTTATATATTTATGTAAATTTAACTTTTGTTTAAAACGACCGTGGGTTTATACCATATATCTATTTCTAGTAAATATATATTTTGGTAGAAACGACCGTGGGTTCTGATTATAGTGTTTAAAGATAATCCTGAAGATCATAACTATGCACAGTAGGGTAAGTCTTAACCAATCTCTCACCATAGGCTTCTACTGTTTTCATATAAGATTCTCTACTCTTGACAGGGAAATCTATGATCCCACCTTCTGGATGTCTAACCTCTACTCTCACACAGTCATATGATTCTATATATCCGGTTCTTTCTGATTCATAAAGGTCTTCGCAAGTCTGGTAGGTGAAATTGAATTCTGTCATACTGATTGATTTGTTATATAGTAAAAGTAAGACAATCCAGTGATATAAAAAAATTTGGAGCTAACTATTTTCAAAAGTTTTTAGTGGTAATCAATCACTTATGTATATTCTTATTTATAATTCCTAACTTATTGGGAATCAAGTACTTAGGTGCCGCGGGCATGATATGGCACCTGGCCTATTATTATGTTTCTTTATATACTATTGACACAAACTAACACAAATAAACACATTCTAACACTTTATATTTTATACACCCATAGGTTTTTTCTAGTATATCTTTATATTCCTATATCCATATACAGTTTTAGGTGGCCTGTGGGTTGTATGGGCTTGTATGGGTTGGTCTTTCTTTTATTATCCTTATATCTCTATTCTTATTAATAGATGTAGATGTAGGTGTATCTGTACCATTCCTATTACTGGTATTATTATCTATTTCTTATACTGGATTTATTATATTATGTATTTCTTGGGCTGCTCGTCCTTTCTTTTTAAATAGGAAAAGGCCAGATCTTTCCAGCCTTTCTTATATTCTCTATTTTACTTTGGGTGATGATTATTTTGCCGGTACTATTTACCACTCTTTGACACCCACGCCCTTATCGTCCGCTCTCCTCTGTTGTAAAGCGTTGCAATCCTCGAATAACCGTCTATCACTTTGTCCCTAAACACAACTATCGGCGCGTACTCCTCTCCCTCTATAGGCGTTAGGTCAGACTCCCCTCCCTGTCCGTATCGCACTTCCCCACTCTCTACATAGTTCCTCAGATTTTCATCAGCCTTCAATAGGTCAGATACTTTTACCGTCATCATTTCAAATTCTTCTCCGCTCTTAAGAACTGCCGAGATGAACAGGTCCGGATGATCTGAATCGCTCGGTGTCTTGCTCTTTATATACTCTACGGTTTCCTCTGCTGACATTGTTTCCTCTAATAATAATATATCTATTAGCTTTATCATCTCTTGTTTGTTTTTACTTTGGTATAAAGATCTTTATTAGTTTCACTATTATTTATTTGGAAGTATAATTTCTATATCTCCAGTTCTGTCTACATATACCTCAGATCCTTTAGGAGCATTTTTCTTTACGTAGGCTTGATAGAGTTTAGATCTTCTATTATCAGAGTAATCTACTTCGCCTTCATCATCAGACCTTTTGGTTGGGCTTATGAATATAGTATTTATGATCTTTCCTTCAGCTTGATCAGTAGCAAGTTCTTTTTTGGTTGCATCTAATACAGTTGACATTACTCTGTACATCTCTCCTTTATTAACTTCTTTATTGAAGCTAATAGTAGTTTTGTCAGGTCCTATTTTAAATTCTACTCCAAAACTAATATCATAATCAAATTCATTAGATCCTGCTTGATATGGATCATCATCTTTATGTATAGCTATAAGATATTTGGTTCCTGATTCTGATTGGAATTCGTATTCTGCTTTATATTCGGTAGAAGCTTTGATCTTTCTATACTCATAAGGTTGTGCTGTACCTTCTCCTACCTCTTGTATTTTATTTTTTTGCTTGAAATTCTTGTTGATAAACTTAATGAAGCTACTACTAGATTGTCTTAGATCCTTTTTAAAATTAGGAAATAGAGTGTTTATGTAGTGATCATACACATTCTTTCTTTTCTTGTCTGACGGAGAAAATAATATGGAATATATATTTTCATCTCCACCTTCTTTCTTCATAGTGTTCTTTGTAGCTTGTACCACTGTTGCTAACACTTTAATAAAGTCTTGAGCTCCAGTCTTTTCAGAGTATTTCTTTTCCTGTTCCTCATCATTATCATACTCCTCCTCATCAGGCTCAGTAGGATCGTACTTCTTGAAAGCAATATAGATTGATTTACCAGGATCATTTGGATGTTTTGTAACCATATTAGAGATTTCCATCGGATCTCCATTTTGATTGGTATAAACATACGTGTGCATGGTACCGTAGCCTAGGTCTTTTTTTGTAATGGCATCAAACTTATAAGCATCCTCAGGTCTTGGGACGTTTAGTTCACTTAATACTTCTTTAAGTATCTTGGATAATTTCATTTAGGTTACTTCTATATAAATATCTTCACGGCCATTCTGGTGTATGGTCTATTTGTATCTTCTTTGTTTGTTGATCTATATTTAGGATCTCTAATATCTGATTTAAACGTTTATCTATATCGTACATCTTGTCTTCAATAGAATCAAGTTTACTATTAAGATCATCTATTTCTTCTGGGTTCATACTATTACTTTAAAGGTTTTTGAGTAAATATCTCTTAATGCATTGGTGTCTTTAGTCCGAATTGATCGCTGTCATCGAACTCTTGATTAGTTAAGTATTCTTGTTCATTGCCATAATTCTCACAATCGTTTATGTGGTTGCACTGTGCATCCGTATATCCTGCGTTGTAATCTTTATTTCTTTGCTCTTTCTCCATTGCTTTGGCTTGTTTAAAAACATTTACATTATGGGAAAAATCTTTTTCACTAAAAGGATTTCCGATTAAATTATCTTCCAACCATTCTACTGCTGTTAAGTTTTTAGGTATCCCTATATTCATATCTGCATTACTCGTGTGTGTTATCTTTATTTCTTGTTTCATAGTTTATTATTTTACCATATCAAAATTGACATTATTTTCAGACATCAATTCCCGTAACTTATCTCTGACCTCCTCATAAGCATAGTACTTGTCTTGAGGCAAATCATCAGCAGCGTACTTAGTTTTTGCTCTTAGGTCTTGGTCAAGTTCCCAAAGAACACTCCAAAAGTTTAGTGCATTATTCGCCAAATCGTATTCTTGCTGGTCATCGGGTAGGTTGAATTCTAATATTGCTTTCATAGTTTATTTATTATTAATTACTATATCTGTTATCTTATCACGACTTCCTTTAATCTGATTATCTATATTATCTACTTGGGCATTTAGATAACCAATTATAAATCCAGTCATCCAAAATTGTTTATCATTCTCATCACAACCATGACATCCTTCCCCAAGCAGATTCTGCTAACTGTTCTAGTTCTTTTCTTGTCATAGTTTATAGTTTTCCTATTTCTTGTTTTACTTCTGTCCAAAACTCGAATCCTCCATCTGAGCCCATAAATCTTAATACTTCATCAGCAGCTATTAATGCGGATTGTTTAGCCCATCCATCACCCATTCCTACATTGAGGTATGCTGTAAATAATTCCAATGCTTTTTCTTTTGGTGTCATAACTTATTTAATTTAGTAGTCAGGGCCGGAATCGAACCGGGGGAAGTAACCTTACGACTCCATGATTTTGCACCTTGATCGGTGTCCATTGGTCTCTAGGACTCGGGACCATCCCTCATTACACCCACCTGACTAAAGGAGTGGGCCTTTCCCCACGGTCAGAAGAACTTACAACTTACCTACGCACAGTGAGGTATTCTTCATGTTTGTTCACAGAGCCTGTTCAGAGTGCACCATTCCAGGTTGTCGTGCGTGTCATTATAAAATTAATCAATCTATTTGAATCTTAGGCTGTTGATCTCCGAAGTAGGGCCAAAATTCTTAGAACACTACAATGATTAGGCCAGGATTATAGTGCCACTCTATACTTTTTAGTTCAAGTCTTTCTACTTCTTTTAAAACCAAGGCTTTCAATGTCTTGTCTCGGCCACAATCTAAAAGGACTTGCGCACCATCTTTTGATTCAAGTAACCATTTAGGTAGCTCTAACTCTATTTCTTTATATGGCAGATCTTTTAAATTAAATTTCTTTTGCATACCTATTTGTATTTTTATAGATCTATCGCTACTGCTGGCAGTTGAGAGTTTAAATACCCACTTTCAAGTAATTTCCAAAGTCCACGTAAATCCTGAGCAACCAACTCTTTTTTATCGTTATAGGCGTCGTATTCTTTTTTTTGCTGCCAGTCAGTTTCGAATATATACCAATCAATCCAGTCCACTCCATTAGAATTATATTCGATTCCCATGGTTTCATTAAACAAGACATAGAAGTGGCTCATGATATCGTATTTGCCCTCGGATAAGTTTAAGCCTATCTCGTGAAGTGCGTGCATGTCTTGCAAGGCTTGTTTATAGGTAAGCATTATTTTTTCGAATGATTCCCATTTCATAGTCTGTATATTGTATATTTGTATTTATATAGATTTTTAGGCCCTCTCGGATCGCCCCCTACCCCCCTGGCCTTTCTAAGGTCTTTCTCCTACAATTCTTTCTAATTCTTCTTCGAGCATGCTTGTACTATATCCGTTATGATATTTGGTATTTGGATCTAAGTCTTTGATTTGTTGGACTAAGTCCTCTCTTCTTCCTTGGTTATAGAATTGTTGTTCTATCGAGTTTGTTAAATTGTGCATTTGATCTGTACCAGCAACGCTGATCCTTAGATCGTAGTCATGCCACTTAGTTTTATAATCCCATATCAGGAAGTTTTTAGTTAACCTTCTTTTAAGATCGCTAAGTGTACGATTCCTTACTCGAACAATGGAATTATCATCTCCAAATAGATGTAAAAACCTGAGAACCCACCTAGGACACCATTTTGGTTTTGCCTTGTAGTCCATGAATATAACTAAAGGCTCCATAGCTTTAAAGATTGGGCCTTCCTCTTTCCAAGGTACACTTCCTAAATAATGGTATTTCTCATAGAAGTTTTTAGGAAAGAACACAGATCTAAGATCTTCGAACGTGATGTTCCTTGTATGGATCATGCCTTTGCTTCTGCCTTTCCAGAATAGTAGACTCTGTAAAAAATCTACAGCCTTTTCTTTCAATGGTCTTCTGTCCTTGAACGGACCGAACTTACTTTTATTTTTCATAACTTTTTGTTGTATATGTAAATATAATTAAATTCAGTCAATCGTGTATACTTATCTTTAGAGTGAATTTAATATGGCTAGATTAGCCTTTATCCTCTTTTGATGTTTCTTGTGGTTTTTTGTACTTTTAAGATTAGCGGGTTTTTGATGCTTTTTGCTTTTTGCCATGATTTTTACTATAAATATAAGTACGAACTTTATAATAAACCATTGTTCCAACCATTATTAAGTTCAAAGTATAATTCAATATCAATGGATAATCCCAAGGTCTGAATAGAATATAGGTGAGCATAAACACTTCACCAAAAAACCAAAGTAGTAGAAATGGCCAACCTAGATGACACGCTCCGTCCTTTATGGTTCTAACGAGTTCTGGGAACCCACAGACCGCTAAAAATATCCCGCCTAAGTATCCTATCATTTCTATCATGTCAGCTTATTTTTAGCTTTGCGTAGTTCTGATAGATGTTAACATAATTCCTATCTTCTGGATTTCCTACTGTTTTAAAACTTAAGTATTCTTTATTTACTTCAAATTCTACTTCTTTATTCTTTAGTCTCCAAAGTCCTTTAGTCTTTAGTTGACCAGGGTGTAATGGCATCAGAAATTTATCGGATCCTTCTAAATATTCTATGAACCACTGATCTTCTTTCTTAATTAGTTTTCCTTTCATAGTGAGTTTATGATTTCTTCTTAGATTTTTTGTCCGTACTCTCTAATTTTTTGAAGATCTTTTGCTAACTGGTGATCATAAACCATTTTAAATATCAAAGAACATAGTACTATTACAAACATAATTGCTCCTATCATAACATTCTTTTTTTCTGTAAATTAATAAATTTTTCGTATTCTATCCAATGTCCAACTTCTTCTATTCCTGTATCTTCCCAATCAGGAACATATAGAATTATAATTCCTTCCATATCCTTTCCTATTGATATAAAACCAAAGCCTTCGCATATACACGGCATATGATATCCTGGTACAAGATCCTTTGCCACTTCTTCTATATCAAAGTCCCAAGGAAATTCAGGATCATTTATATCTGCCCATTGTTTTGAAAAATCAGCCATTTAATTAATTTTTTGAGAGGTATCCGACAAATATCTTTTTAATACTTGATAATTAGGTGCGTCTTCTGAGCATCCTAGTCCCATGTTACTTAAGATAAATTTAACATCTCCAACTGTACTAACTTTATTCCAATCTATCGAATACCATTTAGGTATGGGGTCTTCTGTTATTTGCATAACTTCAGCATTAAGATATTCTACAGGAGGAGTAGGTGCTGGCATTGCAACTACAGGCGATTTTTTCTTTCTAGGTTTTTCACTTACTGCCATATTATTTAATTTTGTTGTACATTTTAAATTTACACAATTTATTTAATTCGTCGATAATTAAGTTTATAGTGGTTTCCCACTCTTTGTATTCTTTCTTCTTTCTCCTATCTGGTTTCTCAGAAAACAGATCTTCTACTCTTTCAACTAATGATGTAACATTTGACATTAGATTTCTATTTTACTGAATTAGTTTTTAATATTCCATCTTCAATAATAAGATAGTCTCCTGATGTTTCCATAGTATCTATAAAGTAGTATCTACCTCCTGTATGTTTATCTGATCCTATTATATCTATTTCTCTCATTCGAGTATGCCCGACAATTTGAATGTAGTCTTTCTTTAATCCCTTGCCGTGTTTCTTATTTATAGACATTAATGATCCAGGTCTAATCCAAATTGGCGTTTGCTCTTGACTATCTCCATGAGGATCAAAGCCATTAAATTCAAATGCTTTAGGTTTATATCTAAATAATTCATTCAAATCAACTACAACACTCTCCTTACTCCAATCATCAGAACCAAATACTTGATCCATAAATCTTGGACTTACACCTGCATGAGTGAATAGATATTCACCAAATCCATAAGCCATTTGCAAATGATATCTATTCTCATCTACAACCTGAGTAATTGAATGTCCTACACCTGATTGATATCCACTAGTGCCTGTGTAACCTATCTCAGGAAAATAATGATGATCGTGGTTACCTATAAGTAATACTACTTCAGTTTTATGTTGATTATCTTTACCATCATTTGTAAATGAGGTTTCTTTATATTCTATGATTTCTTTAAAATTGTGTATCTGCTCCACTCCACTTATTTCAAATGAGTCAAAATAATCGCCCATAAAAATAACCCTATCTGGATTTTCTTTATATACAGCGAGTTTCCAATCTGATCTCCCATGCAAATCTCCTATAACAATAGTTTTTGACATAATATAAATTTAAGACTATTTAATGAAATAAATTAGACTATCTCCAAAGTACTTGAATTGCCACTATAATTACTCCTAATATTAAAGACACTATGGTTTTAGGTGTTAACTGTTCTCCAAATAATAGCCAGCTCATTAAAGAGAATACTATGATCCCGAGGCCGAAACCTATCAATCTTTGTGGCCAGAGTTCACCATCGAATGCGGCTATTAAATTCTCTATTGATCTTAGAAAGATCCAACTAATCGGGATAGATAAAAGAAGTAAGGCCCATTGATGTTTTGTATTCCATCCATATCTTATGCCTACTTGTAATTGGGTGAAAGACAAGATCTGTCCTACGAGCCCATATAATATTCCGAAAACTAAATTCTGCATAACCATTTTACTTTATTTTTTATTATTCTTCTGGTTGTAACACTAGTCCTGATGACATGTTACCTCCGGTCTCTTCTAATGCTTCTTCATTTAGAAGTTCGTGGATCTCTTTCTTGATTTCTTTTATAGCATCAATATATTGCGTTAACTTCTCTTTTTTATCTGGAGATAAATTGGAGATTCTTTCTTTCATACTCATTTCGCCTTTAACTTGCACTACTTCGTCTGTAGATTCTGATTCTATTTCCATTAAGGCTTTGAGTTTCTTGCTATATTCTACTGGATTCAAATAATTCATTTCTATGCTTTATTATAAATATTTGACATCTGAACTAATTTCTTACCCAATTCAGGATCCTTGATGATATGAACTTCAAAGTCACTCTTAGATCCAGCGGCAATGATTCCAGTATACCTCTCTGAAGTAGAGTGCTTTACACATGTCGTACCATACCCTAGTTGTACTCTTTTAGGATGAATTTCCTCATTACATACTTTACAATACTTTGTCATAGTTTATTTGTTTTTATTATTACCAACTTGAATGATACTCAAAACTTTCTGCATCTTTATCTCCTAGGCATTCTTCTAGAATGTCTATAGTTTCTATAATACTTCCATAATAATATGGATCATATTCTGTTGAGCCAAAGAAAAATCCTGACTCGCTTGAAAGTAATTTAGGACCTTTACTATTGTCTTCCATAACCTCTTGACATATTTCGAATAGATCTTTCAATTCTGACTTAGTAACTCGATAATAGCCACAATCGTCCACGCCGTTTTGAACATTATCCACGAACCATTTGTGAATGTGGTTGGCCTTTCTCCAATATCCTACTTCCTCTATCACATACTTAATGCGGTTGCTCTTTATTGTAGGATGGGAATTTCCACCTCTAGTAATTGTAATGCCTTCTCTAAATTCTTCCTTAACCCAATCTCCCGAGGTAATATACACCTTCTTGTACAAATACATGTCAAGTCCCATAACTTTTATTTTAATTGTTTTTGATTATGCTTCTACTTTAGAATATGTTTCGTAACGTTTTGCTGCAGAGTTCTTGGCACTTTGACTTCCGCCATTTTGCCAATCGTATACTTCTTGAATAAAGTCATTAAATTTCTTAGCCGATACTTCATAGACCGTAGTTTTTTCTATAGATTCGCCTTTGTCTTGCGTAACTTCGACGCTAACTTTATACTTATTTATTTTTAGAATTTTAAATGAAGTAGCCCATACGTAATTGTGGTTAAATCTACCTGTAGAAAGTTTGATGACGTGATTATATTGTTTGATTTTGTATTCGGGATCCTCAGGGGTCCAATTTCTTTCACAAATAGTCTTTTCGTCTAAAGTAAGCGCAAAACCTTCCTTCTTGTAACTATCTAGACCTTGTACTCTAAGATCCGATTCTACTTGATGTATACTTCTATTGATATCATGTATCTCATATTCTAACTCTTCTAGTTTAGCACTGATATTTTTAAAAGCTGGATACCAATTATTAATAAACTCATGAGAGATTATTCCTAACTTAGAAGCCACGGCTCCGAAGATTTCTACATCTATAAGAGTATTTTCGTCCTCTAGTCTAGCACTAGAACCATACCAATTCATTTTAACTGATATCGGATTTCTTGTTTTATAGTCTATGTCTAAAGATAGCGTGCATCCACCCCACGATGAATTTGGACTTTCACTCCTTGATATTTCTATAGAGTGTTGCGATGCATTAATGTTAGGGACTTTTGAACTAACATTTTTTTTGAACCACTCTAGAATATTTAGTCTTAGCTCATTATTCTTAGGAGAATAAGATTGTTCCTTATGTTCTAATGCTATCTTTTGCTTTTCTAGTAACTGCGCATTCAATGCGCTTAATATAATTTTGTTGCTCATAACTTTTATTTTATTTTGATTATTGAAAAAAACAATTCTTTTGCTTCCACATACCGTTGCGATTTGTTTCGATAACATAGTCGCCATTGTAGGCTCTATTTTCACGAAGTACTAACCACACTTTTACTTTTTCTGTTTCGATTTTGAGTTCATCGCCGTCCCAGGCTTGTTCGATTGTCTCTAGGCTTTCTAACTGTCTTTTTGTGTATTCCATAACCTTTATTTGATTGATATATGTAAATCTACAACAATCCAGTGACATAAAAAAATATTTTTAGTACTTTTTCAAAAGTTGTCGATTGGAAATCAATCAGTTATAAGTGATTGATTATCAATAAGTTATAAGTAGTTGGAAATCAATAGGTTATGTATTAATAACCATATTTGTTTATAAGCCTATCAATTATCTCTTGATCTGACTTATCTATTGAGCCTCTACTATGTAGTTTTTTTATGTATTCAATATGCTTTTCTACTACAGGCTTATTTGAACTATTTCTAACTATTGCTAGTTTATATTCTTGAGTGAGGACTTCTTTTAATATCTGAACTTTCTTAATGTAGTCTGGAGTTATTAACTTGATTTCTTTGTCTTTAGCTTTCTTATCAAAATGTTCTTTATGTTCCATTGCTTTTACTAACATATCAGCCATTTTGTTTAAAGAAAGTTTGTTGATACTCATCACTCCTTGTTTTTAATCATGTAAGTAAAGATAGTCTTTTGTAATGAATTTAAAACCTCTGTATTTTCTTTTATAAGATCTGCAAGTCTATCTCTTTCTTCTATCAACAGTTGCATCATTTCTTCTTGCATTCTATCTACCTTTTGCTCTAATGCATCATTCTTTGCTACTAATCTTTGATATTGTATCCAAGCAAAATATCCTAGTAAAAAAGCTAGCAATCCTAATATTCCATATTCCATGGCATGAGACTCTAATATATCCATTTTTATGTCTTGTAGTAATACCATCTTAGTTTACCGCTGAAAATCTTTTATATAATAATTCTTCCCATGATTCTGCATAAATTAATAGATTCTCATATTTAGAGTCTATTACTTTATACTCTAATAACTCAGTCATAATCTGAACCCAGGTTTCTCTTGAATTTACATATAAAAGAGGGTGAATGCCACTAGGTATTTTTATGTCGGCTACTTCGTCTAATACGTCATAGTATAACATGTTAATAAATATTTTAGTTTACTTAAAAGATTCTATATTGAAGACTTCTTTAAGACATTTTTTAGTGTCTTTTTTTGCCACTCTATGAGCTTCTATTTCCATTGGATTTTTATCATCTGATAAATATAAAGCTAAGATCTGGTAATGCCGCATGTTCTGTTTATAGTGAGTATACTCATGTATGATGCTATTGGCTAATTCGTACAACGTTTGATGCTGGTTTTTATCTATAAATATAATAGAGTCAATCTCATCATAGTATGCCATGCAACCTTCTGTATAATAGTCAGACTTTCTGAACTCTAGATACGGGAATTCTCTATTGAACTTTGATTTACCATAAGTTTTTAAGCACCATTCTAACATCTTAGTGGCGTGACCTCTTGTAATCTTTAATGGTTCATTCATAACTATAATCCTTCTTGTTCAAATACTTTTTCTATTCTTTTTGGCATTGTAGAGTAATCTTTCATGAAATACCTAGGCATCTTTTCTATGATCTTTATATTACTATATGGACTATTTTTTGGAGTGCACCATTTTCTAGTGGCTAATAATCTACTATAAAAAAAGACATAGGCATTGGCTTTCTTTATATAGTTGTCTATATCTATGTTCAGATCAAACTTCTTTATAATCTTAACCGCTCTCTTCTCATTGTCTAATTCTAGGCTTCTGCATACATCTAAATGTTTTTTAATATTAGGAACTTCTTCTCCACCCAACCAAGCATCTACCAAAGGCATAGATACACCTACAGATTGCCATAGATCTGTATTCTCTTTCCACTGGGTAAAGTGTCCAAATTCATGTGCTAATATCTCTAGTGAGTCAGGTCTGTTCATAGAACATACTAAAGTCGGTATTTCCTCATCAAAATATCCGGAACACTTTATATTTCCTGAAAGCTTAACATACTTTGTATTTCGTAGATCACATTTAACTCCGTATTCTTTACATTCAGACTTAACATATTTTATGAAGTCTTTAGATTTTTTATTCATAGTATACGGTTTATTGGTTAATGTATCTCTATGATAAATATGAAGACTTGATATCCTCTACATGTTTACAAGATCTTTTGTTGCCAGAGAATTTAAAAGAGTGGCAATTGCAAGACCAATTACCGTTATACAATTCTACTTCATACTTTCTTCCGCCTGACCCATCTATATCCCAAGTCACGTCAATTTTAAACACTTCGTTCTTTCCACCAGGATACGGCCTTCTGAACCACTTGAGATCGTTTCTAGTAGTTCCACTTGGAAGATCTGTCCGGCCTCTATCGTCGATCACATACGGGCCCGACTTATCTATCCAGAAAAAAGGTGCCTTGAAGCTGTGTATAATTACCATAGGTCTGCTAATATAAGGTTTTTTATTCTGTCTACAAAATTTACCTTCTTAGTAGGTCGAAAGACTTTTTGAAAGTCATATTGTAAATTCATAAAGTATGCCCTATTGTCATTACTATATTTTTCTATTCTACTACCTACTTTGTAGATCTCGAACCACTCGTTAGTTTCGATTAGTTTTTCTGGTATATATGTACTTTTGATTTTAAGCTTTTTACTCATAATTAATTTATTTTCATGAATTCATTTAGATAGTGAACTGTTGAAGAATTGTTTAAATGCCATTCTCTGAAGTACGAATCTCCTTCTTGATCATATAATATTTCTGAAGTATGTACTTCTGTATTAGATCCACCCTCGCTGTAAATAGTATAAGTCTTATAAGATACCTCGTCTCCAGAATTATTGATCATGATTTCCATACCGTGAGAATTACTAAGAGTCTTGTAAGCTTGTGGCTCGAACCATTGAATTGTTGTCATAACTTTTATTTTTTATGTTGCAATAGCGGCTACTGCAAAAATTATTACTAATAAGATTAATAATACTACAGAATCTGAATCTTCTGACTCTGTTTGATCTTTTTTCCATTCTTTAAACGTCTTCATAACTTTTATTTTTTGTAACCAAATAATTTAGCATCGCTGTGTTCTGTTAGTATGTAGTCCACTTTAATGATCTTCTCTAAAGACTTTTCTGTTATTGTTCCTGTTAAACGATCTTCGATCATAACAGAGCCGACTCCATCATATATGTCTAAGTCTACGTCATTGTAATAAGCTTCCGCTTCTTCATAGGTATCAAAAACTAGAGTCTCTGAGCTACTATCGTTATCGAACCCATCTAACAATTGTGACTCTCGATCTCCGAACTCATCCACTTCATTGTAATAAGGACTAGAGGTTACAAAAAACATGTTTGGCGTTTTACCGTCGCCTACGATCTCTGTTGCTAATGCTTTTGCTTCTTGATTTGTCATAACTTTTATTTTATATGAGGGGGTTTTTACAGATTTTGTGAAAGTAGATTATATGAGTGGGCCATATCTTCGTAGTTTGACATATCGCTATCGCTTTCCATAGCGCCTTTATACCACTTACTCATGTACTCGTCCCATGTCATGCGACCCTCGTCGTAAGCGATCTCGTCCTGTGTCATGTTGTACGGACGAGCAAAGATGAAATTCTCTTTATCGATAGCGAAGTTGACTTGACAGTCGGGGTACATTTCGCTGAAGGCTTTGTGGTTGGCCTCTGCGATGGCATAATCGCCATTGACTTCGATTGTGCTGTCAATGATTGTCTCGTGGGTAAGGTAGTCGAAAACGAAGATCTTGATATTCATACTGTTGTTTGATTGATATATGTAAATCTACAACAATCCAGTGACATAAAAAAATATTTTTTAGTGTTTTATGAAAATTGTTGATTGAAAATCAATCAGTTATGCAATCTATTGAAAATCAATTAGTTATAAATGGTTGAAAATCAATCACTTATTTACGGATGTCAATAAATTCATCTCCGTCATCAGGTTCTTTATCATCTAAAGGATTGTGATTTTTAAATAAAACATCTCCAGATCCTTCGAGACCTAAGTTTTTTAGATGATTATAATAAAAATCATCAAGTTGATAGAATTCTTGTACATCCTCTTTTATTTCTGGAGTTTCTATAGGATTAGATTCTACTCTCTGTATCATCCTGTTAGCAAAAGGATCTTCTACAAATAAAAAATAGCAATTATAGCAAAGCCATTGTAAGTTCTCTATTCTCCAATCGCTTTTCTTTGAGTTCTTAAAATTAAGAAGTAGTGGAACTTTTAAATCGGTTAATCTTTTCTCAGCAAATTTACAAGCAGAGCACTGATATCCAAGTCTTCCATCTTTCATTAAAGCTTCTTTAAGCCTTACTATTTTTTTAGAATTGATAGGTTGATTCTCGACTAGCATTTCATCTAAATCTTTTTTCCAAATACCGCCTGCCCAGTTTTTAGGCATTCCTTTTCCAGACTGATTTTTGTGAAGTTCGAATAGACTTTTTCCTGACGCTTCGTCAAAAGTATTTTTAGAATACTTTTTGTATGTGATATCTGTAATACCTAACCATCTCGCAGCTTCTTTATTACTACGAGTATTAGCCATTGCCTCTCTTAATTGAGCTTCTGTTAATTGTAGTCCTCTATGCCACCAACTTTCAGGCCTTTTATCTTTGGCCATGTTATCTTTTGTAAAAAACGGAATCTTCTTAGTCATTTAACTTAGGATTTATTTGGCACAATAAATTCCACAAATCGTATGGACTATTTAAGAAGATCTCTTTATCATCATCAGTCATGATAGCATTTAATGTACCATCAGAATTCATTCTTTCATATAGATAAAATGAAATAACTTCCATACACTGTTTACCAAAATGCATATATAGTAGAGCGTCTATTACTGTAAAGAACTTTTCATCATAATTAGCAAAGTCTAAATTCAAATCTGCGTACAATATATTTTGTCTAACAGTAAGTTCGTCTACATTGTTAATCAAACTAAAAAATAGCTCTCTCTTCTTATCTGAATTGGATTTCTTTTTTCTTCTTATTAGAGTTTTAGTTCCTAACATAGAGTCTACTCCCAACTGTATCTGCTTGAAATCTTTATCCATTTGTTTTCTTTTTGTTTAATGATAATTTAGATTTTAATTTATCATGAATGGAATGGATTAGATTCTTTATGTGATTACACATTTCATAGTCTTCGTCATCTACATACCAAACAAGGCAAGTCTCTAGTGCTTGTATCCAATTATTTTTATGGATCTCAATGTAATTGTTTGAATCATTGATCTCAAACAAAGCTGCATAAATCTTGCTTTGAACTAAAGCATCTTCAATAGCAGTCGGAAGATGTTTTTTTAAAAGATCTTTTAGTATCTCTGATTTTGATACCTCACTAGCTGTAAGTAATTCTGGACTATTGAATATTGCCCTTGCCGTCTTTCTCATAACCCTCTATTTTAAATTTTATTATGCGCTTCCCTTAAGGATCTTCACGAGCATATTTGATATTGATGCAAGTGGAACAATAAATCCTATAACATTTTTGTATGGATTTCTATCGTCGTAGTCAACCATGATACCAGCATCTCCGAATCTTTTTTGTAGTGCTACACTTATTTTAGTAGCTAATGCTTGTTTGTCTCTAGGATCTTCGAACTCTTGATCAAGAATGAACTGCATTTTAACTCCCTTCTTTGTAGGGTTTTCGTTTACATCGAATTGAAGTTGATACTTCTTTCCTTCTATTGTAATAGTATATAGTGGATTAATAGCTTGAGCCATGGTTTTTAATATAAATATTAGTAAAAGTATGTTACTCTATAGTGAGTAGATTCATATCGAATGGTGGGTTTTGAACTACAACTTGATCCTGAGCTAGGCTGACTACATTCAGGACATTAATTCTTGCTGCACCTAGTTCATATATTCCTGGTTCAGAAGGCTCTATAATGTCGCCCAAGCGCGTCAGGTTAGATAGGAATAAATCTTTACCTGGATCTACTATAGAACTAAAGTTCAGATCTATTTTTATATTATAATTCTGCGGTTCTCCTATTTGATAGACTTGATTATAGTCTGTTATACTAAAGAATTTTTTAGACACTTCCCAGTCTTCCTTAGAGAATTTTAGAAGCTCATTGGCAACATCATGCTCTGTAGAATATAGATCTACAACAAGCTTTTTATCTTCTTTTGTTTGAAGCCAGACTCTGGAAAAGAACGGTTCTATTTGCACTAGAAACATTGGACTAATCTTCATGTCGCTCTTTATAACAAGATCAATATCTAACTTGTTGAGCTTAACTTGTCCATGATTAAAGTTGCCCCACTTCTTAATGAACCTTCTGAGTTCAATACCATCTGCTATCTTCTGAAGTTCCACTCTCTTTTTAGCTTCCTGACTATTAGGATCAAACCAATTCTTTCCTCTAGAACTTACACAAGTAAAATGGTAAACATTTGCTTCCCATGTTTGTAATAACTTAATGCCAGCATGTATGCATCTTTGAACTAAATCAGAGTCTTCTCTAGATCTTCTGAACCTAGTGTCATAGCCTCCAATACTTTGCCATACTTTTTTATAAAATGTTATTGGAGCAAAGAAGTATTCTGCAGATCTATTTGATTTTATAGACTCTGAATACTTGTTCCATCTTTCCATATCAAATACAGTTGGATCTGTTCCAAAGTCTTGTGTTATAGTGTAATCTGAATATCCATGTAGTGGTGGTTCTACTCTAGTTGCTGATAAGATGCAATTCTCTTCTAAATAAGATAATACGTTAGTATCATAATGAGGTCCAATTACCATGTCTGATTGTAGATAGCTTACGATATCGTGTTTAGCTAATTCAACTAGTAGATTATTATTTCTAGCATAACCTACACAAGGATTAAGTTTATGAGTTATTATTTTAAGATCAAAGAAGTCTTTCTTAAGATTCTTTAAATACCCATAAACATCTTCATTGTCTGAATCTATAAAGACAAGTATCTCATGCTCCTTTTCATCTAGGTTATCACGAAGAGACTTCATTAAGAGTTCTATATGATCTCTAGTATTTACAGATGTATTAATTATAAAGCTTATATTTTTCATATTCTAATTTTAATGCTTGTTCAAATCCTATTAATTTTAATTCCAAGTTTTCTAAGATTGTTGAATCACCGAAATATTCTTTTGTTGGCATAAATATATGAGGAGGAGCCACTACTTCAACTTCATAATCTCCTAAACTGTTAATTGTATTAGCTATTCCTCTAAGAGTTTTTTTATATTCACCGTAACAACAATCTATTTCTTTGGGTGGATTAGGATTATTAATGTAGTACTTAACCAAAGTCCATAGGTCTTCCATATAGAAGAAGTCCATGATTTTGTTTTCATTAATTTGTATTGGTTGCTTATTAATATAATTTTGAAGACTTGCTCTTATGAATCTAGTTTCTAGTTCTCCGTCTCCAAACAAACCATATATCCTAATGTTATAAAAGTTGTCTTTATCAGACATGGATTTTGTTATGGCTTTTTTACTAAGTCCATAAGGTTCATTTGACATATAAATTTCAGCACCAGATCCGAAGGTTATAAATCTACCATACTTATCTCTATGATCAAGTAGATTAAGATACATTTTAATATTAGTATCCATAGCACCCCAGCCATCTTTTGCAAGTCTGCTGCCTCCCTTTACTGCACAATGAATTATTAAATCAAAATTATTATTGTGTTTAAAAAAGTAATCTACTTGCTCCTTGTTACTAAAATCAACGGCAGAACTTTTAGGAGTAAACACATCATGATCTTTAAGTTTCTTTGTTAAGAACTTTCCGATCACTCCATTAGATCCTGTAATTAATATCTTCATCTCTTTAAATTAATGTAAGCTGCAGATTGTTTTGTTAAACTATAGTTGATTGCATTCACTAATTCATCTTGATCAACAGGCTTAAACGTCTTGATATTATCAAAGTTTGACATGATTTTAACATCATCTTCTGACCAGTGGGAAAATCCTAAATATCCGTAGTCGCGATCTCTTCCTCCACCAATAACATTAACACAGATATTCTCATGATCTAAATAGTTACGAATCATTTCAAATGGTCTATATATAGCAAACGGAGTTATAGAATATACAAAAGGTATCTTATCTTCCATAGCAAGACCTATTCCCATTCCTAACATCGCCATCTCAGAAGATCCCACGTTATAGAATCTATCTGGATATGTATCTCTAACTTGATCCCATAGACCATAACCAAGGTCTCCTGTTATAAGGTAGATGTCTTTATTATTTGCCATTTCATTGAATAGCAATTGTGCAAAGTCTCTTCTCATTTAAGTATATTTAAAGCTTCATTATAGTTTTCTTCTGTCATTACATGGTAGTGAGCATTTAATCCTTTCAAGAATGGAAAATGTTCAACGGTTGTATGTACAATGTTTATAGTAGGAAGGAATGCTTTTAATCTTTGTTCTAGGTATATCGAATCAACTTCCATATAAGCAGCGTATCCATTTACATTAACATGCACTTCTATATTTGTTATATTCTGCTCTACTATAGTTTTCAAAGATTCCCATATACTTCCTTCAGCAGATTCACCATCACTTATTAATACCCATACTTTTCTATTTGGTTTCGCTACTGCTCTTCCTAATGCAATACATATGCCCAAACCTAAACTACCAGTAGAACAATAGATATGATTCTCTTCATCACGGTGAGGATGGCCACCATGTTTAGCAAATAACATTTCAGCATCGACTCCTTTGTATTTTTCCAATACAACATATAGTGCTAATGCAGCATGTCCTGATGATAGGATAAAAATATCGTCTTTATCCATCTTAGAATATATGTTATCAATAATCTGTAAACTGGAGAAGTAACTCCCTAAATGCCCTAACTTATTCTTGTAAGCTATTTCAACTAATCTTTTTTTAAGCTCTTTCATTATCTATGTTTAAATATCATATAGTGATTCCAATCTGTTAAGTTCTCATCTGGTAGTAAACTCTCACTACTAATTCTTGGATAAGCAGGGGTCTTTAATTGTGATCCATAAAATCCTTCTAATTGAAATGCGTGTGTGTATAGGAAATATACGAAATTATCAAAGTCAAACAAACCTCTGTAGACATATTGATGAGCCATTCTCCAATTAGGATTACTAATAAAGAATACTGAATCTGGATTTGTTAATCTGTGTATGGTGCTAACAATGATGTGAGGATTGAATACGTGCTCAATAAAGTCATTTGCTATTACTAAATCGTACTTAGGTAATAGTTCGTGCGTGTCAAAGCTACTAGAAAGATCCTTAACGAAAAAAGTTCCTTTAAACTTATTCTCATCAAAGTACTTCTTGGCAAATGGCTTATCTACTAAATGATAGTTTATGTTTGGATGTGTCTCTAATATCTTCTGAGACAATATTCCTGGACCACTACCGATCTCTAATATGTTTTTAATGTGCGGATTTTCTTGAATCACTGCACTAACTAATTTAGCTTCATACTCATACCTTTCTTGCCAAGCAGATTCTTGAAGTCTACCTGCATCTTCCCATTCATTAGTATGCGCTGTATCAAAATGTTCTGTTGAGAATGTTTCCTCAAAGTTTGTATGTGTGACTCTAAATAATCCCATTACCAAATAAATTTATGCTTGTAATAATTTACTATGCCTTTTAATTCTTTATCAAATTCTGCTTGTGGTTCCCAACCTAAAGTTTTTAATTTAGAATCATCTAAAGCATATCTAACATCCTGACCTGCTCTATGATATGATAAATCTAAATAATTTTCTAGACTTAAATGACTTTGTTCTTTAGAGTTGTAAGCTTCTATTAACTTTTTTATTGTATCATAATTAGATTGCTCAAAGCCTCCTGCTATATTGTATATTTCATTCTCTACTTCAGATTCAATTATTTTTATAATCGCACTTGCAGTATCTGATGCATGTAACCAGTTTCTGATTGGAGTACCATTATTATGTAGAGGTATATTTTTTCCTAAATTTAAAAACTTACATGCTTTGGGAATTAATTTTTCTACATATTGTCCTATTCCATAATTGTTAGTAGGTCTTACTATAATATATGGGAGGTTATATGTTCTAGCCCAAGCTAATATAAGCATGTCTGCAGCAGCTTTAGTTGCAGAATACGGATTAGAAGGTTTTAATAAATCTTTTTCTGTATGGGCGCCATCTTCTATATCTCCATAGACTTCATCTGTACTAAAGTGTAGAAAGATTGGTTTCTTTGAAGACTCTTGTCTGTAGTTCTTAATTAATTCTAATAAGTTGTGTACTCCGTTTATGTTTGAATGTACGAACTCGTTACTATTAGCAATAGAATTTCCTACATGAGTTTCTGCGGCTGTGTTAATTACATAGTCACATTCATACAAAAATTTTAAATCATTAATATCCTCTCTTTCAAAATAGAACTGATCCGGATAATTTTCTGTGAATTCAAAAAGGAGTTCTTGATTCGAAGCATATGTACACTTATCTATACCTCTCACATACCAGCCTTTTTCTAAACATGCTCTAGTTACATGAGAGCCAATAAAGCCTAAGCATCCTGTTACGTAAACTACTTTAGTCATATTAATCTATTTTATAATTTTTATATGTTTTTAAATAACTGTTTAGAATCTCTCTCTCTACTTTAGATTCTATATAAGGATTATATCGAAAATCTGAATAGATTTGTTCTAATACTGCTTTCAATCTATACTGAATCATCTCCTCTTCTATAATATAAGGACTATTATCTATTTCATCAACTCTATTTTGCCACATTAAAGGTAAATCTTCTAAAGTTATTTTATCTTCTACTCCGCTTAAATCTGCGGCTCTATAATTCTCTGCTTTAGGATTTAAATTGACCCATCCTTCTTTTCGATCTTCATATCCATATCTAAGTTTAATCTTAGAATCAAAAAAGCCTTCTGGTATAATTAGAGACGGACAAATGTTATTATCTATTCTCTGATGCATATACCCATCAAAGTGTCTCATTTGTTCTTTAAATGGAATAATTACTATTTGTTCTGGAAGTGGTATGTTTAAACGCTGTCTTATATTAATAATGCTAGGATAGACTCCTGAGATTCCATCTACTCTTGGTAGAGGTACTTCCGTCCACTCTCCTGTGAAGAACCAATTGTAATATAAATCCTTTGTTATAATATTTAAACTATCAATAGAAGTGCCTTTATAACTTAATCCGTAATCTAAAATAGAATAATCTTTATTTAATTGTCTTGGAGTAGTTTCGTTTAGCTCTATGTATCCAGATTTAGCCCATCTAATATTTTCAGGCCAATGACTCATAACAATAGTGGTGTACTTATCATGCTTTTGATTAACTATTTGTTCTAAACACTCTCTACTTGAATCTAAAAAGATATGATCGTGGTTACATAATAGTAAGATTAAGTCAGCATTTATTTCTTTATATAAGCTCTTCCACTCTTGCTGATAAACTGCTCTCTTATTATTATAAAGTAATTCTATACCGCTAAACTCTTTCTTTACAAAAGCTTTTAATTCTTCTCTATCTTGTTCGCTGTATAACTTAGTATCTAGTTCTACATTTATAATAGCTTTAGTCCAAGCATAAGCTACAGCAAGACTTGATAGACTATACTTAGTTATATCTAACTTACTATAAGGGGGTAATATACCTCTAGTAATTCCAGAGTATGGATTACCTGAAGTGTCAGTTAAGTATACGTTAAAGATTAGTACCATCTATAATATTTTTGTAGTAGTTATCGTAAAGCATATCGTTATTTAAAGGCCATTCAAAGCACTTCTTATAATTAGCTTCTATGTAAGGAAGCATCTCTTGATACTTCTCTAAGCTTAAACTATTCATTATAGTGTCTAACTCCTCTTGAGTCTGAAAAGATAGAATACCTCTCTCGTCAAAGAACTCTCCTATATGAATACATCCATGATAGACAGGAATAGTTCCAGTTAAGAAGCAATCTATAATTTTTTCTGAGAAGTAATTATCATCACAAGAAACATTCTCGATAGCAATATTAAACATATAGTCTCTCAATGCATCAAGCTTACTAGGAATCTCTCTAATACCTCTACCGTATAAATCTATTCTATCTTTAATTGTATTTACAAACTCTAATCTCTTTTTATGTCCAGGTAGAAAAGCTTTTGTAGATATTACAGCAGATACTAACTTAGACTTTGGAAAAATATGATAAGCTCTATCTTCTGGGATCTCATACTGATCGAAATGATCTGACTTATAAGGAGTATGTCCGGCTGGATTAGGAAGTCTGTTGAACTGAGTTACTTCTGTTGGAGGTAAGAATTTAGCATTAGGTAAGATCTTTAATAACTCTCTATCAAATGTTAAGATAGTATGAAACTTATCTTGATGTTGAATAACTAAATTGTAAAGCTCTTTATGAAAGTACTCTCTTTGTTCAAATAATCTAGCTACAATAGGAACTTTTCTATCTATTTTAATTCTACCTTCTAAGTAGTCTTTAATAGCTGGATCACAAAGCAATACTATATCAAACTCTCCGTCTACCTGCTCGTAGCAATAAGTAAACTTCTTTGGTACTGAATTATATTCCATGTAGTAGTCTTTATTAAAGACATTTATTTGAGGAAGCTTTCCGTTTCCTAATCCCTCTCTGTAGGTTTTCTTATTTCTAATCTCTACCTCATACTTAGAATTATCTGTAGCTTCTCTCTCTTTTGTTCTTTCTTGATTTTTTGGAGTAGCATTATATACGTGAGTTGTAAAATTTACAACACCGATCTTATCTTTAGAACACATTTCTAAAGCAGGATACGCCCAAGCAAGATCACTCGCATGCCAATAATACTCTCCATCTATTCTAGACTTCAAATCTTCTCTATCTATGTTCTTCCAAAGAGAATACCTATAAGTTCTTAAATGACTAGCTCTCCATTGATCTCTTCTATAGAATTTATGTCTATGGATAAAATCATCATAAGGAGTGCCTTGAGGAAAAGATTGAGTACCATTACCGGTTCCATCCCAGCATACAAATTGCCCGTAAGTCATCCAGCATTTTGTCTTGTTATAAAAGTCATTTAACTTCTCTAATACACTCTCATCAAAGAGCCAATCATCTCCGTCTAGGTGAACTATAATCTCATCGTCTTCTGGAAATAAATGTCTAACCGGTTCGATGTAGTTATACGCAGCTCCTTTATTAATTTCGTTTCTGATGACTTTACATTGAGTATTATTTTTTAGTATTTCAGAAACTTTTTCAAAGGTACCGTCTGTAGAACAGTCGTCTATGTAGAGCAGCCTCCAATTAGTATAAGTTTGATTAAGTACACTTGCTAAGTTATACTCAACATAGTCTAGATTATTATACGAAGGAGTTATTATTGTAAACTTATTCATTAGATTTCTATATTTTTTATTCCTTTATCGCGATCAACAACAATAGCAACTGCTGTCTCTTCTGTGCTGTTTGGTTTATAATCATTGATTAATACTCTTACTCCTCCTCCTATACCCATGATAAGCATATCATAAAAAATACCTGCTTGCTCTAATTGCTTCTCTGTAAATTTTCTCATAGACTCTTTTCTACCAGTCGTAAGAATTATTTTATAGCCCTTCTTATCCCACTCAAGTATTTTTTCTGTAACACCAGGTAATGCTTTTGGACTAAACTCATGAAAATTACTTCCTGGAGGAAAGTGTTCAATTAAAGTTCCGTCTATGTCACAGAATATTGTCTTAGGTCTAGGATCTATCATATAACTTTTATATTTGGGTTTATACTTTCTATTTGCTTTTTAATCTCTTCGTTGTAAACTCCCGTCTTTACTATTACAGTTCCGGATTCTACATCTCTTAATGCTTCTGGAGACTTAACTATTAGATCTGTTCCATATAAACGTTTATTTTGTTTATTAGGGTCATTATCTAAAATGTTTATAATTTTTTTAGCATCTAATCCAAACTGTAATAAGGTTTGAGAAAAGATATGTGCTCCAAAAAGATAGACATCTCCTTCTATTTTATTTAGCTCTGAAACTAACTCTTCATGGTACTGTGTGTAATTTAAAAATAAGGCTAAATTATGCATATAGAGTTGATCTTGCTGTCCTGAAGTTATATAGATTTCTTCTTTAGATTCTCTTACCTTTTTTGCACAAAAGAAGATACTATGGTCTTCTTTAAAGTAGCTTTCTTCTAATAACTCATATCCAAAATGACTTAATAAAAGCTCAACATAAGGCTGGCTTGCAAAGTAAGTATGTTCGAAGTTAAGGCAGTTAGTATAGTTATTACGAAGCATTGCTTCTAAATTAGGAACAGACATTATAAGTAAAGAATCCTTCTTCATAAAGTCTGATATGTGTTGCATAAACGTTAATGGATCATACACATGCTCTAATACATGAGAATGAATAACTGCATCGTATTTTTCTTCTGAAATAAATTTATCATCAAAAAAGCCTTTTATTACTTTGACAGGTAAGTTAGCAGGAACTCTAGGGTTAGGTTCTATTATAGTCCAATCTAAGTTTCTTTTTGCTAAAGACTTCTTTGCTAAATGTCCGTGTAGTCCTCCTATTTCTAGAACAGATTTAATAGAAGAAAACTTAGTAACAAATTCAGCGAAAGCTTCATGATGTTGATTCCAAATATCTCCTACAGTTCCTGATCCATGTTCTTCTGCATAAACGACCTCTAAAGGCAATAGCGGATTTAACTGTATCATTCCTGAAGAGATACTCATCTGCCAGCTCATATCTGCTACAATGTCTTTCTCTTTAGGTTGATCAGTACATCCCATAAACACAGGAAAGTTTTTGAAAGTATATAACTCTCTTAAATCTTTTTCTCCTGTTATTACGTCTCTGTCTCTACGAATATAGTTCATTTAATTTATTTGTAATGTTCTGTTTTACTTTCTCATCTATACCTGGAAATTGAGATTTAATCTCATTAATAAATTCAGGATTAGATAATACATAATGGCCGCAAATCTTAATCAACTCTTTTCTGTTTACTTCAGGATTAAAATCAGAATTTACCCATTTAACCCATCTTTTAGAATCGTAGCATATTTGCCAGAATCTATTAAATAAAGTAACGTCCTCTATCTCCTTAAGATATGTTAAAGTTTCTATTAATCCAAATTCAGGAGCAATATTTATAGCATCTAATCCTAAACTAAATTTCTCTTTAATAACTTCTGCAGGAATATAATCTCCGTTATGCTCCTTAGATAACATATCGTAGCTTCTAGCTACTTCAATCATCTCTTTTAAACGAGTAGAATCGTAATTGCCTGTCTGATCAATTCCTTTAAGGGAAGTTCCTGATTGAATAACCAAATACTTTATTTGCCAATACACTTCTTCAGGTAGAGCTGATCGTAGGCTTGCTACTAATAAGTCTAACTCGTCTGGGTCGAATGGTCTAATTGCTTCTTCTGTACCGACTTCAAATATTAACGTAGGATTAATTTTATAAGCAAACTTAATCATCTCGATAGTCTTTTCTAAGCCGTCTGAGAAGTTAGGATATTTCTTCCAAGGATCGATATGAATTAACTGGAAGTGTTTAGCATCGTGAGCTAAAGATTCCAATCCATCGTCATCGTTGTTACCTTGACCTGGACCTCCGTGATCACGTTGAATAGGTAAAGTAGTAACATACTTACTAAACTCTTCTGTAGTCCAGTTGTTAACATAACCTCCGTCCCATTCTACTTGTCTACGAGAAGGAATAAAAGCTATTTGATTTCCTGTAGCATTACAGAAATCTACTATAGCATCTACTACATTCTTAGTCATAGGTCCGATAAAGTACTTTACATCCATTCTTTATAAATTTTATATTGTTCTTCAGCTTGTAAATCAGCAATCATTCTACCCTGCCCTTCAACAAAGGGTCTACCGTCGATCAATGTTCCTCTTACTTCTACATCTACAGGTGTCGCATTGAATACCATTCCGTCTAAATTAGGCACTTTGTCCCATTCGGCTCTAAGAATAAATCTGCAAGGTATGCTTAATTGAATACAAGCATACTCTACCGCTTTACCAAAACCGCCGTTACCTAAAATGTATAACTGCTCAGGTTTAGTTAATAAAGAAAGGTAGTTATAAACCCCCATCCAGTCGGTATTGTATGCTTTTAAAAAGCCGTCTTTGTTTACTACAGTATTTGCTGCACCGATTATCTTAGCAGCAAAATCAACTTCGTCAACGTGCTTTAATACTTCTGCTTTAAATGGCATACTAATAGCAAAGCCTTTAAATTTTAATATTTTAGCGGCTATTACCGAACTTAGAATATTATCTGAATAAAATGACTTGTATATAGCATTTATACCTTCTTGTTGAAAGCGAGTATTAAAAAAGATACAGCCATTGTTTCCTGGATTAGAGGAGAATGAACCGTATAATTTAGTATCTTTATTTACAATATTCATTTAAAATTTCAATTGCTTTAAACCATAGCATTTTTGCAAACTTCTCATCGTGTAAAGGAGACATATTCAAAAATATTATACCTGTTATTAATTTTACTTTCTCTAAATCAAAGCCATTCTCTATAAGCCAGCTTTCATAATACTCTCTAAATTCATATAGGTCTTCACTAACAAAATAATTGTAAGTAACTGCTGTAGAGCCTTCATGAAGAGTAACAGCGTTTTCCTGTTTCATCATATCATACGGTATAATAGTACCGCCATACAACTTAGCTAAGTCGTAATAAATGTCTCCGCCTTTTGTTGATCCGCCAAAGGACTCTCTCCAATCAATATAAGTAAATTTACTCATACGATTATCCCAAAGTATATTATCGAACTGTAAGTCTCCGTGGAATAGAGTATAAAGAGGATTCTCGTAAAATTGTTTTGTATCAATCTTACTTGTAATACTATCTATTGAAGGATATTGTTTACCGTTAATAATAAACTTCTGATTAAAATAACTTGCTCCAAACCTATCTAAAAAAGCTGCTATTCTTTCTGTAGTTTTCTTACCGTAAAACTTATCAAATAGTTCTGTATCACCGTCATACTTTTCACTCTTAATAATAATAGTCTTTAGCTTATCTAAAAACTTCTTATAGGTATAAAATGAATTGTAACGGTAGAGTGTATCTCCTGATTCCCAATCGTAGCCTATAAAGTTATCTGTCCATTTAAAGTTAGATGGAATTAAGCTCTGCAATGCTTCTGCTCGTTTTACTTTGTTAAGATTTATTTCTACACTAGGTGTAAATTTCATAAAGCTACTTCCTTTATAAGTAATCTCTCCTGTAGTCTTAGCTAAAGATAAAGGAGTGTCTCCGAAATACTCTTTAGCTCTTTCTAAGTCATCTAAGTTACCTGTATCTAACCATTTTAATTCTTTAGCTTTAAAGGTAGGATACACAGATGGAGTACTAAACGCAGAAACAATCTCGTTGTTCTCTCCTAACTCTTTCCAGAAGATGCCGTAATCCCAAATACTAGCCAAGCCAATGAAAGCATTATCATATCCATTTACGTCCTTATTGGCAAAATTTGTAATAGTACCTTCCTTATTTGCTTCTAAAGTAGCGTACTTTTCAGGATAGCTTGTAGGATGAACTCCTAACCAGTTTCCGTCTAAGTGAGGTACTTTACCTTCTATTAAACAATCTACCACCGTAAAGTAGAAAGGACGTTGGAGATGCTGTTTACATTGTAGAGCCGAGTAGCCAGGGCCTGAATTTTCTCCTTCGTATTTATCTATTTCGACAAATGTAAATTTATGATCTGGATATGCTAGTTGACAGTATTGTTGTAACTCTACTCCTTTGTATCCTAGCGCTACTACGAAATCATACTCTTTAGGAAATTTTTCTATAATATGAGAGATAATAGCTTTATTGTTAATAGGAAGCATACCCTTATTAACGTTCTCTGTAAGACCTTTCAATCTAGTTCCTAAACCAGCAGCTAGTATTAATACAGCCGGAGTTTTATGCTCTGCTTCTACTTTACCATCCGCTCTATTAAACTCATCGTCAATTCTAAATACATCATCTACATGCGGTGTAGATACTTCCTGTAAAATAATATCTGTAATAGCTATCACTCTATGCTTCTTAGGAGGTGTCACGTTAAAGAACTCTCCACCTCTCATTATTTTTTTCTCTACAACTCCTTCATCGTTTTCTAACCATACTTCAGCTTCGCCTGAAATAATGTAATTTGTTTCTTTTTTAAACTCATGATACTGGAAGGAAGTTTTATAACCAGCATTGATATAAATTCTCTTATAACAATAGGCATCGTTTAATTCAAGCCATTCTTCTTTACCCCAAGGTTTGTGAACTACTTTATACATCTTAAAAATTTATTAATTAAAGAATCCTTTGCATGCACATTCTTCTTCGAAGAATTTAATAGTGTCTGCATTGAATAAATGCTTTTTATACACCTCTGTTATATTATCAAAGTCTTCTTTCGGTCTACCGTGTAGTCCTTCTGCAATATGCCATACTTTAATATGCTTATGATCGGGAGTAAATAACTTACCTTCTTTAACATACCAATTTCTAATATAAGACTGTCCAGGATTATTCATTGCTATCTGAAAAATAATACCTGATTGGTCCACTCCTTTAGCTTTTACATTATAAACAACATCAGATAAAATATAAGGACCGTCTAATACTTTAGATGTAAATCCGCTATCTTGCATTGTAAATAATTGGTTTATAGCTCCTTGCTCTCCAAAGTCTGTAGGATGCGTAAAACATAACTCAACAGACTTCTCTAAAGCTTTTAAATTATTAAAGCACATAACTCCTGTATTGATATTTACAACCTCTTTAACTTGAGTACCGTCTTCATACTCTAATACATAAGAAGGAGGAGTCCAGTATTTAGTTGTTTCAAACCTATTATAGTTCATCGAGAGTAACATATCAGTCTCGTCGTCTTCCAACATTTCTGTAAGTCTTGAAGTAGTAATGGTGTCAATATCTATAATAATTAACTTATCTGCTTTATAATACTGTGCTGCTGCTAGAGCTAAGATTAGTTTCTGTACAACAGCGCTATTAACGAACTTGATATCACCAAAAAGCTTAAAGTACTCCTCTAAGTTATTATCATCAATAAAAATAGTCTCTACGTCTGGATGCCATTTTTTAAAGCTAGCTACTGCACATTTTGCATACTCATCGTATCTACTTTGATCGTTCCCGTAAAGTAACCCCAACTCTGTATACTCTTTTACCTCTTGTACTCGGTCCATAAACTTTTCCGTAGTAACATTGCTAAATACTGCTAAAGTCTTTTTTCTTTCTAACATATTATTTATTGTTTATTTTATCTACAAAGTTTAAAGCGGAGTCTATAACTTGATGCATATCGTAGTACTTATACTCTGCTAGTCTACCTCCAAAAATAACATTTTTTTCTTTATCTGCCAACTGCTTATACTTTAAGTATTTAGTATTATTTTCTAAATCGTTTACAGGGTACATTGGCTCTGTTTCTTCTGGTTTATACTCTGTGGGATATTCCCAAGTTAGGTAAGTCTTATCTGATTCTGTATTTTCGAAATGTTTATGTTCTATTACTCTTGTATGAGATGATTCACTATCGGTATAGTTCATTACAGCTGTTCCTTGATAATTTCTATCATCAAGTATATGATGCTCAAATCTAGTAGTCTTATATTCTAAATCTCCGAACTTGTACTTATAAAAAGTATCTATAGGTCCTGTATAGATTACTGTATCGTATTCAAAATCAAACTCACTAGTAAAGTAATCATAATCTAATCGCACGTCTACTCCTTCTAACAGCTTTTCAAATATTTGAGTATACCCTCCTATCGGAATGCCTTGATACTTATCGTTAAAGTAGTTATTATCATAGTTAAAGCGAACTGGAAGGCGTTTAATTATTTCTTTAGGAAGTTGGGTGCAAGGCTTTCTCCATTGTTTTTCTGTATAGCCTTTAATTAATTTTTCGTAAACATCTACTCCAACTAACTTGATAGCTTGTTCTTCTAAGTTAGTAGGCTCTCCTATATGTTTACTTTGTTGTCTTATACGCATTTCAGCTTGATTAGGATGTGTAACATTCCATAGCTTAGAGAAGGTCCACATATTAAAAGGAAGAGAGTAAATCTCTCCGTTATAGTTAGCAACTGGTCTATAAGTAAAATTATTAAACTTTACAAACTGGTTAATCCACTTCCATACCTTTTCGTTAGAGGTATGAAATATATGTGGACCATAAACATGAACGTTAATTCCTTCTACATTTTTTGTATAGCAATTTCCGCCTATGTGATCTCTTTTCTCAATTACTAAGACTTTGTAGTCTTTTTTAGTTAATTCATGAGCACAAATAGCTCCAAAGAAACCAGCTCCAACTATTAGATAATCATATTTGTTTTCTGATCCACTCATAAGTATGTATTAAACCTTCGTACAATGAGTAATTTGGTACCCAATCTAATTTCTCTTCAATTAATTTATTATCAGAATTCCTACCTCTAACTCCTGTAGGCCCTGGAATATTCTTAATAGTTATTTTCTTACCGCTAATATCTATTGCATATTGAGCTAATTCATTAATAGTAACCATCTCTTCACTTCCAATGTTAACTGGTCCTTCGAAGTCTGATCTTATTAACTTTAGTACACCTTTAACACACTCATCTACGTATAAAAAGCTTCTAGTCTGCAAACCATCACCCCATACTTCAATCTCACCTCCCTCTAAAGTTTCTGCAACTTTACGGCATATAGCAGCAGGTGCTTTTTCTTTGCCTCCTTTATATGTACCTTCTGGTCCAAATATATTATGGAATCTAGCTATACGAACTTCTAAGCCGTAGTTTCTAGCAAATGCTAAGTACAACCTCTCACTAAATAATTTTTCCCATCCATACTCTGAATCTGGATTAGCTGGATAAGCTGAACTCTCTTCGCAGTTTGGATTCTCAGGATTTAACTGATTATGTTCAGGATACATACAAGCAGATGAGCTATAGAATACACGCTTTACTTTGTGTCTTACAGCTGCTTCAACAACATTTAAATTAATTGTAGCAGAGTTATGCATTACATTAGCATCATTCTCACCTGTAAAAATATATCCTGCACCACCCATATCGGCTGCTAATTGATATACTTCATCCCATTGCATATGCTGTATAAACGGACGAGGTGATTGAATAGAGTACTCTAAAGGATATTCTCCGTTATTCGATTCCAATAGCATAATATTATTTACTACTCTAGGATCTCTTAAGTCGCCAATAACAAAGTCATCAGCTGCTGTTTTAGAAAACTCAGGATACTTTAAGTCTACACCGCGAACCCAAAATCCTTCCTCTTTTAATTTTCTTACTAAATGTGAGCCAATGAATCCACCAGCTCCTAATACTAATGCTGTTTTCATTTATATAAAATTTAATATTTTAAACATTTTTCTTTTCCAAGAATCTAATGAATACTCCTTATTATAATAGTGTTTTGCATCTTCACTACATCTATGATAAAAGCTTTTATCTTCAACAAGTCTTTTAGCTAATTGTCTTGCTGACTCTACATCGGCTATGTCCACAGCTAAGTCTTTTTGACACCGCATTTGAGTATCAACTTCTATATTTCCTATGCATGGTATACCTAAGTAAGAACAGTTTAAAACGAAAGTACCTGCTGCTACTGTTGGCATTAAGTGTACTGCATATTTAAAGGTACTTAATTGCTGAATCCATTCTGTCCACATTACTCTAGGTAAGGGTAGTATTAATTGATCTTCCAGGATTTTCTTAGCATGAGAAGTTTGTCCCCAAATAGGTACTTGAAATTCTTGAGCTACTACGTAGCTTTCAAACCCTCCATACCATCTTGCAAAGTTACCTCCTATGATAGCTTTATCTTCAGGCTTCCATTCTACATTTAGAATAGTATCTTCTATCATTAAGCTAGGAATAGTTTTAATAGGAGTATTAGGAACTAAACCCGCGTAATACTTTACATCACTATTATTGTGAGCAAATATCATATCAACTGATGTAAGCATATTATAGAAATGGATCTGGTCTGATATCTCTAGCTCAGTAAACATCCAATGAGGACCTTCCTGTACGTAATATACTTTTTTATTATTAGCTTTTAACTTAAGTAGCCAATCACTAGCAAGTAATTGAGAATGAGGATTAGGTATGTCACCTAACTTAACTCCTATAGTACTGTAATTAATTTGTCCTTTTGGAAAGATGATGAAAACATGATCATATTCCTGAATCTCTGCATAATGGTAAAGATGTCTGTGATCTGCATCTAGTGCATACATCCAAGCAAACTCTGTCCTCATATTATAATGATCTACAGGAATCTTTCCTTCAAAACCCATCTCAGTTAAAAAAGCTATTTTCATAATCTGTTAATAAATCTATCTAGAATAATTTCTATATAATCAATTTTATCTTTATCAATAACCGGAGATGTTCCTAAGAAGAATGTATCTGTTGTAACTTTTCTTGCAACCGGATACTTCGTAAGTACTTCTTGTGGATCCATAAGTCCTTCATAAGCGGGTTGAAGCATAATATTACCTGCGAAGTAAGGTCTAGTTTGTACTTTATTTGCTTCAAAGAATTGACAGATATCTGATCTTTTGAATGGTGCTCCATCTCTAACTGTTATTGGAAAAGCAAACCAATCAACATCAGCTCCTGGTTGTGCTTCATGTAAATGAAAATATTGTTTATACTTACTAAAGGCAGCAAATAGATTTTTGTAATTCTCTCTACGCTTTTGTCCTATTTCTTCAAGCTTCTCCATTTGAACTAATGCGATTGATGCTTGGAGCTCAATAGGTTTCAAATTATAACCTATTTCTTCATAAACATATTTGTGATCAAACAAATCATTTGGCAGCGATGGTAGCCATGTATTGAAGCGACAACCGCAAGATCCTTTCTCTAATAGGTTTTGTTTGCCTATACAATAACAGCCTCTACCCCACTCTCTAAAGCTACGAATAATTCTTTCGGTATTCTCATCTTTACATGCAACAAAACCACCTTCACCCATAGTCATATGATGTGCTGGATAGAATGAGCAACTTGCTAATTCGCCGAATGATCCTAAAGGTTTTCCTTCATAGTATGATCCTAAAGCATCACAACAATCTTCTAATAGGATTAGTTTATACTTCTCAACTATTTCCATCAATCTATTTATATTAGGAGGATTTCCTAATACGTGAGCAAATGTAATTATTTTAACATCTGGATTGTCTATACAAGCTTTTTCTACTTGGTCTAGATCTAAGTTTAATGTTTCTAATTCGATGTCTACAAACACAGGAGTAAATCCTACTTGTAAAATAGGATTGATTGTTGTTGGAAAACCTGCGATAGGTGTAATTACTTTTGTGCCTTTAGGAAGATTTAAACCTCTCTTAGAAGTCAATGCTAACATCATAAGTAAGTTAGCGCTAGATCCTGAATTGGTCAACAGTCCATAATCTTTACCAAACTTCTTTGGGAATTTAGTTTCAAACTTATTTGCATCAGCACCTAATACAAGCCACTCACTAAGTAAGCTTTTAACTGCTGCTACATATTCTTTAGAATCAAAGTAAGGTCCTGCATACTGTACCCAATCTTCACCAGCTTTCCAAGTTTTTTCTTTATGTTTTTCATTAATGAACTTCTCTACTAATTCTAATAGTTCTTTCATAACTATATTATTTGTGATCTTTATTAAATATAAAAAATTTTTTGTTTCATTTAAAATTAATCTTTATAGTATAGAGTATAATTCATTTTGGTACTCTTGCCTTTTTATAGTTTTATGATGAATGATGCAATATTCTTCATCGAAAGGAAAAAATGAATACTTTGTATGCCCGACTAAAACCTCATGAACCTTGTTAGCCCAATTGATCTTGGGTGAGTTCTGGAGAATTCTTGGTTGTAGGTCTGGAAAATTTACCCAACCTTTCTCATTTACATTCCACTTCCACTGATTTATATGCTCTTTAGTTATTCCTTCTACGGTATTTATTCTTGCTAGTAAAAAAACTTCTACAGTAGGATTCTCATTTAGTATCAAGTGTAGATTTTGTATGAACTCTTCTTTGAAGTATTCATCAGCATCAATTTGAAATATCCAATCTCCTAAGCAATTCTTTTTAAGATTGTTTTTGAATTGACCAAAGTTTCCTTTCAAAGGATATTCAATAAGCTTGATTTGATTTTTAAATTTATCAATTACTTCATAGACTTCCTTGGTAGTATTTCCTAGATCAGCTTGAACTACGATCTCATCCTCAGGTCTTTTATTATTTGCTAATAGAGTCAATAATCTATTTAATTCCTCATGCTCATAGCATACAGGAATAGCGTATGAAATTTTCATAACATTTAGTTTAGTTGCACATCAAAGAATCCAATATAGTCACATGCTTCAAAATAATCTTTACCAAAGTTTTGAAGTGTTTTAGAATCTGACTTGGATGTCTTTCCTTTAAACCTAGTGCTTTCTTTTTCCTCTTCTGTAAGTGAAACAGATTTGATAGCACTCCACTGCCAATCATCTTTAGAAGATCCATTAGCAAACACCGTGCCTTTGCCTTCTAGATTAATGATATGAGGATACCAAACTCTTCCTTCTTCGTCTACGTGTTTAATGTCTTTATATAACTCTGGAAGTTCTTTCTCATACTCATTGAAGTCAAATTCACCTTGACGCATTAAGTCACTTGTTTGAAAACCACAATTAAAACAAACATATGAATTGTGAAATTCATTTATAGGTATTACGTAGCAAGATTCTTGAACCCCACATTTAGGGCATGTTATTAAATTATCAGTCATTGAGTTGTTGTTTTTTATTTTTACTTTCTGCACTACTATTTGTATAATATCCAAAACCGTCTGGGTAATTAGTATAATGCCAAGCTGCCATTTTATCATTCCAGACCATAGATGTATGAGTATTCGAGACTCCTAAAGATCCTGATGTATTTAAAGATCCTGATGTGTTCATAGATCCATTTAGTGGTATGTTGCTTATTGGATTAGGTGTATGATACCAATCATCCCAAGCCTCTTTATCTTCGTCATATGAATCTTCTACGCCACTTAGTGCATCTTTAATTCTATTCCATTGTTTAGGAGTTGCAGTTAAGCCTTCACAAGCTTCTGTAAAACCTTTTAGCCATAATACAAATTCTATACTATTCATTACTTATTAAGTTTTGGAAGTTCTATCTTATTAAGTTTTGGAAGTTCTATCTTCTTAAGTTGCGGAAGTTTTAAAGGCTCTTGTTTAGGAATAACATCTAAATAAGTTCCTAATAACTTTTTCATTTCTGTAAAACTAAAGTTTGTTTTTGATAAATGAGATTGTCTTTTAGCTAACTCTTGATACTTTTCATATTTTTCGTAGACATCTTTTAAATAATGTACAGCTTGATTAATATCAGCGCTAAACCATTTAGACTCTGCTAAGATCATATTTGGTACTTGAGCTGATGGATGTACATTTGTTAGTTGTCCTTGTACTAAACATGTATATTCTTGATTTAAAAAATCAGTATGTCCTGACCAACCTGATACTATGATCGGTTTTTTAGCCATAGTAAATTCAAGTAGCGGTCTACCAAAGCCTTCACCTTTAGTTAGATTAAACATAGCTTTAACTTTTCCATGATTGTAAAGATCATTAATATCTTTATCATCTAATTCACCGTGTAATAAGTATATATTAGGAAGATTTCCTGATACTGTTGATTTTATAATGTCTAATTTTCTTAAGATTTCATCTCGATCCATAATACTTGAGCCTGCACCAGAAGTCTTTATAATAAGAGCTGGTTTATTCTTTTTATCTTTAAATGTTTCTAAGAATGTTTTGATCATAAGAGGGACATTTTTTCTATCCTCTCCCATATCTCCTTGTAACCAATGTCCTACAAACAAATAACAGAACTCTTCTTTTATTTCATCAAGAGCAGATACCAATTCAGTGGCTTCTATGTCTTCATCTTCTATATGAAAATACCGATCTAAATCTAATCCTTCAAATAATACTTCAACAGGTTTTTCTAGTTTAACTAACTGAGTTTGTCCTGTTGCGGTATCTTTCTTTTCAAATTTAGATGATTCGAATACTGACTTTGCATGTTTTGATGATACTAAAGTAAGATTCATTCTATTTACTCCTTCTATCCAAGTAGCATCGCATATAGTAGTTTCAATACCTGCAGTTATTCCAATATTATGTTTTCCTAGTGGTTGAAATTCATTAGGTACTGTTATTTGAATCCAAATATCCGGTTGTTTAGGAAGTTGTGCGCCCGCAAATATCATTGGGATCACCCATCCCCAATCAGCTTTATTATCTTTAATATATCCCCAAGGAGTTGATCCCCAACGTTGGCTTATGACAATAAATTCATATTCTTCTTTTTTCAATTCATGTAGAGCTTTAAAAAAATCTCTAGCTCTAGCACCATAACCTGAGTATGTGTCAATAGGACACGATATTACGCACAACTGTTTCATATTAGTAGATTAATTTATGTAGAATCTTTTTTCTAGGTAGTTTTTCTGTTTTAATTAATTCAAAGTTATTTCTAGGTTTCCATGTAGCAAAAGTCTCTTCAAATGTGTCAATTACATTTTTACACATTATTCTAGCACTCATCATGGATTCATCTGAAGTTACCCATTCTCTAGCTTTCATCCCTCTTACATGTCTTTCTTCTGATCCTAGATTGTAAACTTCTTCTATAGCTTTAGCTACGTCTCTAAAATCGCAACGATCATCAAAGATATAAGGAGTCGGAATGGATCCTACAATACTTAAGTTAGTAGGAAATACTGGTACCGCCCATTCGCCATGTTGTTTATAAGTTCCGTAATGATTAGAACAGAAGTTATCGTTAAAATCAATCCACTTGCCATCCTCATCTACAAATCTCATTTGATCTTGCATTCCTCCAGTAACATTAGCTATGATCATCTTACCTGCCATCATTGCTTCAGTTAAAGAAAGTCCCCATCCTTCATTAGAAGATATTAATGCCGTTACATCTGATATATTATATAACCTATTAACCTCTTCTGTATTAAGTCTTGCTTCGGAGAAGTATACTTTTTGATATTCAGGATCACATAATAATTCTGAAACTGCTTTTAAGTCTGTACCGTTCTCATCCATAACTTGAGTATGTAAAAGAAGCGCACACTTGCTTGCTTTTTCTTTTCCTATTTTATCACAGAATACAGCATACGCTGCCACCAAGTCAGAGGTACATTTACGTCTAATGTTTCTTGCATTATAAAATACAATAAACTCAGGATCAAAGTTTCCAAATAATTGTTTTTTCTTTTCTTGAGTAAGCCTATTCTCTTCTACCATAAATTCATTGATAGGAAAGAAAGCTTTTTCATTAATACCATGCGGTACATACTTTAATATCTTATTTTTTGCAGTATCTCCAAGTACCATTCTATTGATATTGAATGTCTGCTTAGATATGGACATTAATGCATCGCAAGATTCATAGTAGGATTTATTATATAAGGGAGCCGGTAGATCATCCCAAATATTCAAATAGACAATAGGAACTTTTTTTCTAATTTCATTTTCCATTTGAAATAACCAAACCCAATAACGAGGATCTGTGAATATCATTATAGCATCAGGCTTCTCCATTTCTAATAGTTGCCTAACTAACTCTGGAGATCCATATCCATTTGTAGGGTATAAAAATATAGACGCGTCAGAAATACCTGCTATAGCATTTGTATCTTGAGAAATATCTAATCTCTTTCCTTGTTCTGGGTGATTTATTGCGCCACCTACATTGACCCAATTAAATCTATGCGCAGTACCTAAAACTATTTCTCTAGCCATTGTAGAAATTCCAGATGTCATTCTAATGTCATCACATAGGAGTAGAATTTTTTTTCTTTCCTCTTTTTTGATATAACCATTTACCATATTTGTAACTTATTTTATTGCTTCAATAATACTAGATCCAGTATAATGCGTGTTGTATTGTTCGTGAATAGTCTGTCTAAATTTTGAATCTGTCAAATACATAAACATAGCTCTTTCAACTATATCCTGTAAATTCATTTTACTTCTTATAGAAGTCATTTTAAAATCTTCGTATAGTGTCTGCGGTATTTTTACCGAGGTTATTACTCTTTTTGTTTTATTAATCATATATTTTATAATAAATATATAGAAATACAAAATAAATATGTAAATAAAAAATATTTTATTTATTTTTATCACATAGTTCTGGCTTATTGGTATAAGGACAGAATTTGCAACTATTTAAATTTTTAGGGTATACTCTGTCTATTCTATATTTTGCTTTATCTGTAAAACACTCTCTTATAAAACTAGACATATCTTTGACTGCATCTTCTACTTTCTTTTTACCATTAGCCGGTATAAACTCTTGAACTCTATATGTAGGAAAGTCTGGGCTATTAAATACTTTTCTTTTTACTATAAAGAATTTGACATCTATTTTGTCTTCAGGAATATTCATTCCTTTAGAATAGAATCTTTTATATAGTAATATCTGATTCAGTTTAGTTTGATCCTTCTTTTCATAATCGGACCAGCCTTTAGTACTCGTTTTAATATCATAGATGGTATACCTGTCTACAGCTTTCTCATAAATGATAAAGTCAATAGATCCATTCATTAGAATGTTTGGCATGTCATCTAAAATAGGAAGCAGAATTGGTATTTCTATCCCTACTAACTCAGATGTTTTTCTTGAGAAGTATTTAGCTCTATTCTTTTTAAACCAATCTAGAGTAGCTTGTCCGTCTGCTAAGAATTCTTTAAGCTCTTCTTTAGTGCTGAAGTGTTCATTTTTATTCTCAGCTATAGACTCTTTATAATTAGCCACTAGTCTTTCTTCTAGCATCTTATTAAGATCTAAATCATCAGCAGCTTTTCCTGATTTATCATACATTATTTGCAAATACGATTGTATAACTTCGTGCATACTAGTACCGTAAATTAAATATATAGACGGTTTAAAACTACTCTCTTTCTTTATATAAGTTAAGTACCATTGATGTTGGCATTGTTTATATATAGAATACTGAGAATAGCTTACTGCTTTTTGATAAGCATAATTGATGTCTATTTTTGGTCTTGGCATTAGTTCTTTTTACCGTCTATGATTCTTTTCAATTTCTCTATATAATTAACTGCATCCATCAACTCTTCTTGGAGGTGCGTAAGCCAATCTGATAAAGATAGATCTTCTCTATCTAGATCTGTATTATACTTTTTCTTTCCTACCCTTGAGCGACTAATAAACTTGTCTAGAACTGAATCTACTATTGAATCAGTTTTAAGAATTGTTCTACTGTTCTCAGGTTTATATTCGGTAATTGTTCCCCAGATTTCTTTATTCTTGCTCATTCTTAGTTAATTCTTTAGGATAAAACTCTTTGTTAACATGCCCACATTTTACACAAGCAAATGTAGCAATAGGCATTACGCCGTCTTGTGCATCACCAGTTAAAAATCTACTTACTTTACGTAACATTAAAGCTTCTTGAAATGCGCTACTACCGCATTCTTCACATGTAACACCAGTAGTTTTATCTAGAGGTATTTTAACTTGTACAGGTTTTTGTTGTTGCATTTTATTTATTTTTAGTGTTCCAATATAATTCTCTGACTTTAGATCCTAGCTCTTGATCATTAGGTGTATTATATACCAATTCCTCGCTGATTGTGATTAGTCTTCTACTTTTTTCTTGACTACACATATGAGATTGATAACATCCTTGGCCTGAGCCTTCTACGTATCCTATTCTCAAATCAATGTGATCATTAAATCTATATGGGGTATCTTTACCACATATTACGCATTTTTCTATGGGATTGTTGTCTGTATTCATAACTGTTTATTTTAGTACCTAAGATGGGATTCGAACCCATACGGGCTTTCAGCCCATTTGATTTTAAGTCAAACGCGTATACCGTTCCGCCACTAAGGTATAAAGCTATCAGAGAAGGATTCGAACCTTCACGCAGTGATTCGGTAAGAGACAAAATAGCCGGCTTGTGGTCAACCCATATCCATTTACCTATTTCAAACTCTGCGCCCGCGAGACGGGCGGGTGTGTCTGCCATACTCTAGAGTGTTTCACCATCTGATAATCTATTATCTAAATATAATACTAAATCTTCTAATTTATTAAATAGATCTTTTGAGTATATTAATTAATTTGTAAGAGATGTTCCTTTAGGATTCGAACCTAAACTAAGTGGACCAAAACCACTTGTGCTACCGTTACACCAAGAAACAGTGTAAAAAAATGGGCAGTTCAATTAAGAACCGCCCTGTTAAAAGACTTAGCCTGGGGCAGAAAACGTAGGGATCTGTGCTAAATACTATTATCTATAATTATCTGTAAATTCAGATAATTTTTTGTGGACCTGGAGAGATTCGAACTCTCGTCTCCGATAGAGACAATAATACTAACGTATCACATGCTTAGTACTGCTTGCGCTGCACCGTACATCAGTTGTTTAATAGGTACAACTAATAAAACCTTGATAGCACGGCTTCGCCCCCTGTATACCGTGTCGTAGAATGCTTGAGGTACGCCTCAACGTAGCTAGGGAGCCACTCATTCCCACAGTCCTTATTTAACGAGTTGATCGTGAATACTCGGAGTAGTTCTGTTCCTAGGTTACTCACCCGATGCGGACTAAGCTGCTACAGCTAGGTCGGCGCCTACGAAGTCCATAAGGTCTTCGAAGGTGAATGAAGATAATTCTTCAGCGTTTATTGTTTAGTATCTTCTAAGGCAGTATACTCAAATGCCTGCATGTAGTATTACCTCAACAACCGGATCAATTCCAGTCAGGCCCATAAGTTAAAGAACTACACACTATATTCAGGAGTTGGTTGTTGCGCCCAATAAGCTTCTTCAAGCTCTAGAGTCCATCCGTCTTCTGCTTCTGAAAGTACTGCAAATCTATCATGCGAGAAAGATGTATATCCTTCTGGTACTTCTATTTCTTCTAGTAGATAATTACCGTTAGGAGTTAAAGCTGTAACTGTATACGTAGCTCCTTCTGTCAATAGACCTTCATGTCCTTTGATACACATAACTTGCATATAATAAGTATTTGATTTATTTGTAAAAAGGAGTTTCAACGGTATCCTTTCCGAGCGGTGCCCTCGACATCCCATGTAAATTACTTAGCAGAAGCCGTATCTACAGCTTGAGCCGTAGTATCCACAGCTACAGTAGAATCTACAGTTGTAGAGTCAGTAGCAATTTGTTCAGCAGGGGCTCCACAAGCAGCAAACATAAGTGCGGCTGCGATAACGATCATTACTTTTTTCATGTTCTATTTTGTTTTGTTATAAGGTAAATATAAGACAGATTTTTAAAACCATTATTATTTATCTTTATAGTACTTATAAATTTAACTTGCTTCCTATCATAAATGAATTAAGAATTGGCAATTCTTTATTTGTGCTGATTAATACTTTAAAGTTTACGTTTACTTTAAATTTTCTAGTTAATTTAAAATCAGTAGCAAATCCAGTTAAAAACATGAGGCTCCTATCTCTAAGTTCTGTTTTGTTAGTAAAAGAATAGCTATATGGAGAACTGATCATAAATATATCCGGGATTATGATTTTTCTTTTAAACTGTATTGGACGCATAGCAAAACATATAATTGACGGGGCTAAGCTATATTGACCTGTATTTAATAGTGTGCTGTTAAAACTAATATTATATCCAGTGATTAATTTATCGATAGGTTGCACATAGGTATATGCAGCAAACATCATATGATTTTTAAAATCTGTAAAGTATGTATTACTAAATGTGTGTACTGCTTCTAATTGACCTACGCTATTTGTTTCATTTTTACTATATCTAGCTCCAATTGCAATTTTACTAAGGTCCATAAATATAGTTGATGATATACCCCAACTAGACATTCCAGTAAATGATGATTGAGAAATTCCTACATTCATAGTAGGTACTATATTTTTTTGTGGAGGTTGTTCTGCAAAAGATAAATCAGCAGATACTATAACAGGATTTATTGATTGAAGTTTTTCTTTTTTGCTATCTTTCTTTTCTTCTTTCTTTTCTTCTTGTTTTTGCTCTTCTTTTTTTTCTTCACTTTTAGATTCACTCTTACTTTCACTCTTACTTTCAGTTTTAGATTCAGAAGATGTACTTTTAGATTCAGAAGATGTTGAACTAGAAGATCCGCTAGAAGATGAACTTGTAGATGGAGAAGCAGAAGGACTAGAAACAGAGGCTGATGCGCTAGATGATGCTGAACTAGAAGCGGCGCTTGAGGCGGCTGAACTTGCAGCCGATGATGCAGCCGATGATGCAGCTTGAACTGCAGATTGTGTAACTACTTGAGCAGTTTGTTGATTAACAGGACATGGCTTAGAAAATATAGACTTTATCCATAAGTCTACTGAACCAGATCTAAAATCGTTTACTGTAAATATTTTGCTCTCACTTCTAATTACAATTAGAACTCCAATATTTGTTAGTGGAAAAGATACTGTATAAATCTTATTATCACAAGGATCAACATAGACGTTTGTAATAGTTTGGCTTTTAGCATTACCGGCTAATAATATTAAAACTAATATTGTTAAACTTGTAATCCATGTTTTCACTTAACTAGTTTTTGAATATTGCTTTTTTAATCATTCTATCTAATATATTTGCGCATGCTATGTCTAAAGCTTTTTTAGTAGCAATAGAAATGGTAGATTGATTAAACTTAATAGGATCTATAGAATCATCTGAAAGTAATGTTAACTCTCTAGTAGTTTTTGCTTCGCCTAATCCTGATGCACCAAAGACTATCCCTGTTTCTGCATTAGTAAAACGTACTTGTAAACCAAGTCTAGTTACCATATTATCTTTAATCCCATCTTTTAAATTAATAGTTTCGTCTTCTGATATAGAATAGTCATAAACTTCAATAGTTACGAAGTATTCAGCTAAGTTAATTTTACCTCTGCCATCTAATTTATTCTCACTAATACCAGCTTGAGAAGCCTGGAATTGTTTTACCATTCTATTTTTAATCTCAGTTTTATCTTCTGTAAATTTAAACCTATTTAAGTTTTCTAAATATTCCATAGAAATATTAGCAACTCCTAAACCAACTCTCTTTTCTTTAAGTTCAGGATACATTTCGTATATTTCGTCAGAAATACCGCATTTTAATATTTGAATTGGAATCTGAGGTCCTTCGTAATCAAGGTAGGCAGATATATCTTTCTTTTTTTCAAAATCTGCTTTAAACTCTTCTGTTTTTGTAGATCCTATTACTTGACAGCGTGCTGTTTTATTTAGTAGAAATATGTTTAATAGACATAAAATCACTATAAAGTATTTCATATTACGTAGTTTTATCTACGTATAAATATAAAAAAAGGGAGTATTTAGCTCCCTAATATTTATTAATGTCCCTTATTTGGGAATCTAGTCCATCCAACTGTCCAACCAGGTTTTGACAGTGTTTCCATTTCGTTTTTAGTATAAGACACTTCTTTATTTCCTTGACTCAATGCTTTTGTTTTCATTTCTGATGCAATTATTACAGCAGATGTAGATCTAAAATTTTGTAATGGATCAAATGCTTGTACTTCGTTATTTTCAAACTTGCTGACTCCATCTTTATAAGCTTGAGCAGTTTCATTTGACTCTATACTAAAGCCGCCTTTCATGTAACCTAGTATCTTGGAGTTAGTTATTGTGAATTGGGTGGCTCTCCTCCACCTCAATCCTAAGTTATGATTGGTTATTGAGTTAGCATCAAAAGGGCCTACCAGAATCATCCCAATTAGCTTTGGGTGAGTAAATGGCTGCGCGCTTGATCCTGTTCCATCATTATCGCATTCTACACCATTACCAGCATCTCCATTATCTACAAATTGAGGATCGCGTTTTGATACTCCGTTTGTTACAGTTCCAGTATATCCAAAGTCAAAGTCGAAGTCATCGTCTGCTGTAGCATACGCATATAAGTTCTTAGGTGATACTGTGCCTCCAAAAAATTCAAAGGCATCGTCGTTAGCGTAGATAGTTTGGACATTTTCGATTGTAGTACCTGATCCTACTGCACCTAAAGTTAATCCATTGATTTCTGAGTTTGGTAGTGCAGCTATGCCTGCATATTCTATACGAATATACTTTAATATACCACTATTATCATTATCATTCATACCACCATAAGGTCTACCAATACCACCTTCAATAGTTGGTTCAGCCGATCTATTTGTTTTAGCGCGGCCTAGTATTACAATACCTCCCCAATCTCCAGGAGTTTTTTCTCCTTCAGGTTTTCCTGATGTAAACACGATAGGTTTTGATACGGTTCCTTCTGCAATTATTTGTGCGCCTCTTTCAATACATAGTGCACCTTTCTCAGCAATATCACTTATTATAGTAGTGCCAGGCTGAATGATTAATCTAGCACCATCAGTTACATACACGTATCCTTTGAGTGTCCATACTTTGTCTGATGTTAAAGTAGTTGTAGTATTAATGTTACCACTCAATGTAGTTACAGAAGGTACGTTGATAGGTTGCGCGTCGCCGCCTAGTTCTTTAGTGCAACTGAAGATACTGGTAGCAATTAGTAATAAGAAAAGCTTTTTCATAAGTTTACGTTTAGTGTTAATGAGACTGTTTGTTCATTGTTTATTTTTATTAAGTCGCCTCTATTCTTTTGATAATATCTAGAAGGCTGAGCTAATACATCTGATATGGCTAATTTTATTTCAGCTTTCTTTATCTTTCTAAGATACACAATATCTACTACGTCTCTAGAATTTTCAAATATATCTGAATAACCTTGAAAACCTACTGCAGATATTCTATCTCCGACTCTATTGTATGTTACATTTAATGTGTTAGAGTTTTTGTGTAAATTTAATCCTCCATTGATAATATAATTAGACTGACCTTGTAGTTGTCTTTTAGATCCATTTACATTTACTTGTGATGTCATGATCGATGTATTAGCGTAGAAGTCCATCCAGCAAGTCATTTTCTTTCTTACTTCTATTTCTACACCATACAAATGTGCTTGATCTGGGTTCATATAAGTTAACAGTAAGTTTGAAGGAACAGATCCATCTGCTACGATTTGTTCGATAGGTTTTATGAATTGCTTACCAAATACTCCAATAGATATTGTTTCACCGGCTTTAGGATAGTATTCCCATTTTAGATCTATATTGTAAACATCAGACTTTTCTAATTTCGAGTTACCTAGTAGTTGTGCATTTCTAATAAAGTCATAGTAAGCAAAGTTAGCTACTTCTCTAAATTCTGGTCTTGCTAAGGTTTTGCTTATAGAAAACCTCTTCTTAATTCTGTCTACTGTTTTTGATATATTTAATGAAGGTAAAAAGTCTAAATACTTTCTGTCTACATTTACTTTTTGCCCACTAAAATCTGCTGTGTTAACTGTGAATACATTATACTCTGTTCTTAGGCCCGTGTTTAACTTCCAGTCTCCAAACTCTCTATCGTACATGATATAACCAGTCATCAAATCGAAATCAGCTTTATATCTGTCTGTGTTGTTTGTTATTTCGTTCATCAAGTCAGAAGCTTCGTATCTAAATACTCTTGCTTGAAACTGTCTAATCTTTTTTAAATAATTAGAACCTATCTTAATATTGTTAAATTGTTTGTTAACGCTTGCATTGAAACTATTTTCATTCATTACACTCCAAAATCTGTAAGTATCTCTCCAAGCTATGGAATAGTTTTGATTTGTTCCTAATGATTTAGTAATAGGATTTACTCTATAATCAGGTTGATCTCTCAACATTAAGTTATAACCTATATTAAAATCAACAGTCTTGATCTTAGTATCGAATTGAGAATTAAGAACAGTCTTTACTATTTTATTACTCGATGTACTTCTAACGTCTTGAACGTTGTCGTAGTTCTCACCGAACCTGGTAAGATAGGATTGTTCTGTTTGATGATTGAATAAAGTTTTTAGACTATATCTATACTTTCCTATGTAAGTAATATTCAAAAGAGAATTAACAGATTCTATTTGTGTGTAAGAAGTGTCTCTGTATTTGTACGCAAGCTCTGTAGAAGATTGATAGTCTAATCTATCGATGTAATTTAAAGTGTGAGATCTCCTTCCTGTAGAACTCAATAAAGCATTCCATTTATTTTTATTAATTCCAAATGAAAGTGATCCATTATAATTAGGGCTAGATGTAAAACTTTTTGGTTCATAAGATTGAAGCATCTTTGTGTATGCTCTTCTATCTCCTAAACTACCGACTCTAAAGTTATACGTAGAAGGAAACGCGGAAGGGAATTTAGCTCCTTGTACTAACTTGAAGCCTTTCGAAGTTGAAACTAAACCCCAACCGGTTCCTAGAGAAATATTTAAAAAACTATTAGATACATCTTTAGTTGTTATTTGAATTAATCCGCCAGAAAAATCTCCGGGTAGATTTGCTGCAGCAGACTTTGCTACAACTATATTGTCTATTAAGTTAGAAGGAACTATATCAAAAGAGAAAGCTCTTCTATCTGGTTCTGTTGATGGAAGCAGGGTTTTATTTAGTAAGGCTGAATTGTATCTATCCGCTAGCCCTCTAACTAAAACGAATTTATCGTTTTGAATAGTAACTCCGTTAATTCTTTTTAAAGCATCACCTACAGTTCTATCAGGAGTCTTTTTTATATACTCTATAGATATTCCGTCTGATACTACAGAACTATTTTTGATGGAGTTAATTACCGCTAAATTACTTTCTTTCTTGGCTACTGACTTTACTGTTATCTCTCTTAAATTTTTATTGAAAACTGTATCTTGAGAGTATGCTAAAATAGGAAACAGCGAAACAAAAATAAAAAACGACTTAATCATTATTAAGGATTGTTAGTACCTTTATAATTATTAAGCCGCTTTTTAGGTGGGCTATTTATTGTGTTATTAAATTATTAACTAATTTTAAAATTTTTATTAATTAACTTTTTACTCTCCACTTTTTTTATTTATAAATTTATCAACAGAAGCTATACCAAAGCAAGCGATTGTTAATATTTTAAATGAATCAAAAATAAACTCATTTATAAGTAGCGGTTTATTCATAGCTCCTGTTATGATGTCTGTAATAGCAAACATACACATCATTAAGAAAGCTGCGAATCCTATAACTGCTTTTTCATTGATAGAATTACTATCATTGAAAAGATCGTGAAAAAATTTTTTCATTTCAATAATTTTAATTTATTTAATATCGATAACTTTATTCTTACTCTTTTATTTTTCCGCATTTTAAACATTCCAAATCACCATCATTATCAAAATCTCCCCAAACGTGTTCACATTGTCTATGCGCGAAGTACTCATCAATTTTACCATCGCCATCGAAATCTAATCCATCCATTACACCATCTCCATCTTCATCAATTTCAACGCACCCTCTTGCTTCGGCACTTACACCCACTTCTGCGGTTGCTGCAACAGATGTATCCGTTATCTCAACACCCACACTTGCGTGAGCCTCACCAGTAACCTCAACGGTTAATTCTACACCATCAACAGTAGTACTTACTGAAGATGAATCTTCAACACTCGCACCATCTTGTGGGTCTGCAGTGATTTGGCCACCACCAGTTTCAAATCCAATTTTTAGACCGTTATCTTCCTGTGCTTTTTTTACTTCTTCTGACATATTTTTAATATTATATTACCACAGCGGTTCTTTTTCTTTAAATTCGTCTCCTTCTTTTTTCTTAGGTTTAGCTGTAGCTTCTTTTACTGTTTCTTTTTCTTTAATAATAATAGTTTTCCCTCCAGCTGCTTGCTGCTGTTGTTGAGTATTGTTAATAATAATACTAGGTTGAGCTTGTACTGGTTGAGCGGTATCGTTTCCGCCACCAAACAATGTTGATCCTAACCAAGCCCCACCGGCTGTTACAACTGTAGCTAACGTACCTACAATAGTTTTTTTTAGCCCAGTCCAAGTTCCTTCTTGCTGATTTGTTTCTTCTGACATAGTTAACTGTTTAAAAGGTTATAGTATTCTTTAAAATGTTTAATTCTATCTGGAAGTCCAATTGTACCTCCATTTACTCTTTTTGTTACTTTAGTAACTACTAAATCACTGGCTCCTTCATCTGCTATTTTATGTAAGCTATTTTTATAAAAGAACCACGCTGCAGAAGCTAAAGGATATTTTGTAGCTACTAAATCAGGATTTGCTACACAATCTTCTCCAATAGATTTTGAGAACGCAGTATAGTTATCTTTTCCTGTAAGTTGTATAAATCCTCTTCCTTTAAATTTAGATCCATCACCAGAAGTTTCAGAACCGTTACCCATTCTACTAGCGTATACTTTATTTGCTATTTTATCAGGCTGTCTTTGATATTGATTAGCCACTGCTTCTGTAGGAAAATACTTCTTAAATATTCCCATCAAACCTTTACTAGAATAATTTAAATTTTCTTTCAAGAATTTAAATCCTCCTGATTCATGTCCGCACTGTGCTAAAAAGTGAGCGAGTCTAATTGGAGTATTTAATTCAAATTTAGCTATTGTGTCTGGTATTTGGGCTAGTACTTGATCTGGGATATGCCCTTTTAATTTTTGTATATTCATAAATTATTACTTTTTGATTATTATATTTGTTTTATATTCAGTGCCTTGAATGTCTATAAGTATTAAATTATAGTCGCCATTTTTAAGATCAGAAAAATCTAACTTTTTTGTTACATTAGAACTTTCTGCAGTAAAACCTAATATTTTTAATTCTTTTCCAAGTAAATTTGTTACCTGGAGTGAATACTTGGCGTTTGTAGTTAACGTCATGTCAACTACTATATTTGAGCCATTTGAAACAATTGGAGAAACTTTGTTAATAACAGATGCTTTGGGAATAGCACCTAATTCTATTTTTAGAGGCTCAATTTGTATTTTTGTGCATCCAACAAATATAAATATCAAGATGTATAGTAGCTTTTTCATATTAATTAAAGTTATTGTATCCGGTTAATTTTATGGACTGAGTATTTAAATTGATTCCTAACTGATTGCCATTATTGTCTGAAGCATCCAGGTTCGAGGTTATTTGTATTTTAGTATTCAGATCTAACCCGTTTTCGAGTGCCGAGAATTTTAGTTTAAATGGTAGTGATGCGCCTATTATAGAATTTTTAAGATCTTTGTCTATAGCTCCAAATTTTATTTTACCTTCTTTAGAATTAGCAAATACATACCATGAATTAGGTACTTCAGATTTAATATCCTCAAATTTTACTTTAGTATTATCATAGACAAATTCAAATTGTATTGCAGATACATTATTTCCTTTAGTGTCTAAATTTATAGGAATTTCTATATTGTTTGATGTGATAACTATATTTTTTAAATTAACATCTATATAAGAAACATTTTTAATATCATTAAAACCATATGCAGCATTTGAAAGCCCAGATAATAACAAACTATTTTTTGCGGTTGTTATAGTTTGTCCATTTAATACAACTTGAGAAGAGTGAGACCTATTTATATCTCCTGGTACTATATATTTTAAATCAACTGTATCAGCCACACTTTTAGTTTTGAACTTAACTTTAAAAGAGTTCATATCTGTAAGTGTTAGTTGCAAAGCTTCATCTACACCAACATTGTCAAAATAGTTTTTTGTGAATATAGGCAAATTAGTAATATTAGAATTAGCTTGGCTATTAAATATAGTGTCCGCTCCTACTGCTTGAGCAAAAAGTAAGGCTAAATCTCCTCCGTCAAACTTTTGATTTCTATTAACATCTGCTGCAAAAAAACTCATTCCTGATGTCATTGAAATTTTATTAAATGTTCCATCAAGGTTTTGTTTAATAAATTCATTTTGTGCTGCTGTGTAATCTGATACTGTTACAGCTCTAGATAGTATGCTCCCTAAACTATCTGAAGGGATCCATGCGGATGCATAATAAGTTGTATTAGGCAAAATCTCACTAGATAAATTATAAGATCCATTAGTACCAACTGATCTACTTGCTCTTAGTATATTATTAGTAGAATCTGTAAAAGCTAGTGTAGGCTTTAAATTACCAAATAAATTTCCGTTGACTTGAAAAGTTCCGCGAATTAGTGCATTTAAATTGGGATCTAGATTAATCCAAGCAGAATTAGGTTTGGGCATTGTAATTGTCATTTCTTGACCTGAGTTACTCCATCCGTATGCAAAGTTATAATAAATAGAATCATAAGCAAAACCTGCTTGGATATTAACTACTTTAAAACGAAGATAACAAAGAACACCATTGTTCAGTTGTGTCATATTACCATTAGGAGTGGCAGTATTAATGTTAATACGATTAATAGCTTTAGTTTGTCCTTGTGCATATTGATACTGCGCATTTTGTGAATTTTGCAAACCATTCTCGGTATTATTGTTTGCATTATTAAACCAATTATATCCTGGATAGTAATTATTAGAAAACGAAGTTTGAGTTCCAATAGGAATAGCTTCTGTTCCTGATTGTGGAAACACAATTCCTATCATACTGATAGCCGATATTTGATGTTGGAAGTCAAGATAAAAGTTTCTTATATTAGAGTTATTATTCTTTAATACAAGAGCGACTTCAACTGTATCATCTTTTTCAATGGCTCCGCCATTAATATCTGTAGTTATTAAGTTAGGCCAGATTTTAAGTTCTGGTGGTGTATTCTGGCTATAGGATGAAAAAGCAACTATAAAAGTAGCTAAAAGCAAAATTATTTTTTTCATATTTTTAATCTAGTAATTTAGTAATCAACGCAACACAGGTTTTCTTAACTGCATTTCTCATGACCGTTGAATTAAATTGACCAGATTCAGAAATCAATAATGTTGAGGTGGAGATTTCTGAAGACTCATCTGTGACAGTTTGTCTTTTGATGATCTTACCTTTATTGTCTAATAGTACTCCTTCCATTCTAATGATGACAGCGTTTTCATCTTTGTGGAATATAGACACATTGGTATTAGTTTGTTTTTGATCCATATAAACTATATTTGCACTGATCAAAAACTCGGCGTCTTCTTTGTTTGTTAAATTATAACCTTTATCTTGAGCAACTTCTTCTATAATATTTTTAACTCCAAAAGCTAGATTTTTGTTACCTGTCATCGGACCTATTTTCACACTATTTACAACAGTATTAATGTAGATCGTTTTATATTGCGCAGAGAATGCGCTAGATTTACTAAAAGTTCCGTCAAATTTATGTATATACCAAGTATTAATTGACGTAGCTATATTTTTAAACCCAGAAAAATCTAAAACTATTAAGCTAATTTGTAAAAATAGTCCTAGAAGGACAAAAGATATAATTAACTTTAGAAATAATTGTTCTAAAAGAATATATATATACTTATTCACTCTATAATTGGTTATATAAATAAATATCAAAACCAATTATTAATTTATAAAGTATCTATTTAAATTTAGCCAAAGTTGATTTAAGTTGATCTTTAGACATAACTCCAGAACTTCTGAACAGGGTATTTCCTGCATGATCTACAACTACAATAGTTGGAACTGCGCTAATTTCATACTTTTGAGAAAAAGTAGTATCATAATCAACGTTAATATCGTTTATAGAAATACCTAAATCTCTTGAAACTTCTTGAACAATAGGCTTAAAAACTTTACACGGTCCACACCATGGAGCTGAGAAATACAAAACTTGCATATTACTTTATTTTAAATTTTAAATTCGTTAACTTTTCTACTTCTTCTATTGTTACTTTGTTATCTTCTATACCGTTAGGTTTAGATTGATCATTTTGAAAGATATAAGCTAGCCAACTATTAGAACTCTTTATGTATAAAACTTTCCAACACTTTTCAGGAATAGATAGTCTTCCTACCTTCTTGGCCTCTCCTACTGATCCTGTCCATATTTTTATAGAGTCTTGAGCTTTTGCCCACTCTCTAGTTTTCATCTCTAGTATCTTCCAGTCTCCTCTATTCAATGATCCGTATTGTGGAGTCATATTTGAAAAGTAGAAAGACTCTTTCATAGCATCAGGCCCAGAACATTGATTATCGGCTGCTGGGGCCATGTGGCCGCGATCAAAGCCAGATCCAATATAATCTTTAGCTATGTTTGTTTCAGCCTCTAGAAGTGGATCAGGTACAAACTGGTCTTTTCTTGGTATTGGATTTGTACACGATACTTTTTGCTTGGTTAACCACCACTCCACAAGTACTGGATACTTTAAAGATTTAGAAAATACTGTAGTATACTCTTTATGATTTAACCTTACTGTATCTTGTGCCTTTAATGACACACTAAAAAAAAGAACTATTGCAATTGAGTATAATAATTTAAACATTCTTTATTATAAATATCGATTGTTCTAATTGTTCTTTTAGGATTAAAGGTATAGGAGTTTTTAGGTTTATTTTTCTTTTGCCACTCTTCGTATTTATCTTCTTGAAGCCAATGGTCTGTTTGCTTCTTCATTATTTTTAGAAGCTGGTCTCGTCTTTGTTCGTAACTCATATATCAAATATAAAAAAAACCTCTTATTTAGAGGTTATCTTTATTTATAGTGATTCACTATTTTTTAAACTATGATTCCGTTAACTACTTTACCAGCTACATCGGTAAGTCTATATCTTCTTCCTAAGTGTTTATATGTAAGCGTTTCGTGATCTATTCCCATCAAGTGTAATATTGTTGCGTGGAAGTCATGAACATCTACAGGATCTTTTATAATATTGTATCCAAATTCATCTGTTTCTCCATAAACAATACCGGGCTTAATTCCTCCACCTGCCATCCAGATGCTGAAACACTTTGGATGATGATCTCTGCCATAATTTATAGGATCAATTCTTCCTTGACAAAAGTTTGTTCTTCCAAATTCACCACCCCAGATTACGAGTGTTTCGTCAAGGAGTCCACGTTGCTTCAAGTCTTTTATAAGTGCTGCTGAAGCGCGGTCTACGTCTTCTGCCTGCATTTTCATATCGTTAACAAGATTGCCATGGGTATCCCATCCTTGGTGATAGAGTTGAACAAAACGAACGCCTGATTCAGTTAACTTTCTTGCTAGCAAACAATTCGCAGCATATGTTCCAGGAATTAAACAATCTGCTCCATACATTTTAATGACATGGTCAGGTTCTTTATTTAAGTCTGTTAATTCAGGAACTGCTGTTTGCATACGATAAGACATTTCGTATTGTTGAATTCTGGTATTTATCTCAGGATCTCCAAAATTTTGAAATGCTTCGGTGTTAAACTTTGCTAGTTGATCTAGCATATCTCTTCTATTTTGCTTATTGTGTCCTTCTGGATTTTTAAGATATAATACTGGATCTTCGCCGCTGCTAAACACAACTCCTTGGTGCATACTATCTAAAAAACCATTGCTCCAAAGTTTTGAATATACACCCTGACCATTGCCGCGTCCACGGGAAAGCAAAACCGTATAAGCAGGAAGATTAGAATTTTCACTTCCAAGTCCATAACTCATCCATGCACCCATACTAGGTCTATTGCCTTGTTGTGCACCTGTTTGGAAAAATGTTAGTGCAGGATCGTGGTTAATTGCTTCTGTATTCATACTTCTGATGATACAGATATCGTCTGCTATTGATCCTATATGTGGAAATAAACTTGATATAGAAGCACCTGATTGTCCGTACTGATTGAAACCAAATGCAGAGCCTACCAATGGGAACTTATCTTGGTTTGCAGTCATGCCAGTTAACCTTTGCCCATTTCGTATTGAGGCAGGTAGATCTTGACCATGCATTGTATTCAATAGAGGTTTGTGATCAAAGGTTTCAAGTTGAGACGGTGCTCCATTTTGAAACAAGTATATAACTCGTTTTGCTTTTGGTGCAAATTGTGCAATACCAAGTGGTAAAGATTTAACTTCTCCACTAGATCCAAACAATTGATCTTTGAATAGCATGGTTCCTAAAGCAGCGCTTCCGATACCTAGACCTGCCTTTGTTAGAAAATGCCTTCTAGTAATGTTTAGTCTAAACTGTTTTTCTTGGTTTTCCATACTAATAAATATTTAATTAGATAGTGGAGCTTTGATTGCCGTGTGTGATTGATAGTTCTAACTTTATTATTCTTGTAATTCTAGGATCAGAATAATTTTGCATGCTTATATTTTATTACAATTCATTTGCATATTTTTTACCGTCTTCTGTAAGAGAATAAAGTATATCTCCATTTTCTCCTACTGAAACTTTTGCTAATCCTTTATCTACTAATCCATCTAGTAGCTCTTGAGTGTGTTTTAATGATGCTTTTTCGTAACACTTTTTTACATCCTCATCTGTTATTAGATAAGTCTCTTTATTTCCTTTTAGATACTCTACATAGCTATCTAGTGCTAGATTATAAACACCGTTGCACCAGTCGTCTAAAAGCTCTGAATCCATGTTTCCTTCTCCTAATTTAGAAATTTCATAAGAGATATCCATCGCGTATTCTTCAGGTAAAGTATACTTTTTATTCTGCATATTCTGGGTGATTTTGTAACCAATCTGATATTGTAAGTCCATAACAAAGATCGAACCATGCCATTTCCGTCTGAGCTGATTTTAGATTAGTTCTAAGTTTAGTTTTTATGAACTTAGTACCCCACTCTTTCCATTCTTTATTCTGAGCTTCTGTCATGGTCCATTGTTGATACCAGTTGTCAGTTCTACCTTCAACATCTTTGTATCTAATATCGTGGCCTGCAAACTCAAACATTTTATCAATAAGAGTTATTGCCATCTGTTCTTTTGTTTGACGTTTTTTTTCTGGTCTTGTCATGTAACTTTTATTTTAGCATGTATAAAATATCTTCAAACTTTTTAGCTGCTATGGAATCTTCTTGTTTTAGATTTTCTAGAGTTACTTCGTATCTTTCTAGGTCTATTCTTAAAATATTAATAGAGTCAAGTAACTCTGCTTTATAGATATCCCCGCCTCCTTCAAGTCCTATTTCAGAACAACTGTAATTTTTTATAATCATATTTTGATAACCTACTAGAATTACTAAAATTGCAACTATAGCAAAGTAAACTAGATATCGTAACTTATTTTTCATATTAAAATATTTCATCATGTAAATTTTCATCCCATCCGTCGCGACCAGCTTTATTGTGGATATCTTTATCCCAATTAAAGAAATCTTTTCCTTTCTGTTTTGAAGTTTGCCTTTTGATGTAATCAATACCACCTGATAAAAGCCAAGTAAGAGATGCTGAGATTGCGACGATAAATAAAACTAAGCCTAACATATTATATTTTTTAAATTGGTTACATCGCTAATGCCGCTAATCAATCCCACCAGCCTCTTAAATCTGATCCGTCATAATCTTTATACTCCTTATATTTTTTCCCTTCTATTATCTGCCATAATTCTTTCCACTCTTTTGCTTCTAGTTGATGTGCTTTACTGAAGATCATTTTGTTATGTAACTTCTGTTCTTCTGTCTCTTCATCGACTAACATATAATTTCCATTATCAGTCTTTTCAAAACCAAAATCTGATAGGTACAATTCTCCAAACTCTTTTTCAATCCTCTCTAGATAGCTGTCTTGTATCTTATTTTCCAATAACTCTATAGCCCTTCTCATTTTAGCTAGCTTCTTGTTTAGACTCGTAGATTCTTCATTTCCACCTACTATCATTCCAGCTTCTTGAATCTCAAGAGATTTTTTTAACACTTCTAAAGTAAACCGATAATCCCACCAGCGGTGAGACCACAATTCACGGCGAAAACTCCAAACGTTCCTAATGAACCCAGGGAGTCCGTATCGTACGGCATCATAAGCCTTATAAATAGGGCTTTCATGCCATCTTAATTTCCTCAAACTCTTGAAAAAAGAATCTTCTGCGATAATATTCATAACCTCCATTTATAACAAATATATGAAAAAAATAAAAAAGAATAAAAACTATGTCTATAGTTTAATAAAAATTTTCAGATGCTAATACTTTAGACATTTTCATGCTATTTGCAAATCTGCCATTTTTTAGCTGTACACAATGAGCATATAGATCCATCACGGTTCCATCAAAATCTTCCATCATATTTTCAAGATCTTCCTTAGGCATGCCGAATTCCTTACAAAAGTCTTTTTTCATATTCTTTGTAGTCTCTGCTTCATCTTTTAGGAAGTCTTCATGAAGCTTTTTGTATCTGGCTCTAAATAAGCTAATCTTATCTAGCTTATCATCATAGTGCTTCATGTCTTTTATAGCATCTTCAAGAAGATAGTTCTCGTGTTCTGCTTGATAGTAGTAGTCTGAGGGTTCATAATCGCCATTAGCTATTTTATCATGTAAACTACTTTTATCTGGTAAGATCTGCCTTTGTTGATAGCGTCTCCACCAAATAAATTGATTGTAGTTTTTTTTCTGTAGCTTAGAGAGTTTTACCTCTAAGACTTCTCTTGACATTTTTGTTGGAAAAATCATAACCTTCATTTATTTTTTTACAATAATCTTTAGCAAATTTAATCTTCCATTCTCCTGTATGCCCGTCTTCATCTAGAGTGTACATAATAGCTTTTATTAGCTGCTGCTCTTCTTCCATTTTAAACCACTCTTTCATCTCTGCTAGATCTGATATTTTGCCATCAGAAAGCAGGTTGTATATTTTGTCTACTACTGTCATAGATATTAATTAAACATGTCGTAATGTCTTGGATAGATATGTAAGTTTGTTATAAAGAAATGCATTTGACCTACAGGATATCCGGTTCTGTAAGATACGTGTTCCATAAGTTTAGCAAATGTGTATTGATCATTACAGAAGCCAAAGACAAGATCGATAGATCTAGCAAATATAGTTAATTCTAGCTTACCGTCTTTAATATAAAAATTAAGTACATCATTACACGGTGTATCATATTTGTATCTGTCTAACTCATGCAAAATGTAGTGAACTATAATAGCTCGTCTAGTTTCTTTATTTAGCTTTAGATCATTGACAACGCGATTAAGTTGATCGTTGTAATTCCAAAAGTATCCATAATTAGAATTAACTTCTGTAGTACCTGGTACCATCATTTGATTCCAGATCTTGGCACGTTCACCTATTTCTTTTGCATCACGATCTCCTTTACGATACCATTCCCATTCGTATTCTGCATAGTCTTGATTAAACTTACGCTTTGGTGAAGTAATTACTTTTTGTGTAGGATCTTGTATAGTGAATGATGAATTAAATATTGCTTTGGTACCTGCAAAGTCTTCACCTTTGTCAATGATGTAGTGAAACAGATTCTCGAATGCACTGGTTGGTGTAATGTATTTTTTAGTCTCCATATTGTTCTACTTCTATAAACTGTTTAAGAAAGTTAACGCCTTCTAAATTACGATACTGATTCAAATATACAACTCTTTTTATTCCTGATTGCAAAATAACTTTGGAGCAGTCTAAACAAGGACTAAGTGTTAAGTACAAAGTGGAACCATCTACAGAGTTGCCTGTCTTGGCTGCTTTAATAATTACATTTATTTCAGCATGGATAACATGAGGTAGAGTGACATTATCTCTCTCGCAACAATTGTCCATACCAGAAGGAGTCCCATTATATCCAAAACTTATCAAGTTGCCGTCTTTAACTAAAACTGCGCCTACCTTAGATCGAACGCAGTGTGACAGAGTAGATGTTTCTTTTGCTATGTTTATAAATACTTTGTCTAGTTTATTCATATTATAATCCAGTTGAACCGAACCCTCCTGAACCTCTTTCTGTATTTCTAGATTGTAATTCTTCAACTTCCTCTACATCAAAATAAGCAACAGGAATTAATACAAACTGAACTAATTTTTGTCCTGTGGCAATTATTTGAGGCATATCTGAAGTATTAATCATGTGTAAATGAACTTCTCCTTCATAATCTTCATCAACAACACAAGCGCCAACAGAGAGACCTTGTTTTACTGCTACTCCTGATTTATTAAATGCAATCAATGCATAACCTCTAGGAACTTGAACTTTAATTCCTGATGGAATTAATACTGACTCTCCTGGTTTTAGTGACACTGTTTCAAAATCTTCTGGCACATAGAAGTCTATTCCTGCTGATGAAGATGTTCCTCTATTTGGTGTTTTTACGTTTCGTAACTTTTGTAGTTTCATTTTGTAAATCATTTTGGTAATCATTTAGTGAAGCCATATATGCAACACAATCTAGGAGATTGTCCTGTTTATGGTTATAAGCCTGTCTCGACAACTTAAGTGCAATCATACAGTTGTACATATCAACTGCAGTTAACTCTTTACGGCTTAATAACGATGCAATCTTGGCAGCTTCTTGCATACCGTCTTGCATTGGCCCATATTGACGGGCCTTTTCTTCAGATCTCTTGTAGATGATCTCGTTTGCTTGTTCAAGTATATTCATAGGATAAATATAAAAAATAATATCGAAATGGTAAAACTAAAGTCCTAAGTACCTAGTAATATCAGATTTATCGCCCCACTCTCTTTGAGAATCAACATCACTTGCTTTAATTGTAGGCTTGGGCATATTTCTAGCCACATTCCAGAACCAATCTCCTAAGTGGCCGTATTTTTTCATGAGTTCCCAACCTTTAGCGTCATAAGTTTGTATGCAATCAAATGGCGGAATTATTCTAGACTCTTTTAAAAATGCTCTATCATGAGTATAAAACTTAGCTCTGCCTAATTCACCAGGTTGTACATTTCTTGCAACTGCTACTGCATTAAACTTTGTGTTAGGTAAAGCAATCTGAAGTGTTCTAGATAGCACTCCTGTGGAAAATACTGACCACATATTTGGAATTCTTTTATCTTTAAATGCTTCATGAAATATTCTAACTCCTCCGGCTACAACTTGCTCATGCTTAAGGCCGAATGGTAGATATTTTGCGCCAATCTTTTCTGCAAAGTTTTTTGCCCAGGCATTAATAGTCGGCATAGCAGGAGTCTTTAAAAATATTGGCGTTGCCCCATCTTCAATAACTCTTAACTGATGTTCAGATGCTTCTTTAGACGCGGGCATAAATAGTATAAGCTTCTTGTTATATTTTTTTGCAAGATACGTAAGTGAATAAGGAGCATATCCTGTTCTTGGTGCTACGTAAACTAAAGTGTCTTCTTTTACTTGGCTGATCATGAAGTCTCCCATCTTGGCTTTACTACCATATTGAAATTCTCCATCATCGACTATTGTAAAACCTTCTGCTTGTTTTAGCATGAATTCAAAATCAGGCTTATAGTCTTTTGTCATTTCTAGATAGTAGTTTAGATCTCTACCACCTGACATGTCTAAGTTCGATTGATCTGTCGCTTTGTTTAAAAACATCAGTTTTTTTATTTATTTTTTTCTTCTTTTTGAAGTTCTTTGCTTAATTCAATAATAGGCACAGGAGTTCCTACAGGATATGGAAAACTATCTTTAGCCGCAGTAATAGATTTCATTCCAGATGTAACAGGAACAGCTTTACGAAGTGGAACTGCTGCTTCATTAAGTGGTCCGTATACTCTTGCTAATATAATACCTGTAGATGTTGTATCAAAGATAATACCTGGCATAGCAAACATATTACTTTCGCTTGTGCTTGGATGATCAAGATTTACAATAAATGCACGATTTACTGGTGGTAATAATTCCCACTCCTTAGATGCTGGATTAAATTGAGGTACTGTAGTTGCTGAATCATAGTACCAAAATAAAGACCAGACAGTAGTGTCAGTTCCGTCAGGAGTTTGGAAGTTTTCGTTTACATTAAACTTTCCGTAAGTTCCGCTAATACCTTCCATTGCTAAATTAGAAATAGATGGTCCTGTTAATACAGGGCATATTGCGCATCCTTCATCATATTCTACTCCTTGAACAACAATCTTTTTTCCGGTAGGAATTGCGGCTGATGCACCACAGAAAGCAAAAGATCCTTGGTGAATCTTTACAGCTTTATCAGATTTAATATCTTCATTTGTCTTACAACTAACTAATACTGTTAGTAGACTAACTACTATGAGTGCGATTTTTTTCATTTTTTTTGTTTTATTTTAATTTGCGAGCGAAGTCATAATATTTGTCATGACCCCACGTTTGTTTAAGAATTGTGTTATTGCTCATCCTACGACCGTTGTTTTTTATAATGTGATCGTCTGATTGATATTCTTGAAAATAGCGTACTACGTCACATGCTCTGCTATCTTCACAATCAATAGGATTTAAGTTATATCTATTAGATAAGAATTGAAGTACTTCGTTAATGTATTCAAACTCTTTTACTTTAGGACTAACTTTAGGAAATATAGCTTTAATACAACGAACCGCGTTAGTGCCTGCATAAACCCAGCCTTTAGGATTAACATACTGTGGAAAATACTCTGCTAGATCTGCTGCAAATGCTGTTACAACAAAGTTTTGTCTTTTGAATCCTATATTATTTAAGTACTCATTACCTAAGTCTGTTACTTGGTAGATGTCAAGCTTCTTTTTAGTAACTGCATCATAAAGATGTCTAACTAAACCTTCTGCATGTTCAAGAATAAAACGTCTCAAGTGACCTCTTGTTTCTCCTTCAAAAGTAAATTGAGGAAGTAAGTACCCTTTGTTGTCTGTAAATGGCGTGATCCTATTATAAAGGTCCTGCTTCCATTCTGGCCATGTGTAATGTTCTTTCAATATAGAATCCACAATCCAGAAATTACCGAAGCCATGCGTACCCAGGATGTCCTTGATATGATCTGTCTTATATCTAGGCACATAATTGATACCAGAACCACAGAGTCTGAATAAGTAAAATAACATGAACCAATCGAAGTCATCTTTAATGTTATGATGTGTAAAGTGATTACCCATTCCTCTTAAGTCTTTCTCTTTATACCATACAGCTTCAGTGAATGCACAGAATGCAGCAAATCTACGGTGCGCCGTATCATAAATAGGCACATGATAAATCAAGTCGTCATTTACATCTTTGTATAGGTCTCCATCATAAGGAAGCTTTAGGCTTCCATGCTGTTGCATTAAGAGGCTACGTTTATCGTATTCATCTAAGGCCTCAAGTAACTTTTCATTAATTATAAATTTCTGCATATTATTTTATAAATTCGTTTGCGAACATATAGTATTTAGGTTTCAAATGCACTGACTGTTTAGGCTCCATATACTCAAACATCTTCATGCCATCTTCATCAATCCATTCGTCTGGCCATTGAATTGTTTTAAGGCCTGAGTTATTCATTATCCTATTTGCCGCGTCTCTTAAATCCATTCTTTCTTGTCTAGTACCAAAGTATGGTTGTTTGAGATATAAACCTGTACCTGGTAATTTACGACTTTCGTGCTCAATAGGTAATAAATTAACTAGAGTTGCATTATTTAATTTCTTAGCAAACTCTATATATCTTCTAAATAGATCTCCTACTGCTGCTCTTGGATTTTCTTGTCTCATTAAGTGAAAGCGAAGATCAATATTACCAAAGTATAAAATGACTTCGTCATACTTTTCATTCCAAACATCAACTAAAGAGTCTGCGTCTTTTAAGAAGCCGAATAGAGTTTTACCGTCGGTTCTATCAAGACCAAAACCAGGCTTCCAAACACTAAGTGAGTGAGAGTCACCTCTTACTAGCTTTCTAGTATCTTCTCCATATAGTCTAGCATATGGTATAGTATTGATAGCCGAGAATTGATGATCAACCCCAAACCTCTTATTGAAAACATTCATATCAATAGGAGTGTTGACTGCTATAGGAAGCCCAGTATATTTTGCCATGGCTTCTAGCTTTTCTTTGTGTTCAGGTTGAGGCCCTCCAATAAAGTTAAAGATGTTCTCTTGATAGTTGACTCCTTCTAAAATATAGAGTCTTTCATATTCATTCCAAGTAGAAGGTTCAGGATTAACAGTCAATCCTTCAGGATGATAACTTCTTAGTATACTTAACATAACGTGGTAGTAGCCTCCACCATGGTGAGAAGTAGAGTTACCAACATTGTTGAGCATTCCTATAACAGCTGCTTTCATAACCATATTTTCTATAAATTTAAGCTATTCTATAGGATCTAGGAAATCTATCTAGCAAGTAGAATAAAAAAGCCCTCCGAAGAGGGCTATTTTACTTTTTATTTTGAGTGTTTAGCTGCCAAAACTAAATCTTCTATTGCATTTATTAATTTAGCGTTAGATTCTAATTTTACGCCAGATTTTCTCAATTCTTTTTCTAATTTTTCACCAGCATCTACTACAGCATCTGGTAAAAAATTTAGAATCCTAGAAAGAACATTTATTTGTTTATCATCTATGCCAGCTCTTTTACGTAGTACTTCTATTTCTAATAATTCTTTTTTCATATGAATAAATATTATAAAAACCCCACTTTAGTGGGGCTTTATTTTGAAATTTTTATTTAGGATTAATAGTATTTTATACCTAATTTACGTAATTCTTCACCAGCATTCTCATCATCACCAGCAAATGCAACACGTAAATAATTTTTTCCGTTACTTGCACTTACTCTAAATTTGGCATCTATACCCCTTTTTTGTAATCTTTTAATTACTTTGTCTTTTAATTTATCGTCAATTTTACTTTTTATTTCTATATCAACACCTTGATCCCAATCATTAGCATCAGAAGATCCTGGACTATACGAAGGTGTGCCTTGATATCCTTCATTTTGTGTATCTATTTTTTCAAAAGATATACCTTCTTCAAATTGCGGATATGCTAAAGTACCAATTTTTTGTGTCATATTTGGATCTTTATAGCATTGAATCCACCAGCCAGGAATTTTATTTGGCTTAATGTCTCCTTCGAATCCATGACTTCCTTTCATTACTATATCCTTAACAATTTTTCCAAAAACTTGTTTATTTACAGATTTAGCATAAACTTTAACTGAGTCTCCTACTTTTACAGTTGGACCAGTAGACTCTACTTTATTAAACCAATCTTCAGCATCTTTAAGATACTCTTGATGATCTTCGTAATCTCCTGACACATCTATATCACCCCAATCATCTTGTTTTTCATATTCGTCTTCAAAATCAGCTAAAACAGATTCTTTACTATATCCTGGATTTAGTTTTTCCATTTTTGATAGGAATGTCTCTTCATTTAATTGACTTTCTTTCAATATGCCAGCTAATTGCTGCAATCTTTTACTTTCGTTTAGTTGCTGTTTCATGCTAATAAATATAGTAAAAAAGCCCTCCGAAGAGGGCTCTTTATTTTTTACATTCCCATACCCATCATAGGGTCGGCTTTTTCATCTTTGTCTTTTTTTTCAAATACAACTGATTCTGTAGTTAGAATTGTTCCGGCAACGGATGCAGCATTCTTGAGGGCGGTAATAACCACCTTTGCTGGATCAATGATACCTGCTTCAAGAGCATTCACTATTTTGTGACTCTTTGCATCGTATACTTGGCCTTCGCCTGGGATATTCTCGAACCAGTTTTCTACTCCGGCATTACTCAAGATCTTCTTGAATGGTGATTGAAGTGCGGTTCTTACAATGTCTCTAGCAATAGCAACATTTGAATTGCTCTCTGCTCTATGGTTTAATGATACTCTGTAAAGAGTTGCACCACCACCTGGAACAATGCCGTCTGCAAGTGCAGCTTTAGTTGCGAACAAGGCGTCTTCTACACGATCTTTCTTTTCTTTGATCTCAATATCACTATTTCCACCAACAGAAATGATCGCAACACCACCGACTAGTTTACCTAATCTCTCTTGTAGCTTTTCTCTCTCATAGAAAGAGGTTGCCTTTTCTATTTGCTCTTTAATTTCTATCGCTCTATTAGCCAAAGCTGTTTCATCACCTTTACCATCAATGATAGTAGTCTCTTCTTTAGAAACCGTGATAAGTCTAGTTGATCCAAGATACTGAGCTAGTTGTTGCGTAGATAGTTTATCAAGCTTTAAACCTTTGTCTTTAGAGATAACTTGGCCGCCGGTCAAGATAGCAATGTCTTCAAGGATCAAAGTCTTACGCTCACCAAAGTCTGGTGCTTTAACTGCGCAAACTTGTACGATGCCACGCATCTTATTAACAATGAGTGTAGCAAGTGCTTCATCTCCAATGTCTTCAGCGATGATCAACAAAGGTCTATTCTCAGAGTTAGCTTTAGTTAGTACTTGTAGTAGCTCTTGAGCTGTAGAAATACGACCATCATAAAGTAGTACATAAGGATTGTCAAGCACGGCTTGCATCGTTGTGTTATTAGTCACAAAATAAGGTGACTTATAACCACGATCAAACTGCATACCTTCTACGATCTCGAGTGTTGTTTCACCAGACTTAGACTCTTCAATAGTAACCACACCTTCACGACCTACTTTATCAATAGCTTCGCTGATAAGGTTACCTACTTCTGAATCGTTATTACCTGATATAGTTGCAACTTGTTTGATTTGCTCTTCTGAAGATATTTCGATTGCCATATCTTTTATTTCTTGCACGATTTCATTTACAATCTTATCGATCTCATTCTTGATCTCTACTGCATTAGATCCTTGACGAATCTCTTTCAAGCCTGCTTTAACAAGCTCTGTAGCGATCAATGTAGATGTTGTTGTACCATCACCTGCTTCATTTGCACTTTTAATACTAACTTGTTTAACTAGCTGCGCTCCAAGGTCTTCGATATCATCTTCTAACTTGTGGAATGCTTTTGCAACTGTTACTCCGTCCTTAGTAACTTTAACTTCACCAGATTGTTCTCTGATTAAAACAGTTCTACCACCTGGACCTAATGTAGATGTAACTGACGCATTTAGCTTTTCTATGCCTGACAGAAGCTTTTCTTTAAGCTCTGTTCCGAAAACATTTTTTGTTGTACTCATAATGATTTTGTTTATTCGATAACTGCAAATATATCTGATTCTTTACAAATGAAATAGTCTTGTCCATCAAGTACTACTCTTTGTGATCCTAGTTTAGGAATCAACACGACATCTCCAACTTGTAGAGTTGAAATAACTAGCTTGTCTGTGTTATAGTTGTAGACATCAGATGTTCCAACTACTTCTCCCATTTCAGGTCTTTCTTTACCAAGGTCTGGAATAATTATATTACCAAACGTTTCTTCTTCTGTTTCTATAGGCTTCAATAATATAAAGCCATTTAGAGGGGTTATTTTTTTATCCATAATGTTAATTTACAATTTCTAATTCATTTATTTTAACACAAAAATAGAGTAGGCCATCTTTTTTGAAGACACCTTCTACTCCATACCAAATTTTAAAGTCGTCTAGGTTTTTGCCGTTTACGAACTCTTCTCTTAGGATTTTTTTGACTTCAAATAAGTCACCATTGATGTCAATAAAATTTCTGTGCAGTTGAAACATAACTAAGGTTGTGAGTAGGCCTTTTTTTTTACTTAATTTTTATTTGCTTTACAGCCGTACCTTCTGCTGTAGGAACTGTTATAATTAGCAGTCCTCTATCTAAGGAAGCTTCTAGTTTGTTTAGATCAAACTTAGTTGAAATTTTCCAAGTAAGATTAAAAGATGATCTCTTAATACCTCTGTATATTGGAGACTCTTCAGGCTTATTTGGTTTCTCGTATGTAATTCGTAATTGATCACCGTCGACAATGATATCTATATCGTTCTTGTCTAGGCCTACTGCGGCTACTTCAAATCGAATGCCGTCTTCTGTTTCAAAAATGTCTACTGGATGTGATATCTTCTGCGTAATTGCAGAAAAGTGTGGTGCTGATTCAAAGAGATCTTTCCAGAGCAAGTCAAATGGATCGAGCTCGAATGGTCTTAATATTCCCATATTGTTTTGTTTTGTGTTCCCTTACGGTGAACGGTTTATAAATGTTTATTTCATAACTAAAGGCCTACTCACAGTACCTTTTATATAAATATATACAATTATTGAAGAGAGATAAAATTAATCTTTTAAGTAGCATAAGACCACTTATAACCTCCGGTTTGGTTTCTAATACCTTTACATACTTTGCTAATATGCTGATGAATTACTCCTAGAGATCTTTCGGCCTCTATTATAGAATCCCACCTTTTTATAAACTCACCGTCTAATGTATATTGATTAACTTTAACTGCGGATGAACTAAGTGATCCTAAATGCTTGCCTTTTTGTACTTCTTTCATTTTATTAATAGTCTGTTCACTAAAAGGTTTATTATATCTAGGATTACCTGATCCCGTCATTCTTTTACTATGATCAGGCTTTTTTATGCCTTTTAAATGGCCCTTATCTGTTCCACCATCTCCTATCTCTTTTTTCATATTTGCCCATTTATTACTTTTAGCGACATTAAAAAGATCTGAGTATATTCTACATATTAACTCTAAGTTTTGCCTGTCTATTGTTTTATGCAATATGTATGTTTTAATTTGATCTGAGCTTATGTTATTCTCTATCAGATGCTGTTTCCATTCTTTACCTGATCCTTTGTACTTAAAAGGATCTTGCTCAGTTTTACCTAAATATAATAGTCCTAATGGACTTTGTTTAACATATATGTATATTAATTTCATAAAATAAAAATGGACCCAGAGGAAGTAAAGGTCCCGGAATGACCGATACTCCATGAGTCCAATAAGTTATTATAGATAGCTGATTCCGGCAACTTTCTATCTATAATAAATATTACGCATTTATTAATTAGGCATGACCGTCTCTAAGATTCTTTGCTATCTGAGGAATAGCGTACAAAGGTACATTTAGTTTAGTCGTATTTTCCATGCAATCCTGGACGATACTGGCCGCTTCTTTTGCTTTTGCGTGTTCTACCTCAATTACTAGCTGATCATGGATCTGGGCGCATACCCAGCCATTTATGCCTGATTGCTTAAATCTCCTATTAATAGCAAGCGCAGCTCTATTAACTATTGATGCTGCTAGACCTTGTATTTGTACGTTGCATCCATTATTTAGACCATTAATATAGTCTCTTGATAAGCTCTTTATTTGATCTACGCCGTATTGTCTTTCCATTTCTTTCTTGATATTCCAGTCAAGTAAGTCATCACCAATTTTATCATAGATGGCTTTTACTTTAGGAAGGTGCCTTATCCTACCAACCTGTGTTTTAATATAGCCGTTCTTTTTAACAAACTCTTTTGATTTAAGCATCCACTTTTTAAGCTCAGGAAACCCATTAAGATATCCATCTATTAGTACCTTAGCTTCTTTTGTTGAAACTCCTAGATTCATACCTAGTGCATAAGCTCCCATACCATAAGGAATACCTAGGGCATATGCCTTTGCCTTATTACGAACTTTAGGCAGATGCTTTCTCAAAAAGTTAGGAGCATTTTTATCAGGAGAGTAATCGCTATATCCTTCAGTTTTAATTGCGATAGTAGAATAGAAGTCCCAGTTATTACGGAATATATCCATAAGACCTTCATCACCAGATACGTGAGCAAACGCACTCGGTTCTAGAGAAGAGTAATCATCATCTATAAACACATTATGTTCTTCATGAATAAAGAACGCTCTAATCAAGTTATTATACTCGATAACTATCGGATCATCGTCGCCTTCTTCTTTAGGTCTAGGAAGCTGTTGTGCATCAGAACCATAACGGCCTGATACTGTGCCATGTTGTTTATAATAGAAGTAATATCTACCGTCTTCTTGAGCATCTAAGAAACGATCCATGTACGTACTCTTGATCTTAAGTAGCCTATTGTAAATACGTAGGCTTTTTGCCCAGTCATATTTGCCGGCAATTGATTGCACAGTGTCATCATCAAACTGAGGTTTGCCGGTCTTAGTGGTAGACAGAGGTTTAATACCTAGAACACCGAAAGCGATTTCACCCATTTGATCTTTAGATTGAATGTTAAAATAGTCTCCGTCATTATCTTCTTTCCACAATCTCATACTAATTTTCATTGACACATCTTTATCAAGTACTGAGGGATCTCCGTGTATTAAGAAGTGTTTAGTAGAACATTCAGGAAGTCTCATTAAAGATGACTTAGTAATACTATATTTGCCAGTCTTTTCAGACTGCTCTAGATCAAACTTCATTTCTTTTACAAGCTCTTGAGCAAATGTGCCTTTGTTATTAGGAGGGTAAGCTTCAGTTGCTTTCATAACAACCCAAGCTCTTACATCAGGCTTTTGTAACAACTCTTTTGTAACGAGAGTTTCATATTCTCGTAGCTTTTCTATAATTTTGGCACGACTAGATTTTATAATTTCCATGTCAAGCTTTATGCCAACTTGTTCCATAGGAATAGTAACCTCTTTATACAAAGGCATCACCTCATCTTCAAAGAAGAATTGTTCTAGATTCTCTTCTTTCAATATAGCCATGAAGTGGTGATACACTCTGAGTGTTAAATCGGTATCTGCTGATGCGTATTCTGATAATAATTCAAGATCTGCTTTCCAGATCTCGTAGTTCTCTCTTGTAATTGTGCCACCATTATTTTTGATAGACTCTTTCATTTTGATTTGCTCTTCATTTGCAGCCATTTCAACATCTAGACCAATATGTTTTTGAATCATTTTGGCAATGTCTTTAAGACCGAATGCAGAACCTCCCATAAAGCCGGCGCCTTCCTCTTTTACTGTATGAACGAGTAACATTGTATCTACATGGAGTGAAGGAAGTAAATCTATATCATAGAAACATTTGACAAATCTAACGTCAAAGGATGCGTTGTGCATCACAAGCTTTTTTCCAATAAGTAGTAAGATTGTTTTCTTAGCAAGATCATGAGCAAGCTGCCCTTCGATATGAGCGTCTTGAAGTAGCTCATCTTTGAATATCATTGTAGGCATGTAATAGCCTTTGCCAACTTCTCCAGATACGGAGAAGCCAATGATTTTACCCTTTCTAGGATTAAGACTATTAGTCTCTGTATCGAATGCGATTATCTCATTGTCTTTGATATGCTGGACCATGTCTTTCAGCTTATCAATAGTGTCTACTGTAACATAACTTTTATTCATACTACTAATTTACAATAAGAAAATGAAAGGAAAAAATAAAATTCTACAGTAATTCGTCTTTGAGCATTAATTTCTTAGCTTCTTCGTAGTCTACTTGATACTCTTTTCTTCTAGACCTTACTTCTTTTATAATACCTAGCTCAGAACACAATACTATAAAGTTTCTTACTTCGGACTGAGTGCATCCTAACTTTTGATTTTTTACTACAGAAATTAATTTACTAGCAGATATGGTTTGATCTCCCTTTAATTTTTTCCCTGCTTGAAAATATAGTTTTAGGAATTTTAAGTTTAGTTCTAGTTGCTTGTATTTAGGAGTTGATAACAGTTGTTTAGTTTCATTATAAGAGCCTAATAAATAGAATGAATTAAAGCCTACGCCTAAAATGATAATGAACTCTAGAAAGAAAGTCATGAATACAAATGCAGTGCCGTTCTCTTCATTCTTATCTATAACTAATTTAGATTTATCTTCTGTTTTAACTTCTATCTTACTTAACTTTTGATCTTTAGTAATTTGTAAGGCAGCTACAATAGAATCTCTATATTTTCTATCTTGTCTGGTTTTTGCAGGCTGTATTCTATAATACTGTATTTCTTGATCGTAGTATCTAGCTATCGAGTCTGCTTTTATTGATACACTCTGATCTATTGTTTGTTGAATTTGTTCTGTTGAATCAACTAGTCTATGAGCACCGTTCAAAGAAAGATAAAATGATCCCGCTACAAGACCTATAGATGCTATTAAACCGAAAAGTAATCCATAGGTGAACTTTCTAATCTGTAGAGCAGAGATAGTAAATTGCTGTACTACAAATCTTTTAGTTAGTTCATACCCTGTAAGGAATAACCCTATAAAGATTGCTAAGAAAATATCTTGATATGGAAATAAATCAGGGAGTGTATCTGTAATAGATTTAATAAAGAAGTATCCAAAGTAAATCAAAAAGATATTACCTAGAAAAGAGAAATAGTATAAGACTCTATCTAGCGTAAAAAAGTTTTTCTCTAACTTAAGGACTTCAAATTTAACTTTAAGCTTTTCAAATTGTTCTATTTTCATAACTATTTTTTATTTTTATCATAGGGAACCATCTTATTTAGTTTTGTTCGCCTTCTATCGCAACCGCAATCTTCTTTACCTAATAATTTAGCTATTTTATCTGCTAGAATATCTAAGCCTGTAAAATGTGTAAATTTTGCTATGGTATCACCTAAACCCTCAGATTTTTTTATCTTCTTTTGCATCTATCTTTTTTTCCATTTTTTCTAATATAGTGCCAGATGAAACAGCAATTATGCTTACTTGAGTCCACATGCTAGATATCTCTTTTTTAAGTTTAGATATAGATATCCATTGAAAAACCTGAATTAGCATAAGAATTAAAACTACGCCTAGATACACATATTCAGGATTAATTGTTATTGTCATAATATTATTTTATTAAATATAAACTATTCTTCTGATTCTTTTTCATTTATTTTTGTAGTACCTTTTATATACTTTGGATAAAAAGGACAATGGCGACATTTATTTCCACAGCAAAATCCTCTATCTAAATGAAATTGTTGAGTAAATATTACTTTGCCTTTCTCTAGATAGTAATGAATACCATCTATTAACTCTTTTTTCAACTTGATAAAATTTGATTAAAAAATAAGTTAGTAGTTTAAAACTTGCTTTACTAAAGAAACATAGTTATCTACTACAGTTTTAATATCACTATCTGGAATTGCTAATGACGATGTTCTACTTAATAAAGTAACCATAGCTAGTATTTCACTAGAGGATCCTGTAGCATATAAAGCAGCTCCTTGCAATTGAGTTCCGACTAGAGAGCTAGATACTACTGTACCGAATACAGATCCCCAATTAGGATGTCCTAGTAAAACATACACATCACATATTGATGGGTCTGCTGATTGTCCATGTGTCTGGCGGTAGGTTGCGTAAGTTGTAAACCCATTAACTACTGAGCCAGAATATATGCTTCCTGATATTAGAAATCCAAGGCCGTCAGCTCCAATATTCCCTGCTTTTTGAAATCCTATCGGTCCTGATCCACTTCTAGCCCCTATTAATGTTAATGGGTGAAATCTTCCATTTTGGTTTCCGCTTGGGAACGAACCAGTTGATTGACTGTATCCTAAAGACGCATAATAAAAATTTGTATCAGTTAAAGTAGCAGATTGAGAACTATAGTTTAATGCAGGGCTTGGTATAGGTATAGTACTACCATTTGTATAGTTTGTGTTATTACGTAACCATGGCGCTGTATAATTGCCATTATCAAACATGTCATTACCTCCATCACTTATTTGGTAAGCATTTCCGTCTAAGAAATATGTAAAGAAATTTGGGTTTCTTAAGCTACCACTATTAGCTCTTAAATAAGGTATGATAGTATCTATTTGAGTATAAACAGATCCTGTAACAGAAGGAAGACTCGACGTTATACTTGCATACAAAGCAAAACTTCCTCCTATGCCTAGATTTTGAAGTGATATCTGTCCTTGGTTATTATTATTTATAAAGCTTATAGGCATGTAAGAATAAATATTAAAAAAGCCCTCCGAAGAGGGCTCTTATTCTTTTTTTATATTAATTATACTAATCTTATCTGTATGGCATTTCCATTTCTATATAGACCTCCTAATGGAACTCCGCCGGATGCTGCTGCTGCATCGTCCAAAAAGTTTAAACTAGATGATACGTTAGTTAAAATAGTATATCCTCCTGTATGTGTGAAAGATCCTGATGTGTTCAAAGAACCCGTTATATTAGCAGATCCAGTTATGCGTAGGTTTCCTGTTATTCTAGTATAATTATTTATATTTGTACCTAGATTTGTATTATCTCTAGATAAGAAACTGCCTGTTACTGTTAAAGCGTGGTAAGTTCCAAACTGGAAAGACCAATCTGTAGCAGCTTCAAGGTTACTCAAATTACGATTATTAGTAACAATCGTAGAATATCCTGCTTCGTATATATTTGTGCTTGAATTAAATTCAGATATACTAGAATTAAAGGCTATTTTTATTGCTGGAGAAGCTTTTGCAGGAGATTGAAAATTATTATACTCCAGTCCTATGCCAAGATCGCTTGTTACGTACTTGGTATTTTGAAATATTCCCGATCCAACTACTGCATAAGATACAGTCCAATCTGTTGAAATAACTGGTTGAATACTACCTGTAGTGAACCCCGGATTAAAAATACCTCTATATGTAGGAGTGCCCGCTAAATATCTACCTGATATATAATCGGCTCCATAAAGACTTGTATTTAAAGAATCTACAAAACCAATACTACCAGAAATATCAAGATTTCCAGATACTATAGAATTTCCTAACTGTAATCCGCCTGATACCGAAGACAGAGTACCTTGAACAATACCTGCTCCATTTATAAAATTTATAGTTCCATCAGAAACGTAGATATCTTTCCACGCATTAGTTGCAGAACCTAAATTAAATGAAGACGTAGAAGATACTCCACTTACCGCTGGTATAATAGATCCACTTATTAAAAGAGATCCTGATATAGATTGGGTAGACGACGCACTACCTGTGGTAATAAATGAAGACGTATTAATAGTGTTTCCACCGCCTAAAACATAGCTAGCTGTTATTGCAAAAGATGCGCTTATAGATGAACTTACTTGAGTTAGTGAATCTGCTAAATTTTTTGTAGTTATTTTTGATGTAGTTGATCCTGCTACAGTAGGAAATATGTCTGATGAAACTACTGAAGTTACTGCTGGTAATGCACTAATTTTTATGTCTGCCATTATTCTATTATTAATTTATTATCGTTCTCTGCAGTCAGAACATCATTAGATTCTGTATTAAGATACGTAGATATTACCGGAGTCGGAGGAGCACTTTCATTTGTTCCAGGAAGTATATTATTTACCTGTTGGTTTGCAAATGAAAAATTAGATGTTATACTAGGGGCATCTTCTCTTTTGCCTCTAATATAATACTGAGTTTGAGAACCGACTGGTTTTGCTAATCTGGTTTTCTTAAGTAGATCTATTAAAAAGTCTGTCACTACAAGATTTATAATAAATATCTAACTTAGACTATTTCACATGCCCCGCCAGCACAGGCTAATTCTCCTTTTTGGTCTGTATTGTCTACAAATTCAATAACTTTAGATAGATCTACTGAATGTAATGTACTTATCATTTCATTAAACTTCTCTTCGGTTATAGTCTCAAAAGGTGCTTGAACATAAGATCCGTTGTCGTGAGGAAGACAAGACAGGGCAGTATAGTTGTTTCTATTTGCCCAGGCCCATTCTCCTACCTCTGGCCACTCTTCTGGCTTTAAGCTAATGGTAACTGATACATTGTGGGTATTGCGGCCGGTTCTATGCCCAGGTTTAATCCATTCTTTGTGAAGCTTTTCTACTCTACGAAGTAGATCCATTGCAGATTCAGATCTAGTGATTGCCTCTTCTGGTGCCTTTTGTGGTACGGATACTACTGCTTGTGATTGTGGCTTGAAGTATTCATCTTCAACTAACTCTGGATGGTTTACTATTAGATGCGTATATAATGCTTCATTTTTACCTAGTCTCATTCTACGAACATAGAAGTTATCATGCCAGGCGTGAACACCGGATGATGTGCCTAAAACCATAGATGTAGTTCCAGAAGGTTTTACTGTTGTACAACGAGCAGCTTTATTAATGCCTAAAATTTTAGCGACTCTTTCATTTTCTTCTTTAACAATAGTCGCTGCTTCTTTCATGTTTAATTTAAGCACTGCTCCTGAAGCAATACCTGTCATACCGACTCCAATCAATGCATCTTTTTCAGTTGTTTTTTTCCATATATCACGAAGATAGTGGAAGTCTGTATAAGAGGCTTGTAAAGTTCCGATGAATGCAGCTGTTTTAACTCTATAATTTAAATCTTCTTGAGATTCAAGATTTGATACATTAACTTCACACAAGTTACAAAATTGAAATGGCTTAAGTGCAATTTCAGCGCATGGATTAGTTCCCCAATCTTTGTCATTGGTTAAGAAGAAGCCAGGTTCACCAGCATTAGATAATTCAATCTTTTTCCAAAGATCCATAAACTCTTCTTTTTGAATACGATCACGAAGTATTACGGCTGAATTATTAGCTCTGCCTCTTTGTGGATTTGCTTCCCACCAACTTCCAAACTTAGATGTAAGCATCTCGTCATCGTTGAAAGAAAATAGGCTAATCAAAGCTGCACGACGAATACCTCCAGACAATACCGCATCTGCAATATAGCAAATGATGTCATGGCATTCAATAGGAGTTAGTTTATCTCCGGTATCTTTACGGTCGAGTATCTTTTGTATTTGAAACAAACACTCTTTTAATGGCTCAGGCCCAGGGGCTTTACCTCCGGCTGTGATCAACATAGATCCTTTTGGTCTAACATCACGAAAATCAAATTTAGGTTTGGCTCCACCTACTAAGTAAGACTTCATCAACAGTTTTACTGCATCAGCCCAACCTTCAATAGAGTCTCCGACCAAGAAGCGCTTTTCTTTAATTGGCTTGATAACTTCAGGAAGTTTATCTACATGGTGTTTTTGTACAGAGTAGCCAACGCCGCAGCCTCCTAAAAGAAGAAACATTACTTCTGAAAATATACGCCAATCATCAACAGGAGCAAAAGAACAATTAAATATACGAGCATTATTAATTTCAATGGGCTTGCCTGCAAATTGCATGGAGCGCATAGACGGTAAAATCTTTTTATCATAGACTAATTTATAAGCTTCTTGAATTTCGTTAAACAGAAGAGGAAACTTGTTTTGATGCATCTCTTTATTTCTTGTAACAATTTCATCCCACGTTTCACGCCTTTTGGATTCCGGTAAATATTTGGCGTATTTATTGTACACCGTAATTTCCGATAGAATTTGCTGCGTGATGTCCATTTTCATTTTAATTTTAAAAAGTTAAAAAAATAGTTTAGCACTTAGACGGCACTCTGGCCTTCTAGCGTAGTTCAAAACCTATTATAGTAAGATCTGTGTTGTTGCCCCTAATTACTTAGATCCGGGAAGGATGTTATTAGTAGAGCTGTTTTGAGTTAAAACAGAATTTCCAGTCTTCTGGATCTTAGAGATCGTAGAAGTATTGATCTTATTGTACTGATTAGGAGCTTGAGTATTAAGCTGCGCAATTTTATCATTGTACTTAATAGGAGTTGGTGCTGTTCTAAAGTTGTCTCCTTTAAATGCTTTCTTAAATAGATCAATCAAAAAGTTCATATCGTCTGTTTTACTGTAATAAATATAGGCTTTTTAGTTAATTTAAAGACCTAATTCAAAAAATTTACTTGCCAGATAAGCTTTCTCGTCTTTATCCAATCCAGAATTAAAAGGTTTATTAGATCCAGTTGCAGGTGTGCCGGTATCAAATGTCAGTTCGTCATCATCTAGACTGTCTGGATTGATTTCTATACTACCATTGTTTGTACTTATCTTGGCTGCATATGTCATTCCGTCCATACCGTATCTATTTTTCATGATATGCATACGACCTGTTCCATTTACCTTGTCTTGTCTTTTTCTTGATAGAGACATAGCAAAGTCTGCAATCATCATCTTATTATAAGATCCGGCAGCCTTGTCTCCTTCAATTACATCATCCTTTGCACCTGCCCTATTTACCTGAGATACTGTCCAGACAGGAACTTTAAGTTCTCTTGCCATACCTTTAGTTGCAGTATAAACATCATCAATTGCGTCTTTAGGATCTATTGATTTAGTTTTACTTTTTAACAAGTCAACATAGTCGATAATAACTAAGTCAGGAGGATATCCTAGATCTCTACATTTCTGAATATGTGATTCTATAGTATGGATTGTTGTTTTTCCCATAGGGAATTCTTTAATGATCAACTTACCTTTAACTTTAGATATTGCCTCTTCAATTGCGCCTCTATGTTTTTGTACACTCTGTACGTCAATTCCTGTAAATAGTGCGTCATAACGTTTACCAATATAATACTCAGATAGTTCTAATGTGTAGTGACAAACAGTATATCCTCTTTGAACGGCCATGGCTCCTATATTAACTAGGATCCATGATTTACCGCCGCCAGGATTTCCGAATATAATACCAAGGTCTCCACAACCAAGGCCGCCCATGAGTAGCTCATTGATATGTGGCCATGCTGTAGGTATGGCAGATCTTTCTTCTTCACGATATCTTGTTTCAATATCCTTTTCATATTCGTGTCCAATAGATTTATCTTGACCTGCTTTTAAAGCCTGATCCATCATATACTTGATGTCATCATATTGGCCTTTCTCTAATAAAGATACTGAATTAAGGATTGCTTTCTTAATTTGTTGATTTTTACAGAAGCTACTAAACTCTTGCTCAACATAATCACGATCTTCGTTAGAGCTCTTTAATGCTTCTTTTAATTGCTCTACGACACTTACCTTCAATACTTCATTTTCGATCTTTCTTACCTCGACTTGTAAAGCATCAGTAGACTGCGTAGTATTGTACTTATAATAGTACCTTAATATCTCACCAACAATCCACTTGTGTGCAGGATTGTCAAACATTTCAGTATCAAGAATATCATTGATGTTTTGTAGAAACTCTTTGTGCTTTAACAAACTAGATAATACTTTAATCTGAAATGATATTCCGTATTGTTGTAACTGATTTAATGACGACATAACTATTTATATTTTTGTAACTGATTGAAATTATTAAATAACCACATGCTGACGTTAGAAATAGAATTTCCTAACTCATCCTCATGATATAAATCTAAGAATTCCTGTGAATTAAATGTCTTTTTTGGATCTAGTAGAACACTATTTATTTCTTCTATGGCTTCTTCAGGAATATTAGGATTCTTTAGATCCATCAACTTTTGATTTATTCTAAGTTGAAACTCATAGTTAGAAATAGATTGGAGTATCTTCTTATTTCCATCTTTACATTTTTCAAGAATATTATCTAGAGTAATTTCTGCCTCTGAACCTAGTTCAGGAAACTCTTTAATCATAGTCTTTTCACCAAGGCCTTTTACTCCAGGCACATTATCTCCAGAGTCTCCTAACAAGATTTTTTGCGTTAAAAAGTTTTTTGCTGTTACTTTATATTCATTCAATACTAAATCTCTGTCATAGAACTTCTTTTTAGTAGGAGAGTATACTGTTATTTTATCTGAAACTAATTGTAGATAATCTCTATCTGAAGACATGATAGTCATTTCACCATCTAATTGCCCTGCAATATATCCAATCACATCGTCTGCTTCTATTTTATCGATCGATATAAGATCTACAGGAAGAGTTTTTAGATAGAAGATTAATCTTACAAGTTGAGATGTAATTGCTTCAGACTCGTCTTGTTGTGATTCGAATGAATCCCAGTTAGTAACTCTACTAATTCCTCTATTTGCTTTATAATCTGGATAGATATATCTTTTATTAGTTGATGAACCTTGGCCATCAAACATAATAATCACTCTAGTCGGTCTAACAAGCTTAATAATGTATCCTAAGGATCTTAAAAAGCCTGTTAAACCTCCTACGTGAGATAAATCTTTGTTAACCCAGCCTATAGCAGTAAATGCTCTTAGAAATGTGTTCAGTCCGTCTATCAATAATACTCGACTATTAATAGACTCTTCGATTTTCTCTTCTTTGAGTGAATCGAATATTTTTTTATATTCTTCGTTCATTAATCTTCGGTATCAAATATATCTGGTGATAAGGCCGTTTCTTCTTCTACGATATCGAATGTATTAGATCCAAGAACTTTTGTCCATTGATCAGAATACTTCTTTTTGTAATCGTCTAACTCTTTCTTATCATCATTTATGAAACCGTGTACTGTCATAATAACTTTGTTGACAGCAGTAACTCCTGTTACGTGATTTTTATCACAACTAATTCTTGTTCTCTTAGCAAACTCAACTTCTTTACCATTTTTAGTTGCTTTGATTTTATTTGTACCAGCTCTAGCAATGTTACCAAATGTAACAACTAATGAAGAGTCAAAGTACATCGTGTTACCACCTTTATTATTTAAGGTTGGTTGACCCATAGGTGAATCAGGTTTTGCAACCCACACTTTATTTACAGCAACTAATGAATTAGTATAAGGCTGAGATGCTTTTCTTGACAGTACAACTCTTTGATTAATAAAATTACCAAACTGTTGAGACATTGCTCCTGCGTTCCACTCATTATTGTTAGTTGATTTTTCAATCGACATTCTACAAGGAATAGATCCTACAGAATCCCAGAAAAAACAAACATCATGAGGAAGAGTTCCTCTCTTTTGCTCATCTAGAATATCAGCGATAAAGCCTGCAACGTCTTCAATACAATCAAGTCTTTCACGATCGATATATAAGAAAAAGCCTTTATAATCTATAACTTCACCACTATTTGGATCTGCTACTTCTTCAAATTCAAAACCCATTTCTCGAGCGTGTTTCCAATCCCATTTCATTTCTGTAATAATAAACACAGGAAGAACTCCCATTTTTTGTGCGCTTACTGCAGCTTCAAGAAGTGCTGTAGTTTTACCTGTATCAGAGTGTCCTCTTAACAATGTAATATGGCCAATAGGAATACCTGGGATTTGAAGCGTATCTTGAAATGCTTGAGAAAGTGGTATCCACCTTTGCTCTTTAAAAACTACTCCAGAAGAAAGGTTTTTACCCTTCTTAAATTTTTCTAAATCTACTGTGCCTTTTATTGCGCTAGACACGGCGCTATTAAGTGATTTTGCCATACAAAACTATTAGGTTAAAAAACCCCAACCGAAGTTGGGGAATTTATGTTAGATATCAAATAAGCTGTCAATTTCTGAGTCTACACTTGCTTTTGTAGTATTCAGACTGTATCCTTGTTTAGGGGCAGATTGTTCCCAAGGAAGATCAGATTTTGTTTGCACTACATCTGCTTGTTCTTTAATGTCCTCTTCAGGATTTAGATGCTTGAGAAGTGCCTCTTTCATTTCATCGTAAGAATACCTCTTGAATTGAGTTAGAGGATCTGGCTGGGTTTCAAGCCATAATTTAACTTTTGTAGCATCTTCTGATAAAGGAGTAGCCTTTGTTCTAACTCTTACGGTAGATGTATTATACATCAAACCTGTGGTTTCTTTACCAGCAGTTTCGACTGTAATGTCACGACCAGTAATAGGATCAGTGTAATCTCCTACGTCCTCATCTTCAGCAATGCTTAACAAGTCCATGTAAACTTGCTTACCAAATTCCCAAAGGCGAACACCTTTGTCTTCTTCTCCACGAACAATGACTGGAGCGAAAACTCTCATCTTTGGTTCAAGCTTCTTAGCTAACTGCCAATTGTCTTTTTCACTTGACTTTCTCAAGCCTTGTGCAAATTCAACAATAGGATCTTTTTCGTTAAAATTAGTCAAGCCCATCATGGTTCTGTTGTTGATACCATAATGCATGTAGACTTCTTTAAACGGGTTTGATTTGTTAAACACAGAAGGTACAATACGTACTGAGTGTTTACCCACGGTTGGCCTCCAAATAGTTTGGCTTAGGTCTTTCTTCTGTCCTCCACGTGGATTTTGTAGAGCCGACAGTCTCGATTTTAAAACAGATATATCCATAATGTAACTAATTTGAATAAATGTAAGACAAACAAAAGATAGAGAAAAATCGTTCTCTAAAGTTACACGGCGACTATCTTATGGATAGTTGTGTTTAATCTTCTTAAGTCGTCTCCTTGAGTCAATAGAACACTATTCTTATAGTCGTTCCAATTGATAATGTAAGAAGTATCTAGGACTCCTCCATTTAGACTCTTGATCAAAGTATTGAGAGCATTGATTGTATACAGGGTATTTGACTCCTTTTTTCTGTGGAGTAGGATCGTATTTGGAAGGATCTTAGTAGGGCCTCCCTCAATCTCTATATTATATGTACAAAGGAACTCTTCAGAATCTTTAGACTCCAAAACAAATATCTTTTTATATAAAATTGTATACTCTCTATTTATTTCCCTAAGGGTATCATCTAATCTATCCTTAGGCGAGAACGTACAGAATAATTTATTCATAATCAACTCTGCTGTTATTTCTGTTATTTTTTCACTCAACATAACCATTTTTTACTATTTATAAATATTGTCATAATACTAGAAAGCATAATTAATGCCGTATTTGTGTTTTACTACCATATTATCGCCTTCTAGAATGTCTTTTATCTTTTTTAAAAGTGTTTTACCATCCTCTTGAGAAAAGTCAAATAAGAAGGAGTCGTAGGTAATTAGGATTAGCTTAGTCTTCTTCTTACTAAGAAGTTTATTAACCTCTATGATCTTGTATATATTTTCTTTGGTCTCTAGGTTCTGGATTATATAGTTAAACAACTTTAGCTTATTCATGCCTGGAAGCTTCTTCAAGATCCTACCGGTCGGAAGTATCAAGGCTTTGTGAGCATTATACTTCTTCCACTCTTGTTCTATGAACTGGTTTAGTGACTTAAAGAACTCTATATCCTCGTATTTCTTTTCTATCCCGCCGTAGAGCTGCTTAAAGGTAATGGCCTTTGATTCTTTATACTGCTCAGGTGTAAGCTCGTCTACGTGGAAGTACGCGCGTCCTAGATAGTTGTGCATTGACTCTTTTGGCGGATCAAAACCTATCAACCTAGATATTAGTCTTAGGTGGTAAGCATCGAAGTCAAATTCTACTAAGAAGTCATTTTTAGGGATGAAACACTTCCTAAAGTCTTGATCTTTAGGTATTGCTAAAAAGTTAACTCCATTAAAAGAGTTAGTAGGCCTTCCAGTCAAATTATAAAGATTGTAGTATGAATAAATAGTGTCTCCTAATAGAGAGTATTCTTTATTATGAAATTGGAATTTATCTCCAAAACATTTGAGATCTATCTTTATCCCGGCCTCTTCTACTTTCTTATATGCTTCTACTAACTTTTCTTGGAGTTCTATATCCATCTCAAGTTCAAAGTAGTCTTTGACTAGTTGATACAAGCACTCACATCTTTCATAGTGTTTTGAGATAGGTATTATCTCATTAACAGTAGGAAGCACATTATACTTGATATAAAAGTCTTTATGGACTGGTGTGTTACATTCGAAAGAACTATACTCGTTATTTTTATCTAGACAGATGAACTGTACATCAATAGAGTTAGGCAAATCTATAAAATAAGAATGAAGCTTTTTATCCAAGAGATAAATCTTATCGTGCTTTTGTAAGAAGGCTTCAATTAATTTAAGATCTAGACTAAATCCTTCAGAGTGGTTAACTACAAAGACATAACCCTTTTTAGAGTTATTATAGTAGATCAAACTTACTCTAGCTAACTTAGGATGGTAATAATCGTTAGAAGTGACTATTTGTATAAAAGCCTGGTCAGAGACTTCTAAACGATCTAATTGCTCTTTATCTTCAATAATGAAATACATAACCTTTTATTAGTATGTAATATAACAAATAAATTGTTATAAAATGAAGTTATTCTACATAGTAGGTCTTGCGAACTTTGAATATTCGCCATTAATAAAATCAACTATGCCTAAAAAAGTTTTATTAGCAGACTCTGTCAATCTTTTATTTGTGTCTATAATACCTGGAATGACATTATATTGTGACATTCTAGTACTATTCAAAGGGCCTGTTAACTTCCAAAGTATAGTAGTGGTTTGGTATATTGTTATATCATAGTCTGCAGTACCATTTATTATGGTATTATATTCGTCTTGGCTGATTTCTGTTATAAAACCTTTCTCATTTTCTTTTTTAGTGAAGTATCTTATTACATATCCTTTTTTATAATCTTGATCAGTTGGTTGAGGATAGTATGCGTTAGGTTTTCCAGAAACTCTATTAATTACATTTGTTTTATTTGTTAATTCTTTTTTACTAGCGTTAGAAAGATTTAGTGCGTCTAAGCCAGGTGCAGATTCAATTGCAGTAATTTTAGTTAGAAGATTACTAGGTCCAACTTCAGGACTAGGTCCAGAAAATGCACGGCCATCATAAGTTAAATAGTATTTTCCTACATAGGGTTTATCATTAAGCAAGAACTCTTGCCCAATACTATTTAGATTATTTATTATTTTAAATGATGGATAGTATCTTAACATAGTTCTAAGATAAATATAGTGTTGCTTCTTCTTTTCTTCTTGTTTCCAATGCTTTTATATAACCGCTTACTTTTCCTGTTTTAGGTCCTAGAGTTATGGCAGATGCGACAGCGGTAGATCCTGTATTTGATTTTATTGCAGTTACTACTGATTCAGTCAGGCTTCCTGCATTATATGTAAAGCTTACTAGCGATGCTTTTTGTTTATCATTTAAACTGTTCCAGTTTTGTTGTCCTATTTGAAAAATAACTCTTGGTGCAAAAGTTGTTTTTATTTGATATACTAAAGTTCTTTTAGCATCTTCTCTACTAAATACAGTGTCAGATCCTACATTTTTAATTGTTCCGTCTGCTAATACAATCTTGTCTGTACCATAACCAGCTCTTAATGTACCTTCATCTGGTCTTGGTCTCTCTAAAAATCCTTCTTTTTTAGATATGAAATCAAAAGCTATTTGTTCCCAAATCTCATTAATATTGAGATTGGCTATAGACGTTTGACCTGCAGGAGTTGATGGATTATTTTGATTTTCTGTAAATACACCAGCTCTATTATCTGTTTGAACTACACTTCCTGAAAACTCTGTTTTATCTTTCAAGAAAATCATATTAGCTCTTACATTAGTAGTCCACTGATTATTCTCTAATGTATGTCCTAATCCTACAACAACAAATCCAACTTTATTAATATGATCTTGTTGTAAGCCTTTCTCTCCTGGAACTACTCTTGCATTATAAGTATAAGGAAGCAGTTCATCAGGAATAGTAAAAGCTTGGCCCATTAAAAATCCAGAAATACCATCGGTACTAAAATTAACTGATACTGGTATCATAGCAGACGCTCTAGTAGGATACTCGTCATTTTTAATTTTAGTCATTTTATCTATAAAATAATTTGTTGCATGATCAACACTTGTTTCTGATGGATTTATCTTACTATAAAAATCAGAAATAGTTTGATTAAATTGAACAGCTGAATTTATAATAGAATCAAGATTAACATCTGCTTTACTTCCGGTATTTGTATTTTGAACTTCTAATCTATTAACAATGTATCTATCTTGATAACTTGTATTAATATATCCATAATTGTCTCCATTTTTAGATAGAGATGCTTTTGATCCAACGTCTGCATTAGCAGATATAGCTAGTGTATTTGATAATTTACTAGATATGTCTGATTTTATATCTAGAGTCTTAGCTATAGAATATTTACCAATTAAAGGAAGTTCTGTAGTATTAGATCTAGATAAAATAGTTCCTGTCGTTTTAACATCGTTAGGTCCAATTTGATCTTCTTCATCTTTAACAGGAATAAATTGATCATCTATAATTTGAAGAGTATTTCCTTTATCATTATAAGAAAGTCTAAATACATTTATTTTTCCAAGATATTTGTTAACATCAGTTAATATTTGCTCTATAAATTCTTTTAGATAAATACTATTAGTGCCATCTTTATAGCTAAAGTCTTTTATTATTTTTATTAAATAATCTACATTAAGTAAAATATTCATCATTTTACCTCTATAGATATTATTATCAGTTCCATCAAATTTTATCCGAGGAATTTGTCCAGTCAAAACATCTTGAGTTGCTGGATTAAATAAAGGTATGACTTCTTGACTTCCACTAGGAGGCTTTATATTATCTCCATTTAAAATACTAGGATCAAATAATTTTTTATAATCATTAAAACTTCCTTCAAAACGAATTAATGTAACCCAAGGATTGGTGCTAAGTTGTTTTGTATTACTTAAAAAATAATTATGAGCTGTGTTGAAATCTATGTATACTAAAGGAGTTTGAGTTTTGTCTGCCTCTTTAGAATCATATATAGTACAACAGTGATTTAATACCATCAGCAATAATCCTAGAGGGATATATACAGGGTGATTAGTAGACGTTCCTTTAATTATTTCCTGATTAATTTGATAAGGTACAACAAATGCTTTTAATAGAGAATCAAAATCACAAGCTTGTAGTGTATTAATATCTGCAGAATTACCCATTAAACTACTCGCAAATCCATACTTAGATTGTATTTTTAATCTTTGTAAACGATTTAATGCTTTTATATTATCATTATATCCAGTATTTTCAATTTGTTCTGGTACTATCAATTCATTTATAAAATCACTAAATATGCCATTAGAAAATATTTGATTTAAAAATATTTTTTCATTGGCATCTGTCATTTTTAAAGCAAAAACAGATTTTCCTATGTCTAAGTTTCCTGTTAAAGTTATAGCTCTATTAAGAGCATGGAGTTGTATAGCCCTTAAAGTGAGTTCTAGAGCTGATTGGGAATTTAAAGCTTCTGATATTTGTGTTTCAAGAGCTTTTTGTTGTATTGCTTGATCTTCTTTAGAAGTTGTTTGTGTTTGGTTTTGATCTACTATTCTTTTTTGAGTTGCTAAATAATCTGGTGAATTGTTTCCTTTAGCTATAGCAGATATCAGATCTGTGTCTGTTAATTTAATTTGTACGGTTACAGGAATTGATACTGTACCTTGTTGTGTAACAGTTATAGTTCTTTCTGTAGTAAAGTTTTCTACTAAAACAGTTCCAGGAACAACTACATCTATAGTAGTTGCTAAAGTTACAACAGGATAAAAATTTATGCCGTTTAAATTTGTAGAATTTGTATCTGAGGAAACTGTTGAAAACGGTTTTGATGTTACTGCAAATTCTGTAGTTTCATTTACATTTCTTGCTTCAAATGCTATTTCTGTAAATTCTATATTGTCAGATGATTTTAACTGTTTAATAGCTGTTTCATAAACAAGTTGTTGATTTATTATTTCTTTTTTATAATTAGGATTATTCCTACCAAATTCAGTTATTATAGAAGCATAATATGTTTTTTTATTTTGCCCTAAATAATTTATATTAACTTTTATTTGTTGTGTATTACTAGGATTAGTCCTATCAAAAAACATCTTAGTTTCTAAATCAAGAGAAGCTAAAGAACTTTGTATTTGTTGTTGAACATTACCTATTTGATTTTGCGTATTTTGATTAACTGGCGATGTTATAGCCGCTTGATTAGAATTTGCAGGTCTATAATACTCTGTTAATTTTTCAAATAAGTGTTTTGTATCTATAGTTATAGAAGATACTAATTGATTTATATTTTTAGTAGGTATAACGGCTCCTAAAGTAGGAAAAAATAAAGACTTTCCTCTATCGAATTTTATATCATATAAAAAATCATATTCATTAATATTAGTAGTTTTTGAACCAATATATGCAGCCTGATTTACTATGTTTTGTAATTCTGATTGGTTAGGATCTTTATCTTTTCCGTTAATTTGTTTATTAAGATCTCTTAATATAGAAACTCTTTTAGAATCTTCTAATTCTTGTTTTGCTAATTCTTCTTGTCTTTGTTTTTGTAAAAGAGCCGCTTGTTCTGCATTAGAAATTTCAATTAGCGTGTTACTTAAAATTCTAATCTCTTCTTGCACGATACCAGGTAAAGTTCCTACGTTATTAATCTTTAATGAGTCTGCTAAAACACCTAGCGCCATCAATCTTAATTGACAATCAAAGCCACCATCTTGAGTATATGTAAATGAAAAATTAGTAACTATGCCAAGCATTCCATCATAATTGCCTTCAGACTGTCTAGAGTTTTTAGCTACTTGTATGTATATCTCTTCTTTAGATAAATCTGCTTGAAATGGGTCTACGCTATATAATTCACTAGATTGTATTCTATTTGGATCTTCAGAACTATAAAATGCCGTATTTCCCCATTCTAAAAACATTGTGAAGCCTAATTTAAAATACAGCGCATCCATAATATCAAGCTGCGCTTTATCCCAACATTTAAAATTAATTGTAGCAGATCTAACAGAACCTAAGCGGCCTTGTGTTTCAATAGCTACATTTGTGATACCTGGCATTGGCTTATAGCCATATCTTTGTATTTCATCTTTTCCTAATGTGCCATAAGCACCGCCTGCACCAATACCAGATCTTAATTGATAAGAATTTTTGTCTAGGTATTTTGATGTTCCTCCAAAGAGTACAAACTGTTTTGCTAAATCAGATTTGCTAGTTATAGAATCTCCAACTATCCTGTTAAAATAATTTAAGTCAGATTGATTAACTAAATCTATAGAAGATACTAATCTTACCCATGCTGATTTATTTGTAAGGTATAAGATGTTACTATTATCTCTTGAATCTCTTGCCCCATTTATAGATCTAGTTTGAATTTGGCTTAATAGCCATTGAGGAAGCTTAGTTCCTATAATATTAGATATTTTGTTGTCTAGACCTGCCATAACTATCTTGTTGCGTTTACTAGTTTGTATTCATTGATTATTGCTGAAAGATCTACTGGGATTCTTAGTTGCATTCCTGGTTCTGTATATAGAGAATCTCCTGGTAATGAATTAGCTGACGCTATTACCCACCAAAAGCTTGTGTCACCATAAAAATCAAAAGCTAATAGATCTAATCTGTCTCCTAATACTGTTATAACATAATTATCCTCATTAGACAATGGAATATCAGGATAGATATTATTTAAATAGTATTGGCTACCTGTTGCTTGAAGCTTTGTGACTTGTATATTTTGATATCTATAGTTCATTTTATATTCTTATTCCAGGTGTTGTAGTTGTAAACGACTGTAAATCTTGCCTCTGCCTCTCTTCTAAAATTGCCTCTTCATTTGCCTGTTCTACAGCTCTTCTTTCAGATACACTATTTTCAGTTACGCTAAATGCAGTTCTATTTGCATCTACTCTCCTTATAAAGTCTTGAGGAATATTTGCTATTAAAGCTGTCGAGTTTGATTGCGCTATTTCTTCATTTGTAGTTATCTCAGTATCTGCAACTACAGGGTCTCTAAAAGTTGAAGTAGTTGATCTTATATCTCCTACTGAACTTCTCTTAGGTAGTATGTCAAATACAGGTTTAAATGAAATAGAAATGTCTATTACTTGAGGAAGTTGCGCAATATCTCCTGTTTGACTCTTTTCTAAATTAATTTCCCAAGGATAGTTATTATCGACTGTTATATTAACGCTTTCTAAAAATCCAGGAACTCTATAGAAATAGTCACCTATAGTTAATCTTACTATAGGAGCTCTCATAATTCCTTGATTAGGGCTATAATCAGGATATACTTGACTAACTAAATTATTAACCCTATTATACATAGGTTTTAATTCTTCTTTAGATCCTGCATAAACTCTGAACGAAAAAGATACACTTCTATCAAATCCTTGGTATACATAAAAATTCTCACCTCTACCCATATATTTGAAAGCATTCCATTGAGCAGAATTATTATCAGTTATTCCTGCTGTTAAAAAAGCTCTAAAGAATATGGCCGTTGAATAACTTGGATCATCATTTGAAATAGCTTCAAATACAAACTTAATTAAATCGTCTGTTTTACCATCGTTAATTTCCCATGGAGCTACATCATTTTTAAATACAAAAGGATATAGTTGATTAAGTTTATCTTTTTTATTAACAAAAAATCTATAATCTGTAGATTGCTCTTTATTCCATGCATTAGGAAAAATGACTGAGTTTGCTGATTGATTAATTTTTGCTCTAAAATCTTGGATATTTGTAGTAGCTACTCCGTCTGTAATATTATTTACATTTTGAGACAATAATAGATTATATGTCATTGCATTTCTAGAACTTAATCTAGTCGTGTCAACTGATCTTCTAATAGTTGTAGTTCCTATACCATAAACAGAACCAGGACCTCCTAGATATTGAAATATCAAGTTTCTATTTAATGATATTCCTAAAGTATTAACTAAGTTTATATCTGGGATATTTTCTGTGTTTACAATAGGACTTGTTCCTGTGGACATCTTAAGAGAATTCAGCAAGAGAAGCCTATTAGTAGCTTTCTCATTATCTACATTCTGCTTATTAACTATGTCGTAATATGTTTTTTGAAAAGGATTAAAAGGAACTAGACCATGCCTAATAGCGTGAGTCCCTGTTCCAGAAGCACCTACTTGAGCTAATGTATTTATTCCTCTATTATAAACTCTTGTATTTTCTAATAGGCCGGGTATAGAAAAACCTTGAGGAATTCCTGATAAGGTATTTCCTGTTTCTATTTTTGGGTTACTTAATTGAAGGCCAATTTGTTTTTGTATAAATGCTGTGCCTCTAGGCTTATCTTCAAAAAATTTCTTAATTCTAGTTCTATCTACTTTTCCTGATAGAGTAAAAGTTTGAGTTCCTATATCAAATGTAAGTTCACCTCCTCTAATAGGATAGTCAACATTTCCAGTAGAACCAGGTCTGAATATAGGATTAGTATTGCCAGTTAACGAGCCTATAGAGTTGCCCGTATTAGGCATAATAGTTTGGATATAAGGAAGACCTGATGAACCATAACCTAGTTGATCTCCTTGATATCTTAAACTCTTAAGGCTTGTTTTTAAATTTATTAATGGCATTTAGATTAATTTATTACTTCGTTTGTTTTTCAGCGAATCCACCCATGCTATAGTGACTTTCCGCGTCAGCACTTGACTGCACAATATTTGCTTTAACACTTATATTTAAAGATTGTGGACCTTTCATCATATTATTATCAGATGCTGCTGGGGCTGGTTGTGGCGTTCCATTAGATTTTACTGCAGAATTAACCGCATTATCTTTTACAGATACTGTTTCCATATTACCACCTAAGCCTCTTATTTTTTGAGGTGCTGATTTTGCAAAGGCCTCAAATTTACGTTCAAGATTTTCATCAATTGCACCAAAAGTTACAAAATCTAAAACATCAATTATTCCATTAGTAATAGTAAGAGCTATTTCAGCTATACTAGCAAATACATCTCTGATCTTTACAATAACTGAGCTAATATTTTCAGGTTTAGATATATACTCAATAAAACTTTCTATCTTATCTATAATACCACTGCTCTCTACAAAATCTGCTATTGACTGCTTTATTTTTTCTATAAATGCCGCTATTTTTTCTTGAGCAGATGCATTAATTAAGTTTTGATATGCTTCTTCGCCAATTGCCGCTGTTAATTCTTTTTGATTTTTATACCTTGCTAGACCTAGTTGTAATTGTTGTTTTGCGCTGTCTCCTTGTTTAGCACCTAAAGTAGAAAGTAGTTCTTGCTGTTTAAGCATCTCTCCCATTTGGTCTCTAGACATGCCAAATGCTGAGGCTAGGGATTCTGCTTGTATACGATTTAATTTCAAAAAGTCATTAGCAGATCCTACTTGGCTTGTTATTTCTTGTGCGGCTGTTGCTAAATCATTATTTAAGAAAGCTTCACGAGCTTTATTTAAATTAATTTCTTTTCCTGTTAATAATTGTGCTTCAAATTCTTTTGATATAGAAGACTCAAAATCTAAGAATGAATCTGCAATTGAATCTAATTGCTTTAATTCCATTCCCATCGCTTTAACAGTAACAAGCGATTTAGTTAACTGAGCAGGATATTTTGCAAATGATAAACCTAGATAGCCTCCTAAATTAGAAGCTTCTTTTAATATTTTTTGATATTGAAAACTAACACCTGTTGCTTGTTTTAATCCAACTACTTGAGCCAATACTGATTTAGTTACGATATCAGAGTTTTGCCCTGTTATAGTTGCCGTTTCTGCTATACTTTTTCTTGTTTCTAAATCAAGACCTGCTATATCTTTTAGCTTAATATTAGTTGCTAATTGTTCGTTAGTTAATCTATTTGTAACTCCTAAAGCATCAACTAATTCCATCTGAGATTCAACCATTTTCTGGCTGTTGATAAATAAATCTCCTGAGGATACACTCAAGCTTGCAAAGTCCATTTTAATTGCTCTAGCTTCACCTGTTGAAAGGTTCATAGCTCTAGCAAACTTCACTGTTTGATCTTGAATACCTAATATGTAATCAAACGCAGCTTTTAATCCATTAATTAAAGCCCCTCCCATTCCTAATAAAGCCACGGGATCTGTTAATGAAGAGAACGCAGATTTCATAATAGAACCTAAACCTGTAAAAGCAACCTGTAATCCTCCGGTTAGTTTAGAGAACGTCCTTCCTAAGAAGTTCATCTTCTCTTGTTCTTTAACTAAATTTCTAGCTCTAAATGCCATTGCTTCATATGCCTGTTCACCAACTCCTAATTTATCAGCAAAAATCTTTGCAAGATTTCCTGTGATTCCCATTTGCTTAGAAACCTTCTTTTCATTTTCTAGTATACTAACACCTGTTTTAGTTTCCTCTTTTGCAATGTCCGCAGATACCTTTGCGTATTCTAGATTTTGAAGTTCTATATTAGCCTCTCTTATAAGAGCATTTTCTTGTAATTTTTTATTTACTAAATTTATCTGAGATTGTGTGGTAGCTTTTGATAATAATTTATTTAATTTATCCTGCTCTTTTAATAAGTCTCTACTTTCTGCTGAAAGTCCTTCTTGTAAATCTAATACTTTTTGTTTACTTATATACTCTTTTTGAGTTAGTCTAGCTAATTCTTGTTGTACTTGTTTAACATTTATTGATCCTTTATTAAGAGATTCTATTTTAGCAGATATTCTAGTATATGCCTTTTGCATACTATCTAGATCTCTCAAAGAAGACTTAAGTAAATTATTATAATCTCCTTGATCATCTATAAGTTCTCTTAATGCTTGTTTTGCATCTAGAATACTTTTTTTAGATTCTTGAGGATTTCCTGATAATCCAGGTCCTGTATTTTGATTTTCGTTGGCCATTATTTAGTATTACCTACGAATAAATATTTACTTTTTCGTTTTTACTTTAGAAACGAAGGTCGATTCTTCTTTAGGCTTGGCAAAGTCAGGAATTTTAATTTTACTAGGATCTGTCTTCTCTGTTATTTTTTGACTATTTTGATTTCTAACCTCTTCTACTTTTTCAAGATACTGATTAATCTTTCTTAGATTAAATCTCCTAGTAGTAACTGGCATGTTCCATACCTCGGACCAACTAAAGCCACCTCCGCCGTGATAAGTAAGCTCAAAGCACTCTGTCATGAATGCCGACCTGTAGTCGGCGTTAGGGAAAAAAGAACTCTGCGGTCATAGGTAATACTGTATTTACCTCTGTGCCATCTTTCATAGAAAATGAAATATTCATATCGATATCCGGCGTTGTTCTTTCGATCTCTTTACGGAGTTCAATAGAATCTCTAGACAGTAGTGCCCCGGATTCAATAAAGTCTCTAATGGTTTTTGTAGAATATTCACCATTTATAGATGTTATCTGATGTTTAAGTCTTGTGGAAATTCCTCCGGCATCTTGATTTAAATTCTTTTTTACGCCTTTTATTTCCTCGTCTATCTTTTTATCATCTGATACACTTAATACTTTGAATGTAACTACATTCTTAGTATATGGGAATGTAAACTCAAACTCGTTTTTATTGTTGAACTTAGACCAGTCTAATTCTTTATATTTTAAAGTTTGAAGATCGATATCTACCCGCTCTTTTTCTCCTGTTGTTGGATTAGGATATTCGAAAGAATAGTCTTTACCATAAGCTAGAATCCTAGCCGCGATCAGTAAGCCATTCCTGTCACCTAAGGTTAGGTCTTCGTAATTGATTGGTGATTTTATTAGGCTCTTCAACATCTTCTCGATGGCGATACCCTGGCGCAGCAGGTTAACGTTTGTGAGGATGTCTTCCTCTCTGGCTGTCATATACTTCATTTCAACTTGTCCTGAAGATAATGCGTTTTCTTTTGGGTAGATAAGGCCTTTACTTGGCAGGTCTATTAACTCTGTTGGTACTGTAAACTTTTGTTCTGACATAAACTATTGTATTTTATATATAAATATAAGAATAAGTAATTTTATAAAATAATTAAAAACTAGAGTAATAGAAAAAGGCCCCAAGAATGAGGCCCTTTTTAACTCCTATATTTACTTCTAAATATTGTATAAATTGATAATTAAGTACTCAATACTACTAGTAGTTGAGCACGCAATAATCCATTCCGATTGACAAAGTCAATTCAGTAGGATCAGATGTAGACCAGTCATATGTTCCGAAAGTTGCTTCTTTAATGAAAGCGCCTTTGATAATCCACTCACTTACGATGTCACCTACAGGGCCTAAGATAGATAGGTTAAGATCTTTCTTATAAAAATCAGAGTATCCATCACGACCTGTTACAGACTCATGGTGAAGACGAACCCACTCAATCACAGCTTGTTGGCCAGAAGGAGATACTGGGTTGTAAAGGCTTAAGCTCATGTCTCTCCATTCTGCTTTACCTTTGATCTTACGATAAACGTTGATGTGATCTAATTTGATTTCATTTAAAGTAACGCCAGGAGCGTCTGCTTTTTTAATCATATAAGATGGAATACCATCAATGTACATCACGAAGCGGTTTGATACTGTAGGTTCAAACGCCGTAAACATTATCTCATTCGGATCTAATACTGGCATTGTATTTCTAGTTTAATTTCTTACTTATAAATATTCGATAACGAATTTATTATTTACCCATTGCAGTTTCAATAGAATCCGATGCTTTAGCAAATACCGCTTTCTTCTCTTCTGGAGATTTAGCTTTTTTCAAATCTTTAACTAGTGCAGTAACTAAAGTACCGCCTACTCCAAGAAGTGTAGCAAGGCCTGCGATAAAATTAGGATCCATAAAAGAGCCAATTTCGGCTTCTTCCATTTTGTTTGCTTCATCTTTACCTTGCATTTCTTGAATTTTCTTTTCAAGCTTATCTTTAGCTGCTTTTAATTCGTCTAATGTACGAGTTTTCATTTCCATTTTATTATCTGTTTCTTCTATATTGTTTATTTCTTCTACTTTTTTAATCCCGT